CATAGCGCCTCTTCGTGACTATCATAGCGTTTGCGTCCACTTGATGCGGCATTAGCATAGTGTGGCATAGCTAGTATCGCTTTAAATGATGTGTGTAATTGTGTAGTCATAGCAGTAATTATAGCAGGTTTTGAGCTAATGTCAACCTCACTATATACCAATAGCCGCGAAGCGGTAGCGCGAAAAAAATTTTGAGCATCGGAAGTCTATAGCTCAGTCCCAGTTCATTCCATTCACTGGTTAGCCATTCGTTTGCCAAGACACACGTCTCGCCAAACTCTGGGTATTGATATTAACTTATAGTGTTAAGGACCAAATGACACCAATGACTATGCCCAAGCCAAATGCCAAGATACAAAGCCCGATGACAACAGCTGAATACACAACCGTATCCTCTACTATGAATTCAACCTGTTCACGAGTAATCACAGTATCAAGTCCTTTTTATATACATGTACCATTAATGGATCTATGAGTAAAGCCAATGACAGTCTATCCTCACGTATATAGAACTCAGCATATGGCTCAACACTTACAGCTGATACATACTCAGCACATAACCATAGTTGCTCTTGTACTGAATACTCAGCTGATGTACGATAACAATATAAACGCATATGACATAGACCCCGCTGCAAGGAAGAAGCTTGCGCTTCCTCTCCGTGTATACAGTATATAGCTTATGACTACTGCTTGTATCCACAATGGAAGCTAGAGTTTATATAGTGCTATGACAGTGTACACAGTTCAAAGCATCGTCGCTTGCGCGAGCTCTGCGGGCGGAACCTATATATGTATAACAGCTATAGTAGCATGTACACTGACAGTACTCAAATGGTTCGAGCTAATAAGATTGTTATTGGGCACCATAGCGCAGGGTGTAGAGGCGGTTATAGTAAAGACCCCGCTGCACGCACCAGCATATACTAGGGTAGAACTACAGTAACACAGGAGACCCCGCTGCACATGTGCGTAGGGAGGGCGGATTTGGGGCATTAGAGTAACCATTTTAACTATGCCAGTCTCGACCTCACGGTTCTGAAAAATTTTCTACCATGCCTAGCCCCACCATGGCCCGATTATGAGTCATTATCCAGAATCCATCACACTTTATCACACAATTCAACACTTTTAGACACTTTTGTCAACTCTGCCCCTCTGTATATGACTCTATGCGCAAGGTGGGGTGATCTAGTTCACACATTCTTGCATGCATATAGTACGGACCTAATCCTATTAACCTATATAAGGAGCCCGAACCGTTAAATACTGTATGACCTTTACTACTATAGCTAATGTATATGTACGTGACAGACAGTATAATGTTCATGTCAGCATTAATGATCTTACTCGTGCTATACATATATTCAAGTATGATGAACGCCATACTATATGTGAATATGAACTGTTCAATAATCATTTTGATGCCGCGGATTATTTAGAATTATTGCTGAAAGGTAAGTAGAGGGTTCGAACCAAAGTAAATGCTAGAATTCGGGGCCGAGACCTTCAGCCCAAATCCGTTTTGTCAACCGGATTTCTATAACCCTTTTGTCAACCAGGTCGTTGTTTTCGCGCCACAGTTAGTTGGCGCTTACTAACATAGAACCCGACGCCCACCCTCGCCGTCCATCCCCTTAAGCAGTTCGAACACTCTTTGTCTTTCTATGCTGCAATTATAACGCATTTTGGGCATTCTGTCAAATCCTCTAGAGAGACCCTGCCGATCGTGTGGGTATTATTTTGGTTGACTGCCCCTGCTCAAAGTGCTATAATTATGACATGGAAAAGAAAAAGCGAACTGCACGTTCAGACTCAAACTATATCATATATGCCGCTACCCATAATGGGCAGAGCTATATTGGACTGACCCGCAAAGGTACAGTCAGCATAGCCAAAGCCGTTAAGGAACGCTGGCGCAAGCATATATCACGTGCAAAGCACGAGGATAGGGCTTGGGTCTTGTATCAGTATATCAAAGGCGGAGCATGGACTGACTGGGAGCATACAGTCATAGACGTGATTAGAGGGCGAGCTGAAGCTTATGCATACGAGCGTGAGCTGGTCAAGCAGATGCAGCCCGAACTGAACGATCAATACATCGGTTGACGCTTTCCCCAAAAGGCGTTATAATAAACACTTAAACACACACAGGAGCGAACTGTATGACTTTTAAACTTCTTAGCACCGCTAATCCCAAAATCCAAAAGGGTACCAAGCTGGGCTACTTGTCCTTCATCCTACACTTGGCACCAGCTGACTTGAGCGGGCGCAATACCTGCCCTAAGGCAACGGCTGGTTGTAAGGCAGCTTGCCTCAACACTGCAGGACGCGGTGGTATGTTCAAAAAGGGCGAGAACACTAACATGATCCAAAAGGCTCGCATTCGTAAGACTCAGTACTTCTACGAAGCCCGTGACTACTTTATGGCTGACTTATATGCTGACATCCAAAAGGGCATCAAGCTGGCTACCAAGTTGGGCCTTACTCCAGTGTTTCGTTTGAACGGCACTAGTGACTTGAGCTGGGAGAAGTACACCATCAACGACAAGAACTTGTTTGAATTGTTCCCTACAGTACAGTTCTATGATTATACAAAGGTTCTGGGTCGTAAGGTATCACAGTACAAGAACTATTTCCTAATCTTCAGCAAGGCTGATGGCAATGACAGCGATGTTGCAGAAGCTATCCTACAAGGTATGAATGTAGCCGCTGTCTTTGATGCGGTGCCTGAAGAGCATATGGGCCGTCCTGTTATTAATGCTGACGAGCACGATTTGCGCTTCTTAGATGCTAAGGGCGTGATTGCTGGACTTAAGGCCAAAGGCCGTGCTAAGAAGGACTACAGTGGATTCGTAATCCGTTTGACAGAAGTGGCTTAAGGCTTTATAATACTAACATCAACACACAATAAGGAGCGAAACTTATGTATACGGTAATTGTTTTCAAAGCAGACAAGCGCAAGAAGACAGGTGAGCGCGAAGTACTGTACAAGGACTATGACACTGACAATAAGTCAATGCTGGAGCATACAGTCAAGAACACCTGGCGAAGCTCACAGGGCTTCCGTTATGAGATACACCAGACTATGGTAGAGCGTACTAACATGATGGGTGGCGGCAAGTATCAGGAACGCTTTGATACTCCTAACTATTGCTCACCCTCTTCTGAATCTTATTGGAGTATGTAATGGCACAAGTAGACGGACAGACAGTTAAAATTGGTGACTGGGTTTGCTTTAAAGCTGACATAGAGCAGTCAGGCAAGATCGTGGACATTAAGAAGAGCTACATGGGCCACAGTCTTGTGCTAGAGAACGAGAATGGGTTCCATGGTGACTACATTGGTGGGCAAACAATAACCACAGAGCTAGCCAGTGATTGTTGGATTGAAGGTTGACGCTCTGCTCAAAAGGCAGTATAATAAACACTTAAACACACACAGGAGCAGACATGTTAACCATACAAGACGTCAACAAGGCAATCATGCTACAGACTTGGACCAACACAGAGCTCAGCTCTATGATTGATGCTGTCAAGTGGAACAGAGAGCAACTGAGCAAGCGCATCAAACGTTCGATCGGTGTAGGCGACAATGTGGAGTTCACTAGCTCTAAGACAGGGCGCTTGACCCGCGGCTTTGTCAAGAAGGTAGCCATTAAGTATGTCACAGTGGACACGGGCTCGGGCTTGTGGAGAGTTCCAGCTAACATGCTGACAGTGGTTGACAAAGAGCTGGCTTGAAGCTATAATTGAGTTAAGTTAGAAGATAAAGGCGATCCTCAAATGCAAGGACCCACGCGAAAGCAAAAAGGGTCGTAGCCAAAGGATACGAAGAGAGTTTGGAGACTCTGCCTCCCAAATTGAGGTTACCTAGACCACTAGGCGACTGGGATGATGACAGTACCGACGGGCGCTGGTCAAGTCCAGGAGCATGAAGCAGGGGCAACCCGGAGTTGCGGTGGACAATCTAGGAGTAATGACCGTGCAGGCCTACGTGAGACGTTTGCGTAGGTAGAGACAGATGCACAATGGTTCCTCTCTACTATAAGGCATTCAGGTAGACCCTGATGTAAGTCCAATCCTATAGAGACTTTTATTATAGCACGTTTTTGAGACCCTGTCAATACCCATGAGGCCGGCAGGGTCTTTTATTTTGAGTTGACGTTTTGGACGATGTGCGCTATAATACAAGCATACACACTAAAAAGGATCCAAAATGTTTACAAACTGTATTGCACGTGCTAAGTTAAACTACAACAAAAAATTAAAATGCTACAAACTGCTAGTTGCATTTGTTAACGAAGGCGACAGCATTACACAACGCAACAGCGCATTTGTTAGCGGAGATTTGTGTGCAGATACTATTACAGCAGATTTGCAACGTGTATTGCTTACAGCAGAAAAAACACTGCGCACAAGTAACATTGTATTTGTAGAATAAAAAAAGGAGCGTTAATGAAAGTAAAAGTAATAAACATAGAGGACGGTGGCTTTTACAAAGACGCTTATGTTAGCGGCAACTGCGTAAAGGTTACACTGCAACGCGGCAAGGCGATTGCTAGTTGCGAACAAATACTTATTTGGGACGAGGAGTACGCTGAGGACTGCTTTGACGAATGGATGGACTGCGCACTAGCAGGTGAAGAGGGTTATACTTACACAGAAGGAGCGAACTAAATGAGTAACATTAGCAAGGCAATTAAACTACAAGAGGCAATTGACAAACTACACGAAGCGGATGCGCTGATGCAGGAAGCATTAGGGGCAAGCGAAGAGTGCTTTGACTTACATTGTGCGATAGAAAGCGTTGCGGACGACATTGCGGAGTACGCAGAGCAACTAGTAGAGATGCAAATAACCGAGTAGGCTGTAGGGTTATACATAGCGCACTTGACATTTTGGACAGAGTGCGCTATAATAACAACATAGCAAATAAAGAAAGAGAGCGAAGATGACAAAAGCACTAAACAAACGCATTAGCGAAGCATTTGGCAAAATATACGACATGGGAGACAGCGGGCTGGACTACATGGACAAGCATTGCGCATTAGACGAAGCGTTAATGGAATATTTTTACAATGACACTGTAGAGACACTTAGCAAAGCAGACAAAACAAAAATGGCTGACATGCTAGAGGAAATTGCTAGCGATGCGGAATTTGACTTAGAAGCGTTTTGAGTGTATAATTAACACTTAGCAACAAAGGAAGTAGATGACAACACGTGAACAAATTTTGGACTTGCTAGCACAGGTGGAGACACTGCTAGAGGAGACAACATGTGACGGCAGGCAACTAGCAGAGATGCAATGCTTTGAGGAAGTGACTACAGCGTTTAGCACACTAGTGCAAACGATTGACTACTACGTGGATTAATGTTATAATTGTTTTTTTAGGAGCGTGTATGATTGCATTTAAAGACGTTGTGTGTAGCACAAACGGCAAGGGCTACTGGAGCGCAACTGCTAAGGCAGTTAACGTTACAGGGGCAACTGTTGCTTATGTTAATGACGAAGGCGACTTTGGAGAGTTGCGTGTGTACTTTAATAACTGGGACACAGACAAGCTGGGTCTGATTTACACAGACAAACAGTTTATGCGAGAGTTTAAGGCAGTACTTGCTACGAAGCTGGGCTTTACAGATAAACAGCTTAATAAACTTTGCTACAGCGAGCAGGGTATGCAGGGCGACAACTACGTGAGCATGGACATTTTGAGTGCAGACATTATTAATACACTTACAGAGATAGAGACGGTTAATGTTTAATAACATACTACAGTGGGCGGGCACTGTGTGCCTGCTTACAATGTACGTGCTAATGTCTTTCTTTCCACAGCTACACCCCTACAATATTGCGGCGGGTGTACTTGGGGGAGCATGTTACTTGGTGTGGACCCTGCGTGTGCGCAATAGACCACAGCTAATAGTTAACGCTGTAGCAATAACCATTGGGCTAGCAGGGTTATACAAAGCCTGGGGTTGACAGTTTGAGCTAACCCTGCTATAATACTTACATACAAACAAACATTGGAGCGAACCAAATGGACAAATACGAAATTGTGGAACTGTTTGAATCTAACTTTATGCGTAGCACAGAGGGCGAGACAGGTGTCCGCAACCTAGAGAATGTATGCGAGGTCCTGGGCTACGGCCAAGGCTTTATGCGTAACCGTGCCATTGAGGAGTTCCTTACAGACAACCCGGGTGCTGTAGAAGGCCTGTTCCAGTTTATCAGCGAGTGGGCATTGCGCAACACAGATTGGCAAGCAGGTATGGAGGATGCGCTTGATGAAGAGGGCCTGCTTGACGAGGTTGACGCCTAACCCAAAAGCTGTTATAATACTTACATACAAACAAACATTGGAGCGAAAACAATGCTAGTCAAAGAACTTATTGAATCCCTCAAGTACATGGATCAGGACGCAGAGGTCCACTTTGCTTACAACTATGGCGACCACTGGCGCACAGAGGTAGCTCCAAAGGTTAGTCAAGTCACCGAAGGCGTTGTGGAGTACAGTGACTACCACCGCATGGACAAGCTGGTTACAGACGAAGAGGACTGCTACGACGAAGAAACGGGCGACTACAAGACGGATGTCCGCAAAGTAGTCGTCATCGGTTGACGCTTTGTCCAAAAGACGTTATAATAAACACTTAAACACACACAGGAGCGAAACAAATGGGTACACGTTCAATGATTGCTATTCAAAACCCGTATAGCAAAGACGTCCGCGCAGTCTACTGCCACTGGGACGGCTACTTGGAGCACAACGGCTCTATCCTCAACAAACACTATTCAGCAAGCTCTAAAGTCAACAACCTCGTAGCACTAGGCGACTTGTCCAGCTTGCGTCCTGAGATTGGCATTCAACACGCATTTAGTTCGTTGGACGTGCCCAAAGCGGAGCAAGAGGCATACGATAAAGAGCACGGCAACTCCTGTACATTTTACACACGCGACAGAGGCGAGGACGCTCCGTTCAAAGTGTTCCCTACGCTTAAAAAGGCAGAGAGCTACTTTGAAGGCAGCTGGTGCGAGTACTTGTATGTCTTCAAATACAAAAAGTCCGACGACTACCAAAGCGGCGAGTGGCACTTTAAAAAGATGGGTGAGCGTTGGAAGAAGCTTGCCCCAGCACTTGCTAAACTCAAAGCAGAGGACTGCGCATGACAGGGTTCCAATCAAAGAGGGCTTCGGCCCTTGATAAACTTACGGAGTACGGTATGAAGAAAGTGTACGTTGAGACTGTATTGATGCAAGAGCTTGAAGTTCCAGAGAACTGGGGGCGTGAAGATGTGTTTGACTTCCTTGCTGAGAACCAATCGTTCCGTACAGCGTTCCAAGGTGTAAGCAATGAGGACCAAACAGCCCGCATCCTCGATGTAGGCGTAATGATTGAAAAAGTAACCCAAATGGGAGAGGAGTGTTTTGATGAGTAAGATGAAAGACTTGACGTACGATATTGAAGCTATGTTCATTGAGGGCGAGACTCCCAGTGAGATTGCTCTACAGCTGGATATCCCACTTAGCTTGGTTAAGAGCACACTAGAGTCATTTGGTGTGGACACTAGGGATATCGCAGAGGACTTTGGCGACTATCAGGGCGCTTGACACTTTGAGCTTTTGGTTGTATAATACACTTATACAGACAGGAGCACACAGTGAAGATTACAATCAAAGTATCCAAAAAGCACAGAGAACACTTTGTTCTCTTTGCCCAAAACACTCCCTTCAAGCAGAAGGTAGTGGCCAGCAAGGTCAAATTTAAACGCAACCCTAAGCACAAAGGACGCGAACAATGAAACTAGACGGACTTACAGAGCACCAAGTAGAGCTCCTGGACACCATGTGGTCCATCGACGAGTTCACAGATTTAGAGGCTTGGATGGAGACTCTAAGCAAAGAAGATAAGGCTGAAGCAGAACTCCTACAGCGCCTAGTGATCCTTGAAGAGTTTGAAGCCATGCTGGCCACTAGCAAATACCCTGAAGCCAACATGGTTATTGATAAGTTTCGGTTGACGAAGTAGACGTTGTTTGCTATAATATACACTTACACAAACAAATAAGGAGCGAAACTTATGAACATTAGCACACTAGAGCAGTATGTGGAGCAGAAGAACAAATGGCGTTCTATCTTCAACCAAAAGCCACTGAGCTTGTTGAATGGTAAGGATCGCCAGAGCATTGCTAACAGCATTGACAGCGAACTGAGTCCAGAGAACCTTACATGTGACGGCGAGTTGCGTGGCTCACAGGTTCAGCAGAAGTTCCGTTACCTTACTCGTTGTGCTGAAGAACTTCTCAGCATTGATCCTTCAGTAACTTTTTACGAAATGGGAGTCTAAGATGCCTAATTGGTGTAACAACTATCTCGAACTAGAACACGAAGATCCTGCTATGATTGAGCGGGCCCGCAAAGCGTTCAACGAAGGTAAGCTCTTGGAAGAGTTCTGCCCAGTGCCAGCAAGCCTACACATCGTAGCAGGCTCTGTAGGTGATCCAGACGAACAGAAGAAGTTGGAAGAAGACACAGCCCGTAACCTAGAGGTCCATGGATATGGCAACTGGTATGACTACTGCGTCAACGAGTGGGGCACCAAGTGGGATGTGGGCGGGGATGGTATGACTGCTGGTGAAGACAGCCCTAACGCAACTTCTATGGGATTCGACAGTGCTTGGGCACCACCCATTGCCGCAATGGAGAAGTTCCAGGACTTGGGCTTTAAGGTCAAGCTCATCTATTGGGAATCGGGCATGTGCTTTGCTGGCTTGTTTGATGAGAACGGTGATGACTACTTGGACTACAGTGATATGAGTGCCGATGACGTAGAAGCCAATATCAATTCCGAAGTGGACGAGTGTATGTGCATCGTAGAGAACCTGCGTGAGTGGGAAGAAGATAACAAAGAAGAGGAAGAAGAAAATGAAACCAAGTAAAGAAGCAATGGATCAATTGGACGCTATTTTGGCAAAATGGGCTAAAGATTCAAAAGAAAATGGTTGACAAGCAACCCAAAAGGTAATATAATTAGAACATGGACAAGAAGTTCATATTTTTTAACACACACAGAAGAGGTAATTCAAATGGCTACAGATAAATTGTTTAACATCGTTGGCGTATCTAAACTCAATGGCGAGTATAAAGTTCGCTTCGCAACTGATATCATGCGTATCAAGGTCCTGGCTAAGTCAGGTCATGAAGACATCCGCTTGGCAGAGCTTGATAAGCCTGTAACTAAGTTGGAAGCCGCAAAGCAGATTGCTTTGATGGACGAGTTCCAAGATGCGGCAGCTCAGTCTACCATTGCTGAGTATATCGAAGACAAGAGCCCTAAGGCTCCAAAAGCCAAGGCAGCTCCTGCTCCTAAGGCTAAAGCAACTAAGGCTCCTGCCAAGAAGGCAACTGCTAAGGTTGTTGAGAACGAAGACGCTCCGTTCTAATCAATGCGGTACGGGTGCTCTCTAAGTCGTGACTATGAACCCTACAGAGTCGTTGTACGCGACTTCGAGAGTTCACCCGCAGGCCGCGTTCTATGTATTATTGCTCGTGACAACCAACACGAAGCTGAACAGATAGCACAATCTATCTGCGACTTACTAAACAAACAACTACCACAAACAACATGAACTGGGAACTATACGAGGTCTGGGCTGTCGACACTGACGGCAACGAGGATCTTATCGATACCACAAAGAGTCTTAAAGAAGCCAAGGAAATGGCTACATGGAACTTGGGTGAGGATTGCGTCGAGTGCGTGATCTATGCCGAAGATCCAGAAGGCGAATTGGTTGAATTAGAACGCATTAAATAAGATTACCGGGCCTCTAGCTCATGCTTGGTTAGAGCAGTGGACTCATAATCCATTGGTGCGGAGTTCGACTCTCCGGGGGCCCACCATATTCTGGCGTTCGTTCAACGGATAGGACAAGGCTCTTCTAAAGCCTTAATGGGGGTTCGATTCCCTCACGCCGGACCACTAGCGGTTGACGACTCTGCCCAAACCGTGTATAATTAACACATAAACACAGCAAGGAGCGAAACATGGAAGCATTCAAAAGTTGGGAAGAGATGAGCACACTAGAGCAGTATGCTTGCCAGTTCTGGGACATGTATAAGGATGCCTACAATGTTCGTCCCCGCGGTATTGATACCAGCTCCTGGACTGAAGCTGAGTTCGAAGCTGAGTTTGTTCAGTTGGCCAAGACCATTGAAGCCAACTACAAGGAACAGCTGGAGTCCGAAGCCAAGGCTGTAGAGCGTTTCGAAGCACAGGTCCAGAGCTTCATTGAGTCGGGTGCTAAGGATCGCGCAACTGCTATCCGTTGGTTCCATGAAGCTGAAGGTAGCAATGGTGATGACGAGTACCTTTGCTTCTTGCTAGGATTGCCCTACCGCTACTTTGTGGTTGACGCCCAGCCAGTTTGATAGTATAATAAACACTTAAACACAATAAGGAGCGAAACTTATGTATGATATTGTAACAAACCCAATCCCAAAGAGCAAACTGTTTGCCACTCCAGCTACAGAGCAGGACCTGTTCAATCGCATTGAACAGCTATCAGGTGCTGAGAAGGCACTGGCATTCCAAATCGCAATGATGACATTCAACTTGTGTAACCACTTGGTGGAAACAAAGATCCTGTCTAAAGAGGTGTTCGCACAATGAACGATATCCTTTACTTCTTTTATATGACTATGGAACTGTGGATCTTCCTGGCGATCCTCATGCTGGCCCTGTTCGTTGAAGAAGGCGTCATAGCATACGGCAAGCGCAAAACGGTTGACAATCCTGCGCTCCGATAGTATAATAACTACTTAAACAGCAAACAGGAGCGAACCCAATGCGTACACAAACAAACAAACTGCTAGAGATGATGGACGAAGGACTTATCTCAGCACAGGCCATTGCAGAGATGGCACTGTCTTACATGTCAGAAGATGACGTGGCAGACATGATGCGTAGCAACGACATCCTGGACGAAGAAGATGACGGCCAGCCCGACGAACAGCAAGAATGGGCGGACTTTGACGCAGACTGCTAGTTGACACACTGCCCAAAAGGCAGTATAATAACTACTTACACAAACACAATGGAGCGCAACATTATGATTACAGCAGAACAAGTACTAGAAGCCAAAGGCATTGCTTATACAGCGTCAGTGGACATGTACAACAAGATGGGCCGCAAGGACGCATTTGCATGTGGCTTTGCGTGGGTAGACGTCTACGTGGACCGTACTAACTCAGCCCAAGCCAAAGAGCTTATCAAAGCAGGCTTCAAAAAGGACTATAAGCCCAAGTGCTTGTCAATGTGGAATCCAGGCGACCTGCCAGTCCAAAACATCGACATCAAAGAAGCAGGTGCGGACGCTATGGCAGAGTACCTCAGGGCACTGGGACTCCAAGCGTACTCAGGTAGCAGATTGGATTAATGCTATATCAGAACACGTTGACAAACAGCGTGTTCGAGTATATAATTAATTCTTTAACAGCGTAACAAAGGAGCGAAGATGGCAAAAGTACATACAGCAATTAGCCTAGCAAAGGCATCGGCAGAATCCAAAAGTTTGGCTATGGAGCCAGTAGAGAAAGTGCTTACGGAAACAGACGAAGAGATTTTGAATCGCCTGCGCGAACGCTTTGAAATCCTCGACGACATGACACGTGCCGTTAAGAAGGGCGCAGTTCGCGCTATGATTGTCACAGGCCCTCCAGGTGTTGGCAAGAGCTTTGGTGTAGAGAAGGTCCTGAGCAAGCATGATACATTCGCAGACATTGCTAACGACAGCAAGCTGAAGAAGTACGAAGTAGTCAAGGGCGCAATGAGTGCCATTGGCTTGTACAGCAAGCTCTATGAGTACAGTGACAAGAAGTCTATCCTAGTGTTTGATGACTGCGACTCAGTACTGTTAGACGACTTGAGCTTGAACATTCTTAAGGCTGCTCTGGACACTAGTAAGAAGCGTATGATCCATTGGAACACTGACAGCAGACTCTTGCGTAGTGAAGGTGTCCCAAACAGCTTTGAATTCAAAGGCGGCGCTATCTTTATTACCAACATCAAGTTTGACCACGTGAAGAGCAAGAAGCTTCAGGATCACTTGGAAGCATTGGAAAGCCGTTGCCACTACTTGGACTTGACTATTGACACCCAGCGTGAGAAGGTACTGCGCATTAAGCAAGTGGTTACTGAGTGTGGCATGCTGGATGACTATGAGCTTACTGATGCGCACAAGCTAGAGGTAGTAGAGTTCGTAGACGCTAACAAGAACCGTATGCGTGAGCTGAGCTTGCGTACAGTACTTAAGGTAGCAGACTTACACGTTAGCTTCCCAGACAAGTGGAAGAGCGTAGCAGAGATGACTTGTATGCGCCACTAAGCGTATACAGCATAGCTAGCCAAGCAGCCTACAAGAGCTGTACGCTAGCGAGTAGTAGACACGCCAACGATTCGCTCCCGGTAACGTGTCAACGTAGTACAGATGACGCCAACAAGGCAACGTCTGGTAAGCACTAGGATAAATCCGATTCGCTCCCGGTTCCTAGTGCTTTTTTTTGGCCCCGGGGTCGGTAATTATATTATCGAAATGGTGAGGGGGTCCGACTATACATATTATTCTTTGTTGCTTTTTTACAACAGCGCATGCCTTTTTCCCACCCCATAGGTGCCAAATCACCCCACCAAAAGTTTAAGTACTATCTTTATTTTTTTCGCGAGCATCCTGCGCAAATAGCAAAGACCCAATCGGGCAAGCCTGCGGCCCGCTTGTTCGGGTGCTGCCAAGCACACGACTTCACTGTAGCTTATAGTAAAAACAACCCCACCCTCACTGTAAGTACTGGCTCAATTTTTTTTGCGCTAGAAAAATATTCCCCGCCCTGATGCCTTTCGCATAAGTATTAGCATGAACCAACAGGATAATCACACTGTACAAAAGGACGGTAAGTACTATCGTTACGACTCAGATTACGACTGTTTCTACCGTGTATACACACGTGATGAATATAATGAATTTCCCCATTGGGACAAGTACAGCTGGATCTACGTTGTTTTATTCTTGTCTGCCATTGCTTACTATGTTGAGTATGTGCGATGATGCGTCAATACTACATACTAACGCTTGATCCACGTGCAGGTGAAGTGTTTAACTTTATTCGTGACCATAAGCTAACAGTGGATGTACACTTGAATCGTACACGCTTTTGGATAGCTGAAGATACTAGTGTGCTTACAGAGTTCTTATTACGCTTTAGTGATTGCTGTCCGTATGTAGATACCTGTGCGGATTTGGCTACAGGACTACGCCCACTGTAGTAAGAATAGGGTTTTGTGTTTGGCTAGCTTGAACGCTACGCAGGCTTGCCAATAGTCATGACTCGTTCCATTGTGATACGCCCAGTGACTATAGTGACTGCCCACATAGCGGTTAAGCCATACTTCCATACACTCTGTAGCATTGACCCAATCCCATTGTCCATCGTTAATGACAACAGGCCAAGGGGCGGTAGCTATATGCTCAAAAGGATGTAAGTCTGGTAAGTACATGCTGGGCATACATTTATTTATAGTTGAGGCACGCAAGCTGTAACTTATAAATTGCGTTTTACCGCTTGCTACTTCGTAGCTATTTGGCTTATGCGGCTCCGCGCTTCGCGGAGTCTCGGGCTATATGAGCGGGTATTAATCCACATGCTCATATGGCTCTATAACACCAACCCAATCACACACATGTAATTTAAAATCACTGTTTAATTTCATTGCGTAACTGTCGGCACAACGTTTGGCGTAAGTAGGGTCGCCTAACATGGGATCACCTACTAGATCCATGCTTTGTTGTTTTTGCCCTGTTTGTTGGCTTGAAGCCAGGACTCTATATCTAGTTGCCATTATTGTTTCCTCTGCTTGGTAAATACACAATGCGTATATTTAATGTACTTATCAGTTTATTGCCCACTCCTTTGTTTATACTAGGATTTATTTGGGAAGTAACGCACACGTCTAACATGTGTGGCAACACCTGGAGTATGCCCGCCATGTGGGCTATTATGGCTGTGGCGCACTTGCCCAGCTGGTTTGTTTGGTGGGATCAACGAACGTTGGCCAAATATAGACGTCCAGTTAAACAACAGTGATATAATCCATCTGCTACCAGGGTCATCACCTGGTACATTTCCCATAGTCTATCAGGATATTGTTGGTAGTACTCTGCGGGGCTTTCACCAATGTCTACAGCTAGATAAACACCTCTAGGGCCACCAATCCAAGTGTCCCAACGTGTATCGTCATGTTGGCAACAGCAATAGTCAAGTCCTTGTATATTGGTATAGTCTGACTGTTGGGGCTCTACTGAGTCTAGCATACATCAACCAGGGTTAAGTTGCTACTGTTATGGTACCTACCATGGCAAGGTGAATTTGACAGATATAGTAGAACGTTCCAGTATTGGTCACACGCCATCTTACAGTGCCAACAGCTACTCCGTTATTTTCTGCAGTTGAAACTCCATTAACTGTACCTGTGACTGCTGAAGTTTTAACCCAGAATGGATGCGTTGGGGCATTTACCACAAAGTCCACAACATCGCCTGTTCTAAATGTCAGCGCAGGATCGTTACCACTTACTGCTCCGTTACGGTCGGTGCCGCTTAGAGCATAAGCTGTACTGCCAACGTTTGTTACATTAATTGTAAACAATTCGTCTAAAGACAATCCTACATCACTGTTGTAGAAGTATTCGCCAGTGCCGTCATTGGTAAATGCGCCGCCACTGTAGTTCCATTGTAAGAATTGTCCGCCGGCGCCGCCGCTGTTGCCCGTTATAAATCTAACAGGATAATAAGTGCCAGCTGTCAGCAAAAAGTTGCGGCTATATGTGTATGCCGCGCCGCGCAGTCCGGGCTGTGCTATGGCAGCATTGCTGGTAGAATAACCAGTAAGGGCTGTAGCACCAATCCACAAATAACCAGCATCATCTGACGCTATGCCAAATCCATACACACCTGTTGCTGTAGCTAGGAAATAACCTATATACTGATAGCTTGTTGAAAGAGCAGCCAGGGTGGTGTTTATGTTATTTGTTACTCCGGTGTTAGTTGAACCTGCAAGGGTAAAGAAGTTGACATTATCATTATAGTAACCAGATTGTGTGTACTGAACTAGACCAGCAGTTGGATAAATTGTTCCCCTAAACTGTATAAAATCTATTTGAAATTGATCCAAGCTACTGGAACCAAAATCAAATCTAACGTTGGTTATGGTGTTGTCAGTCCAGTCTGTTCCGCCCGCAGTTAATGTTCGCATGTCCAGAGTAATCAACTGATAGTTTATACCGTCCCAAGCGGGTTCAGGAATTTGTTTATAGAATGATGCGCTGGCTGTATGCCCAGCTGTTGAGTAATAGACTTTACCGTCCCATAATGATCCAGCAGTTCTAAAAATAAAAATTTGAATATAAGGATACTGTCTACCACTAAAACTAACGTTCTTTGATAGTATAGGATCAACGCCGGTTGACGTCAGTGATATGGTATTTGCGCCCTGGGTTATTGTTGCGTTAGTAGGAACCCATCCGTCAGCAGTACCGGTAAACTGAGACAGTATAGGAGCTGCTGCTGTGGTTACTCCTGTTGGTACTACAGCAAAATTGTTTCTATGCCAAAGAGCTGGACGCATTAGGCAAATCCTGTCACTAAGCTGGCGTAGTAAGTTGTACCTATATAACTGATAGTCAACATGTCAACAGCGTTGGCCGCTGTGCTTAAAGTTTTAAATCCGCCTGCAAACCTCATTGTACTAGTTAGTGTAAACGGTCCGCCAGTTGCTGGCTGTGTAATGATCAATGTCAAAGATTGTCCGCTTACTGGAGTGTTCAATGCGTTGAGTGTAATGCTACCTGACAGGGTAATAGTCTGTACGTTGCCGTTGGCCGCATTTGGCGTTATAGTACCTGTAGTTGTACCGCCGGAAAAAACTACATCACGAGCATCGTTGGCAGTCATTGTGGTAAAACGTCCGGTACCTGCCGTAGTTCCGCCAATAGCTGGAGGACTTGCTAGGTATGTAGAAAAGCCAGTTCCACTTACAGTTGAACTTGCTGATAGTGTGGTAAACGCACCTGTATTAGGAGTTGTAGCTCCAACTGTACCATTATGTGCTCCATTAAGACTTACTGTTAATATACCTGCACCACTCAAGGTCATGATGTTGGTTACGCCACCGTACCATTTGAATTGCTCAGTAGCACTTGGAACGCTAAACCAAGTTGTACTACCTTCAATACCAATGGCAAAGTCTGCAGCTGAAGCTGAGTTACCTGGGTATAAAATAATCTTAGTACCAGCACTAATACCGTTAACAGTGGGTGCTGCAACACCGTTAGTGTTAAAATCAATACGGTTGCTAGTAGAACCGTTTAAATAAAGTTGACCTGTAGCCGCTGTGGCGTTACCTGTACCTGTTGTTTGTAAAGTGGTAAATCGTCCGGTGTTAGCAGTAGTGCCTCCGATAGCACCGGGACTTACTAAACTTAATGTACCGCCTAATGTTATGTTACCTGTACCAGTTACTGTACCTGATAAACTAATACCGCTGACTGTGCCGGTACCACTAACAGACGTTACAGTACCGCCAGTAGCACCACTAACACCCGAAAACACAAATGATGAGCCGTTCCATTGCAAGTAAGTGCTGGCTGTGGTCGGTGCCACAACAAATCCAGTTGTGCCTGCAGCTGTTTGTACAAGTAGTTGTCTTACAACGCCGCCTGCAATGTTAGTGGCTGTTGGCGCGGTAGAGCCCCATTGAAATGCTGAACCAGTCCACTGTAAGAATGTGTTGGTTCCACTTGCGGCAGCAACAAAACTTGTAGTATCAGCGGCTGTTTGATATGGAATTTGATTAGCAATACCGCCTATTATGTTAACTGATCTAGTGGCAGTAGTTGCTGAACTTGCTGATCCTACACTTAGATTCGACGCGGTTCCTGTAAAGTTTGTGCCGCCAAAAGTTGGTGTTGCACCGCTGTTTACGTTTTGATCTAGTGTACGATCAGCACCAGTTATAGTTAATGTTAGGCCACTATTATTAACACCAGTGCCACCATATGTTGAGTCAATGACGCTGCCGTTCCACGTACCTGCGGCAATAGTTCCAACTGTGACTATGCTGGATGAACCTACTGTTGGGCTTGCACCAATTGAGTTATAACTGATTGTTATTGGTTCCGAACCATTAAATGTAGTGCCGCTAACCGCACCCGTACCACTATTATCAACAGTTAGTAGACTGTTAACTGTACCTGAACTTGAGCCAATAGGAATTTTAACCCATTTAACACCGTCATAAATTACGTTATCGCCTACAGCAAATGTAACGTTACCTGCACCAAAGTTAACTGTACCTGCGTCTGTAGTAACAAATTCAAAACCGTTTGTATTGTAAGCACTTGAAGCATTACTTAATGTTGGAGTATTAGTTGCTGCAGACCAACCGCCTTGGAACACAATAGCTCCAGTAATGTTGGCTGCAATAACTCCTGAACCGTTAATAGTAATAGTAACACCGTCAACTTTAACACCACCTAACTGGTTGGTAGTTGCAGTGGCTAAACGAATAGCACCTGCTGTATTTGTCAGCCCTGAGTTAGCAACTGCTGGAACAGTAACACCACCTAATACACTTGTAGTAGCAGCCGGTAATACATATTGATTGCTACCGCTAATTACGCCAGTGCCGCTGATAGTAATACTAGTACCATCGACTTTAACACCTCCTAACTGTGTTGTACTTGCTGTGGCTAATCCAATAGTTCCACTAGTATTGTTAATACCGCTAGTACTAACTGCTGGTATAATAACGCCGCCTCTAACGGTGGTAGTTGCGGCTGGTAATGTATAAGTGTTTGCTCCACTAATAATACCAGTTGTTGGATTGATAGTAATCGTAGTTCCGTCAGGACGAACTCCGCCTATTACACTAGTCGTTGCTATAGGCAATGAATACTGATTGCTACCGCTGATAACACCGTTGTTAATTGTAATACTAGTACCGTCAACTTTAACACCGCCCAATACACTAGTTGTTGCAGTGGGCAGTGAGTAAATTGGTATTGCTGATATTGCTGAGTTTACATCTGCTGTAAGAGCGTAGGGTACTAAATCTGCTGTAAGAGCGTAAGGCTCTAATGCGGTTTCTAAGTTTGATTCTAAGTTTGCGCTGGTAATAGCATTAGTCTGTACATAATCTTGCGTGGCTAATTTAAAACCGCCGGGAGTTTCCCCGTCCATATAACGGACAGTTATGTTGGTCGTATCGTTAACTAGTTCTCCGTTAGTATAACTCAGACTATCTAAATCTGATGCATCATACGCAGGTAATCTTACATGTTTCATCGGGTCATAATCCTTGATCAGGTATTGTATTTATCGACCCAAAAGAAAACCCCTTGCGGGGTTGACCACTATTACTTCTTAGAGTAATATTCGTAGTTAACGCTGGTTTTGTTTTCACGCAAGGTTTTGGCTCCGTTCTTGTGGTGGAACTTGCGGGCCATTTCTGTTTGGGGACTTAGTGTAACAATATTAGTAATGTCTTTGTATTCACCTAATAACCATTCAGCGGCTGCTTTGATTAGAGCTTGTCCGGCCCCAGGACTATAACTCCAAATGGTGTAGAATACTGCTACATTGTGATCCTTGGGCATGTCTATTAAGTCCTGCTCGTCTTGAGGAATATCCTTCAACCACTGCATACAAGTGGCCGCTAGTATCTCATCGCCGGCACGTAGAATTAGTATTTCAGCTGCATCATTAATGCGCTGTTCAAGAGGAATGTGCGGACGCACAGGGTCATCTTTTATTAGACTAACCAACGGGTCAGTTAGTTCGCGCAAGTGATACAGTTCCATTTCTTATTCTCTCCGTGTTTATTATATACGTACTTATCTCTTCCGGAGAAAATTAGTGTTATAGTAAGATTACACTAGATCATCCCCGGGAAGGTTATTCAACAACTCTCTTAGTTTACTGGACTCAACTTGCGCTTTGACCTTAGGTACTGGAGTTAAACTGTTAGGATCAATTTCTCCAGTTGTAGCATCTACTGTAGCACGATTCTTAATGCTGGCTAACAAACTAGATCCAGCTGATTGACTATGGCTATTTCCATAAGTATCTTCTTGTTCACAGTCACTAATACGCAAACTGTCAATATTAAATTCCAAATCAATCTTTTGGCCGACACCACTCGAACTACGTGTTTTCATTAGTTGGATTTGATAACGTCCACGTTCACGCATAGCCCGACTTGTAAAGATACCAAACACGTTATCCGCAGTCTGAATCTTTGACAAGCCGCCTGAAATATGACTATGGTCAAACTCTACTTCTTCAACAGCACCACGATTTAACTGTGCCGCTGTGACAAACAAACAGCCTTTTTCCATTGCTAAGTTACGCAGTTCTTCACTTACATACTTGTCTTTGACAAACAAGTTTTCTGCGCTGATCTTCTTACCAATTGGCATGAGCAAGTCTAGATAGTCTACTAATAGTACATCTACCTTTCGTCCTAACTTAATTTCATATTCCTTAAGATAAGCACGAATGTCATTTGCGGTCTTCCCAGACGGCATATACTTCACTTGGAACTGTCCACTCTTCTTGCCAATCATTTTTACTTTCATTTCAACGTCATCGATGTTCTTGAAAATATCTCTTGTTGGCAATCCTGTAATCATTGCGTCCACACGCATTGATACTAATTCTTCACTAAGTTCTAGTGTTAGATACACTACATTAAGTCCTGCCAGTGCCCAGTTAACACCTAAGTTAGCCAAGAACAAACTCTTGCCTGCGCCTGATCCGCCAGCAAAGATGTTCAACTCTCCGCGGTTCATACCACCAAACAATTTGTCATCCACAGCTTTCCAGCCAGTGCTAATCTGTCCGTTCTTCTCTTTAATACGCATCAGACGTGCTCTAGGATCTTCAAAGTAATCAGTACCCATGTCACGTTGTAGACCAATTTGTACTGCCGCTTTGATCTTTTCTTCTACGCTACCATACTCGCCTTTTTCCAACATGTCTGCCGATTCAAGGATAGCTTTCTCAAGTCCTTTATGTCTGGTAAATGTTTCAAAGTCGTTGAGCAACCAATCAAAGTGTTCTTCTTGTAAGTTCTCGGGAACTTTAAATGTGGACCCAGTGGCAGCATTAACAATATCTTGTGTGGGTACTATGTTATGATCCTTGACATATTGATTAATAAACTCAGCACCTTGCTGTAGTTTTCTATCAAAAAGTGTATGGTCAAAGATGGCTTGGCATCGGGCAAACGTTGCTGCATCGCTCAGCATCATTTCCAAATAAACTTTCTGTATGTCGTATCCGTAATCTGTATTTTGTTTCATCTTTTAATTATACACTCTTTTAGTTAAAAACCCTAATTTTATATTGCCGTTCAAAGTTTTTAGCATCGGCATGATTATTCACCATAGGTTTGCCTTTGATATTTAAACTTGTATTGAGTAACATTGGACACCCTGTTTCTTTATACCATAATTCTAAGAGCTTTCTAAACGGGCTTCCATCGTCCGGTACAGTTTGTACACGTGAAGTTCCATCACGATGAATGATAGCAGGATAAAGCTGAGGATGCCTACAACGAGCGACCACTTGCATATACCTACTGTTATTCCAAGTGCGAGGCATATCAAAATACATATCAACATGCTCTTCGAGTATTGCTGGAGCAAAAGGTCTAAATTCTTGCCGTTGTTTAATTGCATTTACTTGATCCTTTATATCGATGCCGCGGGGATCCGCTAGCAAACTTCTATTTCCCAATGCTCTGGGCCCAAATTCTGCTCGTCCTCGGGCCAATCCACATATTTTATTTTGTATAATATACTTTACAATTTCTTCGTTAGTAAATCGATATCCCATATCATAGCCTAAGAATGGTGTAAAGTTTTCCGGGCTAATACGCCAAGTTGGATTATTTGCCAGTACAGCGCCTATAGCACTGCCAGCATCTCCTGGGTTGGGCATTATCCATGTGTTATCAAAAAATTCTCCGGTGTGTCTATTAGCAAGACAGTTTAACGCACACCCTCCCATAAGTACTAGGTTTTTACTTTTAGTAAGTTTTTCTGCTTTACGTAATGCTTCTATAAAATAATGTTCGTAAACATATTGTGTACTAGCCGCAATTTCAAAACTATCCTTAACAGTTAAATCCGGGCGCCAAGATTGGCATCCTCTGTGGAGATTTTTCTTAAACGTAAATTTTTCAAAACTTCCAACAAAGTCTGTAAGCATACTATGAAATAAATCTCTATTGCCATACGCACTCATACCCATAGTAATATACTCATCTTCGTTGGGTTTAAGCCCGATGCGTTGTGTCATAGCACTATAAAACAATCCGATACTATGTGGATAACTTCGGCTGTATAGTTTTTTGAGATTATCACCTTGGCCGTGCCATATTGTAAAGGTTTCAAATTCGCCAATAGCATCTATAACTAACACACAAGCATCATCGAATCCACTTGTATAATAGCCTGCCGCGGCATGACTTAAATGATGATCTGTATAGACTATAGGCGCACTTATTTCATGCCGGGCCATATAAATGTCAATATCGTTATCACGGCGTTTCCATCCTTGTCCTGCAAATAATTGTCTTAGTGTTTTCTTAAATGGCTTTTCATACCAGTAAATTTTATCAGGATAACCAAATTGCTTTGCGGCCGCCACTAATTCTTTACACAAATCTCTATCATTTTTTACGCCGCTATATCGTTCACTATGACTAGCAAATACTAATTTTTCGTCAGCAAACACAGCCAACGCCGCGTCGTGACTATTTGCGCTTATTCCCCAGCTAATCATTTGTATATAAACGGATCTCGTTTCCGCAGTTCTGCTAAACGTTTTTTAAATGATTGGCGTTGTCTCCACCAAGTAACAGGTTTTGATAAAAAATCAATTAGTGTTTTCATTTTCTTCCTTAAACCATTTCTTTGCTCTCAATTGTATCTTGAGACTGTTGGATTCTTTAGCTTGTGTTATAAGATATAATGTTGCTAGCCGCCCTAGCTTGATTACAGCATCATTAACATCCTTTACACCTTCAGGCCAGTTTGGCATACTGACACTCCAACCATATTCTATTGCTTGTTCTAGCGTTAATTTTCCTGCTTCGTCTTTATCAGGAACTAACACAAGTTCTTTACTTAACTGTTTTAGTAACCAGTTTTGACTATCTTTAATTTCAGCGCCTAGTAAAGCACATCCGTCAATACTTAGCGCATCAAACGGGCCTTCGCTAACAATTACGAATTCTCGTTTATCAGCTTGCGCATCTAAATTAAACACATACCCCGGTTGCTGTTCGCTTAGATACTTAGGTTTGGCATCGTTAATTGCCCGGGCAGTCCAACCTACTATTTCGTTTTTATACAAAAATGGAATAATAATCCTACTATTGAATCCTATTTTATTAGTCCAATAGAACGGATAGGCAAACGGATCGATTCCGCGATCAACTAAGTATTTGACCGACTCGGCAAATTTTGTTGGAACAGCATAATCTCCATCTGGGAGTTTCAAGAATGTACTCAACTCTTCAAAACTAATAGCATCTATTGGCAATGCTCTGACTTCAAATGTAGGTATAACTTGTCTTACTGTTGCTGTTGAGTTTTCGTTTAGTCTAAGTGCTTCTAAACGTAATTGAGATATAACATCGTCGGGCATGTTTAAATCCCGCATGAGTTTATTCATTTTTTGGCTGATAGTTCTACCAGGTTGCCAACTTGCCTTGAATCCGCAATTAAAACAATGATAGCTTACGGCATCGCCACCGTTCAAAATAAAGCCGCCACGTTGTCTTTTGTCATCACAACAGGGCGCATTAAAGCTGATCCAACCACTTGGAGTTTGTTTCCGCTTAGACGGAAGATATTGTAGTAATGTATCGGCTATGAGACTCATAGCACTATTATACTTAACTTACGGTGATACTGTCAACCTTTCCGGTTAATCCCATAGGATTTTCTGTTGTTACATCTTCTTTCTTAGAGTTTTGGAATCTAACTCTAAAATACTTGTAATCACCAACAGCCATAGTTACAGTAAAAGTTCCAGATGTTGCTGAAGTTAATTCTGGAAATTCATGTAGTCTTACTTCAGGTTTGAAAGCTTCTGTAGTAATAGTCGATTGTGCAGTACCTTCGATCCAAATAATTCCTTTGAATCCGGTATAACCAATTTCAAATGTTAGCTCTGTTGTTTTTTCGGCTTCGTAGAACGTTGCTGGAATTGCTGAAGATTTACTAACCGGCAAGCCGTCTAAATTAATTTCAGCTGTAAAATCTTTGAATACTCTGTCGTTTCTAAAGGTAGGCATTGCGTTACCTATTAACTGTATTGTACCAGTAGCACCAAATCTAGTGTCTCCGTAAAGCATAATATCGTTGCCGCCTTGAACTGCTGTAACGCTATAACGTAGATATTGGTCTTCTAATTCTACTAAGTCTTCCTGGGGGATTGTAACAGTACCAATACCTTTGTATGTTGTTTGATTTAACGGAGTTACAGTGTAAGGGCTATTAGCTAACTCAGCGCCTTGTGAGTCCATCACGTTAAGTAAGATGTTTGATAAGATTGCCAAGTCAATGCGCTTCTGATCAGCGTTCTTAACGTCAAACTGAATCGTATTATCGATCCCATTATATATTTTTACAGTTTTCTGATACACGTTTGTATACTCCGTAGTAAATCCTGCCACATTGGCTAATAGCTCAATCCTATTTGGATATAAATAACTTGAAATTTTTTGCATCTGGCAAGGATCCTTTATAAAGTATTTATGGCAAAATTAAGAGACAATATAGAACAAAACTTACCCTTTGTAAGCGTACTAAACTACGGTGAATTGGAATACGTAGGTATCATTATAAATCAGGATCAATATGTTACAAGTTTTTACGACTTGGAAGCAATAAAAACTCCTGAGGAAAAAACACTATTTTTAGAAATAGGTGAAACTTGGTGGTGGGAAAGTAACCGTCAATTTCCAATAAGTATCATTTGTAGGGATCAAATAACCCCATTTGCTTATGCTATTAAAACATTTAATAGTAAAGACGTTAGGGTAATTTTAGGACCTGTAGTAAACTTGATGAATTTAACACTTAAACGTGTTAAACGTAAAAGTGTACAACTAGTTCGTAAAACCCGTTAACTGTACCCGTAACTAATACCTTCGCAAATTAAATTCATCTGCACTACTACCACATGCGCATACGCAACAGCATGTGCTTTCTTAAAGTAGTATTCATCATTTTCAGGTTTCGTCCAAACTTCCGTCATCACCGTAGTCCAATCTTTCCCAATCAGATAACGTTTCGCTGGTCGAATCATTGCCAGTACTGCGGCCAATTGCTCTATAGATCTTGGCTTGCTTTGCCTCAGAATAGACCCATGACCATTCACATGGAATAGGAGTTGGGTAAAGTCGTCTTGCTCTAGTAAGTCCCATAGTGGTTCAGTCTCCATTAGTTTTAACAGATGCTCTTTACTTTTTACACCATCGTACACACCAACATTTAAGAAATCTATCTTAAAATAACCTCTATCTTCTGCTTGCTTATAATCTATTGTACTAAGTCCAGTAAGCGGATTGTACGGGATAGAAGTACAGAACACTCCAGTATTGTGCTTTTTAAAAGTTCCATTGTCTTCGATAGCCGCAACAACATGCTTGAATTTATCAAGTGCTAGTGTACGGTCTGCGAAGTCTATATCGATATCTGGCATTAGTGTTGTGTTCCTGATTCAAATAGTAAAAGTGGAAGAGTCTCAACTAAGTACTCGGCATATTCGTCTGCTTCTTCGATAGTTTCAAATCCATTAAATTTTACGTATACTGAGTTATCTTCCTCGCATACAAGTACTTGTAAATCTAGTTGTACCGCATCTGGATTACCGCTTACGTGATTAGGGTCTGTCATATATTTGATTCCTTAACAACTTGTTTTACTAGTTCAGTATCAGCTTGCCGCTTTTTAAATTTGTTCATCCAGAATGGAATATCCATTACACTATTGATAGCCATTAATTGGTCATCACCTAATTTCTTTAGCATTTCTTTTCCGTTCGATGAATTCAATAATAACCACGGACTAATCTTTCCATCTTTAATGTCGTATGTAGCACGACTTAAACTTACATACAAAAAGTAATGATTCCACGAAGCATTATTTGTTTCTCCCCACGACATCATATGACTTATACTACGCTCTAGTGCTGTTTCCACACCTTCAGTTTTAATCAGATCTATAACATACTTGTCGTACAATTCTTCACGGCACCAATGATCTAATCTTACACCAGATGTAACTACATAGTGTATAAACTTATCTGGATATAAAGGATTTACATTGCTAACAAAACTACCAAATTTTACAAATGCGTTGTAATACGGACTACGAGCAAACTCATCGTAAGTCTTATCCTGTTTGGCATTTTGACTCATTCTATAAAATTTATTATATGTGTCATAGCCTAATACTACATGTCTTTCTGTTTTTGCTAATGCTCTACGCTTTTGCTCGCACACGTGCACTGCCAAAGTCTTTTCCTTAGAAAAAGTACTTTTACAGTATTGACAAGTAAACACACCTTCGACTAGCGCCATCATTTAAATTTCTTTGTAATTACAGAATCTTCCATGCCATATCGTTTGGCTAGCTCTTTTAGTTCTTTGTCAGTAACCATCTTTGCTAAGAGTTCGATCTCATCAATTTTACGATTAGGGTAGATTTCTGTTAAAAATTTTACTTTTTTACTATCGCTACCTGTTTTTTTCTTATGCCCAATCCATTCGTGATAAAAATGTGTTTTGTTATCGTAACTACACAAGCATAGCAATAGCCACATGAGCTTAGGGTGCTTTTGTAAAATATTCCAATTCTTATTGAAATACTCATTTACAGTTAATACAAAGTGCCGTTGTACATCTCTATCGCTAGTCTTAGCATTACTAATATATCTATTTAAAATAAAAAATTCGCTCTTAAGACTCTTTTGTTGTTCAGCGTCCATGGCATCCCACAGTTCACGAACATTCTCGTCAACTGCGGATATCTTTTCTTTTAATTCGATTTTCTCACTCATCTTTTGGTCTCAGTATAGCATCGAATGCCATGACAGTCCTGTGTCCAATACCTTGCCACGGATAAACAGTGTGCGGTAAATGGCTTGGAAATACTATAATTGTTCCAGGTGCCGGGTCATATTTCCACGTATCGTTCATAATAAATTTAGTAACATCTTTTGTTTGCGGTAATCTAAATAAAATTTGGCTATCACTAGGATTGCGGATGTCGCTTAACTCAGGTGCGCTAATGTAAATGTTGCCGCTTAAATTACCGCCTGGGTGAGTATGCATCTCTTGATAATCTCCCGAGTGTTGTCTTATAGTCCAAATACTAGTTACTATAGGTTTACAATACTTTAATTCCTCAGTGCCGGATTGCTGAGATATCAATTCCATATATCCAATACAGATGTTTTCAAGCCAACTGACTAACCAAGCAACATCCATGCCTATTGCGTTTGGATATACTTGTATTTGTTGGCCGCCTCTGATACTAATAGCTGGATTATTGGCATCATTTAGTTCTGGTCTGTTGTGTAATGTCTCGGCCAAACTGTAAATTTTACTAAATTCTACAGGTGGAACATTATCGATAGCTAGTACCGTAGGTTGGAAATATGCAACTTTTAACGCCATTATACTTTGTCCTTGCTTAGTCTGTATATCATTATAACACGATCCAAGGCCTTTTGTAAAGCAGGATGGGTAGGAGCCATTCTCCGAATTTCGCCCCACATTTTACTCTCCATTAAATGGTCATGTAATGGTCTACCATCGCCTGTCCTAGGATCAAATCTTGGATCTTCTGGACGATAATCCCAGCCGTGGACTTGTCTAGTACTTGGATCTGCTCCAAATTCTCTAGCATATACTACGCCGTTATCTCGTTCGTATATATATTTTGCGCCTTCTTTAAGTGTTCCCATGATATATTATTCCATATTCTTTATACAGCCACTTGACAAATTCTTCAAGTGTTTCTATTTTATCATCTTCAAATATTTCGTTTTTGACATACGTATCCATTCCGATTTTTAATCTTTCTAAAAAATCTTTGTCGGTCATAATATTTTATCCAATTGAATTATTTCGCTTTGTCTGCTGATTTCTTTAACAAAGTAAGCGCAATCTGGTTTTTCTTGGAATCTAGTTGGTACTGCTAGTAGCTGGCCATTTTTCATCTTTGGGAAATACCATTTCACATCATTATAAAAATTTACAATTTCTATCTTTTTAAATTCAACTCTAAAGCTACTTAGCGGGTTAAAAATTAATGCTTCGAATCCCCTATCGTTTAAACTAGTCAACGGCAATATTTCTATATCAGTAGCACAACTGCTATCTCCAACTGCTATTGACCAATCTATGGGCATAGTAACTTCGTCATTACCTATTCTAAGTACCATTGCTGGACTATTAAAACTTTCCAGAAATATTAACGGCATAAAAAAGAAATCTGGTTCTTTTGGATCTGAGTTATCCAGGACAGCAAATCTAGTACTATCGTCTACCTCGTCGGGTAAATTGTTTAATGAAAACGTCTTGTTATCTAATGTTAATATTTGCATAATTCCTTATTTGTGCCAATCTATCTTTTCAATAGTGAACGGATACTTGGCATCCTTATAAAATTTCTTTCTTTCTGTAAGGTGCCGCTTGGCGTACTTACATGTGGAGGTGATGTCCCAGATTTGTACAAAGTCTTTGTCTTCGGCTTTTCGAATACCACGACCAATTGATTGTATAACCCTCGTAAAGCTCTTTCCGGACTCCAGAAGAACCAGATTAAAAATCCTAGGGATATTAATACCCACAGCGGCCACACCATAAGTCGCCACAATAATCTTGTTAGTGCTCGTTTTAATTTCGTCATATTCTTCTTTTCTATCTTTAGTCTTTACTTCGCCTGATATGAAAACGCTATCTTCGATTTCATTAATTAAAAATTTGCCTGAGTCAATTCTATTAACTAGAACTAATGTATTGCCTGTTTCTGATATTTTTTTAACTAGCTTACTAATATAAATCATTCTATCTTCATCTGTAACAAGATATTTTAATTCATCGCTATAAGCCTTAAATTCTGGTAAATCAATCAACTGTACTACATTAACGTGACACGAACTTAGCACACCAATTTCTTGTAACTCGTGTGCTTTAATTCCGCCGACCACTGGCCCGATGCTGGCAAAGATTTGTTCGTATTCGAATTTTTCTTTAGGTACAGTACCAGTTAATCCCCATCTAATTGGAGCATTACATAAGTTTTGTGTAAGTAAATTCTTCAATACTTCTGCTTTTGCCATATGTACTTCATCGACAATTACTGTTTTAACCCCGTCAAGAAATTCAGCAAGTGTAAGAATATCTTGTTCGTGATTTTTACTTTTCTTATCTAATATGTTCAACGACTGCCAAGTACATATGGTATGTGTCTTGTGTAAATCTTTGCGATCACCATAATAAACACCTACGTCTAATCCTACGTTAATAAAATCTTCTTCAGTTTGTTCTACTAAACTTTTGTTCGGCACAATAACAATACTTCGGCCATATTTTTCAGAAAGATGACTTAATGTCGCAGTTGTAATTGTTTTGCCAGCACCTGTGGCAATCTCTTGTAAGCTCTGCGTATTGAGTAAAAATGTGTTAACCGCATCAACTTGATAATCACGCAACATAATAGGCTGGCCTACTTGCTGATGTCCTTTAGGCCATACTTTGCCTAAGTCAGCCCAGTAAGTTTCTGTCACAGGTGTAAAGTTAATCTTTGGCGTAACTCGTAAGTCTTCTACTTCTTCTATATCAATGTTTAGTTTAGCCAGTATGCTTAAAATTTGTTCTAGCTGGCTCAAATATCCATTGCCGCCGAGTCCAAATAAACTTACCATTCCATCCCAACGGCCTAATTTAAAAGCTGGATGATATCGTGCGTAAGGTATTTCGTACTTAAAGGCGTTAGTTAACTTTTTACGGGCATCTAACGCTAACCCTTCAAGTTTAATGTTAACCTCGTCTCGAATGACTAGTTTTACTCCCATAATGCCCTTGTCTCAATAATTGGTTGTGTGTCTGTATAAGAAATTATAAGGTCACAATAACTTGCGTATACTGCGGTCTTTGTCTGTTTTAAACTACTGCCGATGGCAATGACACTCATTGGCTTCCAATCGCTTTTTAGGAAAAATTTCGGTATTTTTCCATTTTGTACTCCAACAACTTTTGTTGTGTTATCTAAGTTATAGTTGTATCCATTGTCTGCGATAAATTTATTAAACAGCACACCGTGTTCGGTATTTGGTAGTCTAAAATATATTCCTACCTGATCATAAATTCTGTTATTTCGCAAACCTTCACCTAAAATTTCCAATTCTTCGGCACATTTTTTGTGGTCGTTACTGTCGAATACTACCAATGCCGGTAACCTTTGCAATTTTAGCAAACTTGCGATAACTTCGTCAAGACTTGTTTCTTTTTTATCAACCCAGATTTTACTGCCGGTTCTGTTGGCAATTTTTTCGGTCAAATTTTCCGAGATTTTTTCAGGTTTTTTGACAAAATATTGGTACCGTATACTTCGGTCATTTATGATGTTATCATCGATGGGTGAGTCAATACCAAGGTCCGCAGTTATGTGTTTTTGAAAGTTAGCGTGTACAATGTTGGTTAGTAAAAACTGACTACGAATTTCGCTTTCTTCCCAAGATTTGATAATTTTGTAGAAATTAGTGATTTTTTCGTCGACATCAAACCCAAGTGGTTCTAACTCATTGACTAGTGTAATAATGTTCTTTTCAGTAAGGTCGGCTCGGTACTGCTTGCCGTTAGCCTGTTGAAAAAATCCAGTGATTTTCTTACTGAGACCGTTTACTGCTGTACGTATGGTCGACGAAAACGCAAATTCTACAACCAGCTGTGGTTCTTCTGCTGATAAGAATAACACCTTGGTCTTGTCAATAGTTCTAAAGGATTTAGACCAAGTTGGCACATCTAACGATATTGAAATTTCAGTTTGGGCTGATAAAAATTTATTAGAATTATCTCGTAAAATCTTTACTAACAGTCTGCCTTGATTTTCCGTGATAAAATTTGGCATAGTAACAATCTTGGCCAGGCTCTTTAACACCTTAACATCGCGTTTTTCTAAAGTCTCTAATTCTGAAGTATTTTCAGTTAGTAATTTTATTAGAAGTTTATCTACAGTCATCATAGTATTATTATACATAGGTTATTAGCAAAGGTCAACCTTTAGTGAAAAAAATAGGCCTCAATATTATTTAAGGCCTATGGTCTCGCTTTTGGGCGAATTGGTTATAGTGATGCGTCTTCCATACCAGCAACACGAAGTTTCACAATGTTAGTAATTTGCCACTGCTTCTGGTCTAATGCTTTTGTAATGCCTAACCACTTGTTGCGAAGTAAAGCAAACTCGTTGATAATCTTTTCAAAATCGACTACATCTGCTTCACCTTCAACAAATTTTTCACAATCACGACTACTCAGGGCACGTTGATAGCTTTCTAAGTATTTGCGAAAGTGTTGGCTCTTTAGACGGCGAAGTTCAATGTTCAAGTATTCTAAGATTGCTTCAATTTCTTGAAGTTGTCCAAATCGGTGCTCGACAATGCCAGGCATGTTAGCGGCCGTTTTCTCTAAATTACCCGAGATGCGAGCATCAATCTTTGCTTCAATTAATTCCGCATTGAAATGATCCACCGCATCTGGGATATAGGAAATATCTTTGGAAACCTTGTTATACCACATTAGAAATCCAATTCTTTTACGTCGTCATCTGTATCTTCGTCGTCAAGATAATATTCAATAGCAGAGTCTAATATACTATCCACACCGGTTGATGCTTGCATTGTTTTATCGGAGACACCTAAGTCTGCCAATAATTCAACATAGCGTTCTGCTACCAGCTCTTGTTGTTTCTTTTCAATATAGTCAGCGAACAGTAACCAAATGTCACCGATTTGTGTTTCATTCAACATTCTCGTCTATCTCCTCAGGAATGGTAGTTGTTTTTTCAGTCTTGATATGGAATTTTGCCATTATCATATCTAATTTATCATCTTTCCATTCTTTTCGGTAGAATTTGAATTCCTCACCGGTCTCTGGATCGACCCATTTAAGTCTATTACCTTCTTGTTTTAACAAGCCAGCTTTCTCGCACATATCGACCATTCCTGAATAAGGATTCATACCTGTTTCATATGGAATTTTAATTTGTACAGTTTCAAAAGGCTTACTGTAACGAGTTTTCATAATTTTACAACTAGCACGAATACCCATAACGTCTGATACTTTATTGCCGTCCTCATCCTCTTTAAGTTTGAGTTTTTTCATAGCAACAACAATACTAGAAGCGTAAACAAACCCTTGTCCGCCACTAATCTTATCGTCTGGGTCAAACATGTCTTGTGACGCATACGTGTGATTTGTACAAACCATACCTACGTTATAACTACCAAACATGTTAACACAGTTACGCACTAAACTTGTAAGTGCTTTAGGTTTACGGCCCATGTCTCCCTTCATGTCACCAGCTTGAAACTGGTTAATGTCAGTAGGGGTAAGCAACATACCCAATGAGTCTATGACAAATAAGACTTTAGGACGCTCTGCCATTTCTTTGTACTCTTTCATGAATTCATGAATGGTTTTAGCCACATCATCAATCATGGCCATGTTGAGTTTAAGAAGTTTGTCTTCGCTAGTGTCTACACCAAGTGCGTGTAGCCATTTTTCATCTAGCGCATTTTCTGTATCAATCAAGATAACATAAATGCCCTGTGCTTGTGCGTTGCGTACTAGATTACCTGAACAGATAAATGACTTACCTGCGCCAGACTCTCCAGCAAATACAGTAACCTTACCCAAAGGAATACCTTTGTTAAAATCACCGCTGATTAGGTAGTTAAGCGTAAAGTTGCCTGTACTAACCCAATCTGTAGGATCGTTAAATCCTACACCAAGTCCGTCGATAGACTTAGTTAATGTTTTTCTAAATTTTGATAAGTCGAATGCTTTAGTAGCCATAATTATTGATCCAATGGTAATGTATTCCACTCTTTAACTAGAGCGAGTACTTCTTCTTCTGTGTTACACAGTGTCTTTGTATTAGACCAGTCTTCTTTTTTACTTCGGCCACCGATCTCAACCATCCAACCATTGTCATAACGATTGATGGTGATGCTTTCATTCACTTTTGCTAATTTTGCTAATTTACTCATAGTTATTCTCCTAATGATGATAACACGGGCGTACGACTAAGTCGCAGAGGCCCAATGCCGTTTTTACTTCTGACGATTGCGAATCATTGCCAAGATGTCTTGGGCACGTGAGTCGCCACCTTCTGCCGCAGGTGCCGCTGTAGGAGCCGGAGCTGCCTTAGCCACTGGAGTAGGTGTGTCATCTTCATCATGTGATGCCGCTGGAGCAGGTGCGGCTTTTGGAGCAGATGCCTTTTGTGGGTCACCTGTGTTCTGGCTCATGCCAGCTGGTTTAAAATACTGTCCCCAACGTTCCATGTCGTATGGCTCGCCGTCGACTGATGCTTCAAACATTTCTTTCATAACTTTCAATTCAACTTCGCTAGGCTTCTTAGGTAAGAAGTCATTCAAGTTAAACAAGCCATGTTGTTTGATAGCCGCTTGTTCGACATCGTTTAGTGGACGTGAACGACGTGACCAAGTACTAGTAGAGTAGTCGGCGTAACCGCCCTTGCTACCTTTCTTCATACGATAGTCAATACCGTTTGTAAAGTCAGTTGGCAAGTCTTCCAACTCTGGATCAACAAGTGCCGCACGGATACTTGTAAAGATCTGTGGACCAATAATAAATCTACGAATTGGATTTTCTGGTTGCTCATCACTCTTTTCGCCTAGGCCGTCTTCTGCGACAAAACCTTGGAAAATGTAACTACGCTTTTTCCAGTACTTACGACCCATATCTTCTAATGCTGGGTCTTTAAACCAAGCACGTACTTCTGCCAAGATTGGGCAAGCATCGCCATACATTTCTACGCATGGTACTTGTACGATTACTGGTTTACTTTCGGATTCACCTTTGATTCCAGCGAATGGCAATTTGATCATTGCTCGTTCTACCCAGAAAAATGTGTTGTCGGTGTTTCCATCAGGGAGGAATCGCAATACGGATTCGCCGCCTTCTTTTAGGTTCCAGAATGGATAAATGGATTTGTCTCCACCTGTTCTGTTACCGTCTGATCCTTTTGATTCGGATGCCTTAAGTTTTGCTCTAATTTCTGCTAAAGTTGCCATAATAGTTCTCCTTTAATATGCCTTTATGTGCTTTTGTTTGCCTAATATTTGTTTATGATCTACATAAACAAAAAGCGCATACATGTTATTGTATACGCTTTTATTTAGTAAAGCAAGAGAAATCTTGCTTTAAATGTGAGTATTTTACTCGATTATCTACCTGCTAGACTGATAATCCTAGCCAAACTTTGATCTTCATTATATGTAATTGGCGAGCCAATTTCTTTTAACTTGCCTTCTAAATGGCCGATATCAAAATTTGTTCTTTCTTTTGGTGCGGATTGTTCTTGAGAAATTCCTGCCATACGTAACATGTGTTGCTGTTCGTCACCGCTTGGATCTTTCATATCTATGAACTTAATGACCTTTATTAAATCTTCTGGATTAGATTGGCCAAACTCGCCATCTTCAAATGCTTTCTTAACTTTAATTTTAATGCGTTGGCCGCCTAAAGGAAAGTTGCCTTCGTCTTTGTTATAGAATCCACTAATGAATTTTAACATTGCTGGTAAGCCCATTTCCATTGGTTGTTCAAAGCCAACATCCTGAGGAGTCATTCCGCATTCATCAATAATTTCGGCAATAGTCTTTACGCTATTTCCAAAATCTAATTGTGTTTCTAATGTTGCGCCAGCTTTCTTAGCCATTGCAAGAGTTTTCTTTAGGGCTTGTCCACTAGCATTAGTTACTTTGCCGCGTGGATTTTTGTTGTCTGCTTTCTTCCAATCGCCTTCGTGTTTCCAACTCTTAACATTACCGTCAGCATCTTTTTCAACTGTGTCAGATGCTTCAGCTACTGGCGCTGGCTCTACTGGTGCCTCAGGAGCAGGTTCTGCCGGAGCAGCCGTTGGCTCTACTGGTGCCTCAGGAGCAGGTTCTGCCGGTGCTTCTGGAGCAGGCTCAATTGTAGTTTCATCACCATCAGGGAATTGTAATTCGCCCATTAAATCTTCGTGATTAGTTTCGATCCAGCCTTTAATTAAATCGTTTAGGTCAGTCTCAGCAGGAGCTTCTCTTACTAAATCGATAAATTCAGGATCGTCAATCAATCCCTTAATGGAATTAATACCGTTGTCACCGTTAGGGCCAACTTGAGTGTTTAGTGCTAGCAGTTCATTTAACTTATCGATAGCAACTTTTCTTGCTTCTGGATTAGGACTTAGAATTTCATTTTTGTCTTCACGCACAATGTCGTTTAAGAATGATTCATACTGATCTTCTACAGACTCTTTCTTAAAATGATGTTTCTTTGGTCCATCACTTGCGTAGCGATCGGCACCTGGATGATCGTCATGATCGTCTGTGTTATCAAACGAATCAGGATAACGTTTTTCATGCTTGGTGCCAGTAGCAGTCTTAGTAACCTTGCCGCCCTTATGTGTAGTGCCTTCTTCTTTATCACCATCAAATACTTCACCTAGTAAATCATCAGCACCTAATTCTAATATTGGTAACTCTGACTCGTCGACAAATTTATAAATGTAAGGAAATACTGCTTTTAATTCTTCGTTAAATGTACGTATAGTTAATCTATCAATTAAATCATTTTGAATTTCTTCAGGAATCATTTGTTCTTCTTGTTCTTCAAATGCTTCTACAAATGACTCATAGTATGCTGGACGTTGTAACTTATGAATTGTTTCTTTAATTTGGTCGATGCGTTCTAGTACGCGATCAGTTACGCTACCCATTGCTTCGCTAACTTGTTCTTGGCGGCTGACAAATCCTTTAAATTTACGTAGGCTAGATAATTCTTCACTTAGTTTACTAATGTGTTTACCAATAGCATCGTAAGGTGTTCCGCCGTGTTTAATGTGTTCTGCTAATGCACGAGCACCGTTAAGGTGACGTGAACCATATTTAAAACGCTCGCCTTGAGCATTTTCAATGTAAATGCTTTCGATGTGCATTGTACGGCCTGCGGCTAACTCTAAGTTAATAGGTTGACTGTGCTTGACTACTAGTCTTGTATTTTCGCCTAAATCTTGATAGCTCATACGGGCATTGCCGTACATTTTGTTTTCCATTATAGCTGGCATAGCTTGTTGTTCCTTACGTTTCGCTTGAAACTCGTAGTCTCGTTTATCTAAGTTACTCTTACCGATGTTTTGTACATCAAAATTTAATAATCTATCTTTAGCAAATTGTCTAAAACCACGAATAAACTTAAAAGCGCCATGTCGAGTAGTATTTTCTTTGTCGTCAACTAAGTCGCCACTTACTTGTAGCACTACACCATCTTGAGCATCTAATGTAATAGCAATAGTTCCTAACGGTTCGCCGTCTTCTGTGTATTCGAACTCAAAGAAGCGAGCCTTAGGAATGTCTTCCTTTTTACTCAATACCTCAGCATTTTCATCACCCATTTGGATGTCAGAAAAGCGGGTTTGTATCTTGCCATATAAATCTTTGGCGATTTTATCTAAATTTGCATTCATGTTGTATTTATCACTAATTACTTGAAATGAATATAGGTAACGGGGGTTCCCAGTCATCATTGAACCCGTCATCATCTACACTTATTGTATCAAAAACTGCTGGATCCCACTCTGCCAGTATAACACTCATGCGTATAATAAGCAGTAAAGCCGCTACTAAGTCGTCGTGCTGTCCTTGTTTAGCTTTGAATGTTACACCCGAAGCAATATAAGATTTAAGTTCACTAATAAGTGTCTTGCTATAAATTTTCATCTTGTCTTCTTCGACAAGATACTTTAAACGACTACACGCTGAAATCTTGTTAGCAAACGTAGTGTTAAATCCTTTACGGAATTTCTTAACATGCCCTTTACGTGCGGGTTCTGAAACAAATAGGCCTGGAAATGTTTCTTCGCCTAGGTCAGCAATAACAACTAGAGCCGCTTCGCCAACTGTGTTGTTTTCCACACTCCAATAAATGTTATTGTTGTAGTCAGGGCCTACTTCGTCTTGAATGTATTTTAATACATCTCTAAATATTTTAACTTGTCCTTGAACTGGTGTAAGGTTATGTTGCCATTCCGCTATTTGTGTAAAGCTAGGCAATTCAAATACTTGTATGCCAGCATAGTCGCCGCCGGTGCCTAAGCAAGGATCTAATGCTATTAAAAATAATGAACCCGGAACTGGCTTTTTAAACCAACGGACCTGTCCCATCTTAAGTATTGGTTCGCGTCCTAACATTTCAGCTAATTTTAAACTGCTGACTAGTGTTTCGTCAAATACTAGGAATTCGCAACCGTACTCGCGACGGAAACGTTCTTCACCGATACGTCCAAGCTCAACTTCCTTCCACTTTTCATCTCTATCAGGATGCTCGTGCCACTCTGCTCGGAAGCCGTGAAATCCATTACGTCCTAACCCGTCTGTCTTCTCATTACCAAAACTATCAAATAAATCTTGACTTTCCTTCCAGATAGTAGCAAACGTATCTTCATCGCTGTTGGGCGTTGAAGTTAAAATTGCTCTACCACCAGTTGCTAGTGTTGGTGATATGGAAGTCCAAAACTCTTCCGCAATGTTTGGTTGAACGAAAGCAAACTCATCACAGTATAGTAAGGATATTGACATACCGCGACCAGTGTTGCCAGTAGTAGTTGCTGATACAATTCTTGAACCATTATCAAACTCCATTGAACCTTTGTTGTAGTTTATAACGCCTGAGCGTATATAATCTGGGCACAGCTCATATCCGTAACGTATACGTTGCATGATTTCTTGTGCGCCTGTGTACTTGTGTGCGGCGACTAGAATAGTTTGATCTGGATGGAACATAGCGTACCATAGCAAGTAGCCCGCCGCGCAGGTTGTTTTGCCACTTTGCCGTGGCATCATATTAATGTTAAATCGGAAATCGTGGTAGCTATGTAACAGCCTGTCCTGGTAGTCGTAAGGTTCAAACTTTACCTTGCCGCGGACTGGATGTTGGATGTAAAAGAAATTCTTTACAAAATACATATACCCGTCGACGGGGTCAGAACACTTTAACAAATCGTTAATTTGCTCTTCTGTAAATGATTCCTGCTTGTGCGCCTTTTTAACAAGGACGCCTTCTAAACTTTTTGCCATAACTTTATTTACATAAAAAAAGCACCCCGGAGGGTGCTTTTGAGTAATGCTGCCGAATTTAAATTAAATTAGAAACGCCTGCCTGGAATCTGCCAGAAGTGTTATTTGGAACGTTTAATTCCGCCGGTGCTGTTCGAGTATTTGGTAATGTATCGGTTGCTGGTTGTGGTCTTACTGGTTGTGGTTTAGATTTTACTGCATAAACACCGCACCATTTAAATTTCCTTAAACCCTGTTTAACAGCCTGAGCGTATGCTTGGTTAAATGTTGCAGCTTCAATTGTTGGAATCTGATTTGGATCTGTCGCTGTTGCGGGTTGAGGAACGTTATTACTTGCAACATTCATTGCACTTTGAGCTGGGTCAGCGTTAGGATCTAGAACTTCAGCTTCTTGGATTGCTTCTAATTTGTTTACTAATGCGCGGTATTGTTCGGCGTTCATAATTATCGTCCCTTAACTTCTTGGTATAACGTGCTTAAATGTGATACTAAATTTTCCATTTGAGCATGTGGTAAGCCTGCTTGACGTGGTCTATGGTCACCCATATTACCGTGTAAGTCTGGACCTTTCTTAAGCATAGCTGAGATCGGTTGTGTTGTTGTTTCCGGTTCTGTTGTAGTAGAACCAAATCCGCCATCACTTTGTTCTTCGCCTACTCCAACAACAATTTCATCATCGTTATGTGCATGTTGAGCTGGCTCTTCGCCACCGTTTTCAATATTCTTGAGTATGCCCATTAAATCACGGATGCCGCCTGCGCCGGTACCATTCATACTTATGTTCATGGTGACGTTGTCTGCTTGTTTTGGAGTGCCCATCATACCGCCCGGCATATTAGACATGCCAGGTAATCCGCATTCTTCTACATTTTCCTCACCAACTAACAATTGATCTTTGCTGACTAACTCTACGTCGTCTTTGGAAGTTTCGTCTACTCTATTTTGAATAGCTTCTAATTTTGCTACTAAGTCTCTATATTGGTTCATTGTTTTTCTCCTACAGTTTTAGCTGTTGGTACTTTTACTGTACGACTTCCAACAGGACTCTTTGTATTAATTGTTGTATTTGCTTTGGCTGATTTTTCACTTGGGGATTTCTTTGCTAGGATAGCATCGTTAACTCCAGTATACTGTTCAGTTGTCTTTTTACGCTTACCTAATTCTTTTAGCAAACTCATAGTGTGCTTGTCACCAACTAAATCTTGTGCTTCAGAACTAACTTCGTGATCTTTATTTAAAAGAGATTCGCCTGATTTTCCATCATTAGCATGATTAAGATCAAACTCTGCTTCTTCTCTCATATTACGAACTTTAACGTTAGTAACTGGTACTCCTAATGCTCCGCCTAGCGCACTACGTACTTGATCTGTTGTACTTGGATATGCTAGACACACGTCAAATACAGTAATACCAATGTTGCGTTGTGTTGGAAAATCTACATAAGTTTCGGCGATTGGCATACTTTTGCCCGCTGAGCATGATTCTACTTTGTACATAGACAAAGCTTCTTTAATTTTTTTAGCGCAGTCTTTTGGACAGTCGCCGGCAATTTTAACCTTAAAATCGTAGGTTTGTTTGCTCTCTGTTAAGTACTCTTTAAATGATTTCATTGTGTAATCCCGTTAACTATATTTATTTCATATTGCGTAGTTTTTCAATTAAACTATTGCGATCTGTAATGATTACACCGTCGCCGTTTAAGTTAATGCCTTTATCGTCACCGATTTGCGCATCTTGATCCATCTTTTGTTTCTTAAGCTGTAGCTCAATCATCTTCAATTTTTTGTCAACTTTAGCTGATTTTGCATCAATTGCGTTCTTGAGCATAGTACCAGCAACTTCAAAAATACGTGCTGAATAACGTGCTTCTACATTCATGCCTAAGTCAATTAAGTCATCATAAGCATCTGTAGCACGTTGCGCGAGAGAATCAAACTCTGCGTCCGTAGCATCGCCTAAGCCTTTAACTGCTGGCAATGCGGCTGAGATTTTATCAAATTCGTCCATACTACGTAAGAATGGTTCAGGTTTAGAAATCTCAGCCTTAGCTTGTTTCTTTTCTTCCTCTTTGATAATTTTTTTACTCTCGGGAAGATTTAGGAGTTCTTCAAGTTTTTTAGTCATACTTTACTTATCCTCCACCATTATGGAATAAATCATTTTCGTTAACAACACGAAACTTAATGCCTTGCTGTTTACACCATAAATTAGCACTGGCCCACTTGGCTTGATTCTTAACAAACTGTGCTTGATTATATTTGTTTTTGCCCACACGTTCTAGTATTGATTGACTTGCTGGTTTTATTTCTATTAGTTCAACATGCATTTTTCCTAGCTTATCTACATATTGTATAAAGAAATCCGGCACATAGACTGTTTGTCTACCAGTTAGCGGGTCGCGATAAGGAATTTGTACAGCCTCACTTGCCCATTTTTGAACGCTGATATTTGTATCGCAAAATTTCATAAAACTAAATTCCCAGCTTGAGCGGTATGTAGGAACTTTTGTTCCTATATACTTTTCTGGTTGAGTCATTTGAAATTTTCCACGAGCAAATTTGCTAGCCATATATTATACTAAAATATTTCTACTTTCGTATGTATCCGTAGTTTGTGCGATGCGATAACCTAATAAACTAGTTTTTTCTCTGTAGCTATTTAAAATCTGTGCTACTACTTGACTTAGTTGAACTTGTGTTAAGGCGGTAAGACTGTCAAGCAATTCAAATACATTAACACCATCGATTCTAGCTTGGTTTAATAATACAATGCCTGTACTTCTTGCGCTTTGTTTGTCAAAGCCGTGTTTTGTAAAAAAACCGATAACCGCATCAATTTGATTGCTGGGAAAACTAACCTTAGTAGTATAATATTTGTCAAAGAATTCTTTGACTTCGACGGTGGACCCTACTACTGTTGATAATGGTAAATTAGAAGACATATTGTTATCTCGCTGTGTTTGTAAATGTAACTTGCTTTGCTGGTGTTACAGTTGATATTGTTTGAGTTTCTGGAAACTGAAAGCCTTGTAAACCGTTAAGTGGTGCTGGACTTGGGCTACCGGTTACTTTAGATAAAATATTTGAACTTGTATTAACATCTTCTTTCTGACGAGTATTTAAGTATGTGTTAGTTTGTTCTACTAATGTATTCAACGTCAATGCGTTGCCTGACGGTGCTGTTTGTTCAGCAAATGACGGACTAACTGGCGCAGCGTCAACATTACCAATTATTGAACTAGGTGTTTGATCATAATGCTCTAAACCAAACCCTTCCGGATCGCCGGCAGTTACTAAACCGCTACCATAGTTTACTGCTTCGTATTGAATAGAAATAGTATTATCGTGTGTAGTGTTTTGGCTGTAACTAACTTTATTGTGATTCCATGAAGAAATAATTGGATTAATTAATGTATAGCTGACAAATTCGTGCCGGGCCATTTGGTATATTGTAATATAATTAAAGAAGGGCGTTGTACTACCGTTGTCTAAACCGTAAGGGTTATTGACGTAGTTGGAGTTTTTCATCGCAGTTCTTTTATAGGCGCCTGGATTACCGCTACTGGATGGATCAGCATAATAGTAGCTATAATAATTTTGCCATAGTTGATTGACCAAACCCATGTTATCATCATGGAACGTCATGTTAATAGCGTTATATTTGTGCGTAGTTTGTACGTTTTTCTTTCTATTGTATTGATTTAATGTTTCAACAGCAACCGTATAGTTAGGTAAATCTGTATCTTTAACCATTACATTGATTTCGTTTCTATGACGTTGAACTAGACTAATATCTCGTAACGCCGCAGGATTAATATTAAATGCCACGTGAAATAAGAACTTGTGCTTGGGCGCAAGTCTAAATTGGTCGTCTGTAAACACACGAGCCGCGTGTTGTTGGTCACGAAGTGTAACGTTGCTAGGACGATATAAAAACGAATTGGGTGTAAAGGCCATACTAATATTTATTCAATATATTAACTGCGTACTTAATGAGTAGCCATAAAAAAGCCCACCTGAGTGGGCAATTTTATTAACGTGAACCTGACGCTGTTGCCGCTGTACCTAAACGACGTTGTGTCGGAGCTGCCGATCCACCGCTTGTTTGGATACAATTATCTGGTTGAATTGTTAAGTCAATTGTTAAAACATCTTGAGCACCGTAACCTAATGCGTTATACTGTGCTTGACGAATATAGCAACCATAACATTCCCATGTTTCAAGAACGTTAGGAGTTTGTGCTCCGTTACCACCGTCTAACATTTCAACACGCATTAAGAACTTGTAGTCGCCGCCTGAAGCTGCACTTGCTTGTTCAAAGAAGTCGTATTGTTTTTGCATTTGTTCGCCAACTAGCTTGGACACTGAACCGGTTACATCATCACGTAACTTTACAGTCATCTCAGCCCATGTTGGACGGCCAGCGTAGTTGATAGTTGAATTGTAAACCATAATTTTCTGGTTATCAAAGCTAACACTTGGTCGGGCCGCGTCTTGAACTTGTTTTGTTAATTCTGTTGTTGGTGTCGATACGCCAAAGTTTTCAAACATCACTCTAAAGCGATATTTTAACTTTGGCATTAACATACCTTGTGCACTAGCTGATTGATCCGATGCTAGCGGTACGGTAAATTTTGATAAACTTGCGATTGCCATGTTATATGCTCCGTTATTGTGTTAGGCCAGCAATTTCGCCAGTATTTTTCAAGCGTAATGGAATGTAAATAAACTCCACTGCTTTTACTGGTTCAATAGCAACGTCTAAATATAGTTCGTTACGATCAATACGTGCTGGTGTGTTGTTGCTTGTGTCGCAAACTACAATGTAGTCATATAGAGCACGTTGTCCTACTAATTCTAGTAATAGACTTTCTGCCGCACCTTTTAGTTCGTCTCGTGTAATCTTATCGTTTGGTTCAAACACATATGGCTTGGCCAATAGTGAGAACTGACGACGTAGATAAATTACCAAGCGAGCTACGTTAATACGATCTAAGCTACTTGCGTTTCTAGCACGAGTATACTGTCCGTAGTTAACAAGCCCTGTGCCTGTAATAAATGTTAATGGGTTAATTTTGCTATCAGCAAGTGTATCACGTTGTCCAGTGTTCAATGCTACTGACTGGAATTCACCTTCTGCTGTAATATAACCAACTGCTGTTGCGTTAGTAATACCACCGCGGCGTGTTCCTGCTGGAGCAAACCATGGATAAGAAACTTGGTCACTTAAAGCAATAGTACGTAACATCATGTGACTTGGAGGAACAACAATGTTGTTACCAAAGTTGTCACTAGTGTAGCCCCATGGATAGAAAATACCTAAGTATTCGTCTGAGCTTACTAAGCCAGTATCATTATCTTCTACTGCGCCAGCTGTGTTCTTGCCCCAGTTGTTCAAGCTAGTAGCATCACTAGTTAAACGTGCTGGTGTATCGCCAACTACGAATGCTGTTAAGCCTCTATCGTAGTTTAGACTTACTAACTCACCAATTAATTCAGGATATCCTGGGCAAGCAATCAAGTTAAACACACGAGATTCTTCGTCACGAATTTCTTGATTGGCATTAACAAGTGCTTGTAGAGCTTGTACAACAACTTTACGTTGTGCTTTACGTCCAAATGTTCCAACGCCATTTTCTTGGTTGCCAGACTCTGTAACCCAACGATGTGGATAGTAGTCAGTCATCAATTCGCCGTTGTTAAAACGAGCGTTTTCGCCGTTAACATCAACGTAATCACGTACAAATTTCTTAACGTTAAATCCGCTTCTACGCAAGTTCCATAACAACATACCTGTTGGATATAGTGCTGGATCTGGAGCGTCAAAGTCTAAGAAATTACTGTCTAGTAGTTCAACAATAGTGCTAGATGTTTGAGCAGTAGCAGTACCACCGTTTATTGCCCAACGAGCATCAGCAAATAAAATGCCGTCTTCTGTTGTTTGGTCAGTAGTGTCTACAGAAACCCATTTTTGTAAACTTACATTAAATTTGTAAATTGATGGATAGTTTTCAATGTCACTTGTGTCAATCCACAAGTCGCCTTGACGTAATGTTCCGCCATCTGGATTTAGTTTTGGCTTAGTAGCCGCTACCATCGGGCCACCTGCCCAAGGCTCTTGACCACTGTTCCATGTATAATTTTGATAGCCAACCCATGTTGTACCGTTGTTAATCATGACATCAACTTCGTCGACTAAACTGCTGTACCATAACTGGCCGTCAGCGGCTTCTGTTACCGGAGCAATTGCTGAAGTTGTAATATCTGCGTATGGGCTCCATAAACTAGCAACGTACTCGCCTGCTGTTGCGCCTGCGTAAAAGTTTACAGTTGTTGAGCTGTTATTAACATTAAACACGGTAAACAAATCAGTAATAGCAGTACCAGTTGTATCGTCAAATAATATTTCGCCGCCGTCATTGTGAGTAATTACCACTGCGCCGGTTGTAGTCTTAGATACTGTAATTCTAGAAGTAATCGGCAAGCCGTCCCATGTAGCATCAGCTAGTTTTGCTGTTAGTGCGGCAATAAAGCCGTCAACTCCAGTTGAACCTGTAAATGATACGCTTAGTGCGTCGGACAATGTATCTTTGCCTTTTACAGTTTCTTGAATTGTGAATACATTACTTGTAGATGTTGTGAACGATGTAATTACATCAGATGTAATTGTTGTCGAGCCGGCAGATCTACGAGCGTAAACTTTGAATGTTGCTTCAGAAGCAGTTAATTCTTCGATATTTGACTTGATGTACAATGCGCCCTGTGCTAAATTGATACCGCCGCCTGATGAATCTAAACCTTTTAAAGCGTAAGCCGAATCTTGATAAATTGGGGCTGTTTTTTCAATCCACGCACCAGTTGCTTCGCTGTATACTTTAACTCTCCAACGCGAACCTAAGTTAGGCTCAGTTGTTTTAATCCATAAAGAACCAGTCGGATTGCCGTCATTATAAGTGCTTGGACTAATTAGACGTTTAAAGTTTGGTACTACAGTATGAGTACTGATTTGTAATGATGGAGCTCTGTATGTGCCAGACGCCATGCCTACTTTAACTAACGCAGAACCTGACAGTACAATACTTACACCAGTTGAATATAATTCTAAACGGTTGTTAATAATTGCAGCAGTAACACCTGGGATTGCTGATGTTGCGTCGCCTTCGCCAGCGTCGCCTAGTTCAGCACCAGTCATGATGTCTGTAACTAATGAGCTTAATGTAGTGTGTCCAGTATAAATGTATTCGTCAGTACCATTAATAGTGATAACAAACGCATCGCCTGATGCTAGTGTTGGGCTTGAAATTGAACCTTGTACCACTGGCCAGCTGGCACGCCATGCTGTTGAACCTACCGCTACCCATGTACCTGCTGGTGTTGCTGTTTTAGCTTTCTTAAACCAAAGAGCATAATTGCCTTCGTCTAAAGTAATAGCATAATCGCCTACTGCGCCGATGCTTGCTTTAGGAGATGCTCCGTTGCCGCCGTTGCCAGCTTCTAATTTACTAGCTTCAGTAATGATTGTTGGGACTTGATTAACAAATGTTTGACCAGTGGTTACAGTTGCTTCTGCGCTGTTCCATTGGAAAATACCAAATTTACTATTAGCAGTATCTAACCAATATTGGCCATCTACTGGTGAGCCAGCTGGTGCTTCGGACTGGGCATCTAATTGATCCAAGTCTAAATTAGCACGAATAACATAAGCACGATTGCTTACGCCCAAATAGCTGTATGCTGTTTGTAGTCCGTATTCGTTCTGTTCGCCAGCATGAATAGGATTGTTGTTTGCGTCTGTTTTAAACGTAGGTGTACCAAACGTATCTGCCAAGTCTTTCTGACTTGTTAGCAAATATGTCTTGCCAGCATTGGCCGCTAGTGTGCCAGTTGCTGTTCCTGTGTTTGAGCCATTGGCTTTATTTTCAGCCGATGCTACGATGATTAAAGGGGTTGTGCCCGGTGCCGCTGGTGTGTAAAAACTTTCGTCTATTACGGTAACTGCTACGCCCGGTGAACTTAATTGAGCCATTTGTTGATCTCCAATGAATACGATTCCTACTTGTATTTAGTGGATTTTGGCAATTCGGCCTACATATACCGCCGTAAAAAGGTTTCAAAAAGGCTTAAATAAAATATGAGACCATTATGTAGTTGTGGACGTAGTCCTGTAGCAATTAATTATTATAAAGAAGGCCAACCTTTTTATAGAAAGTATTGTGGACCTTGTTTACGCGGTGTAAAAGCACCACGTTGGTCTACTGCTGGCTACAAAATAAAAAACACTTGTGATAAGTGCGGTTTTAAAAGCCCTTATTCAGAAGTGTTTAATGTGTTTCATGTGGACGGCGATTTAAACAACTGCCGCCACACTAATCTCAAGACTGTATGTTCAAACTGTCAGCGACTGCTTCATCGTGAAGGCGTGAAGTGGCGTCAAGGTGATCTTGTACCAGACCTTTAACTTGAGCAAACAAGTCATCGATTGATCCATTGTTATCTAGTATAGCATCAAACTTGGTTCCAACCCATGCTGTTTCGCTAGCATGTATACCAGCTTTTTCAAGTTTGCTACGGCTAGTAGACCATGAAAAATTACCAACTTCGCCACGATTAGCATTGATAGCATCTTCGTACCATTCGGGTTCTTCGCCACGGACAACACGTACAACAATGCCGCCTGCTGATTTAATTGATTTAATTTCGTTGGGGAAACGACAGTCTGAAATGACTACATCGTCCTTGCTGTTACGCAGTTTGTTTTCCAATGACGCAATCCAAATATCATCGTGAAATCCTCTACGGCAAACTTCTGTGCCCCAATATTGTAGTACCCAGCGAGGAGTCAAATTAGGCATGTTCAAGCGTTCTGCCCACCATGGATCTACTTGTTCACGCCATTCACGGGCGGATTTTGTGCGCCCTTCTAGCATTGTTCTGTCCCAACCAAATACATTGGCTACCGCATCTTTAAGAGTGTTGGCAAAACTTTCTCGTCGAAATTCGTGAAAGTTAGTTAAGTAATCTGCTATTGTATCTTTACCAGAACCAATAAAACCGCATACGCCAATAATCATAGTAGTCTCCTAATGAACTACTAGTATATAACAGTTTTATTACAAGGTCAAACTATTTGTTAGCCAATTACAAATGTCATCGGGGTTCCGCCTGACACATATTCAACCAATTCTTTGTCCATTGCAGCCAATTCTTCTTTGCCGGCTGACAATAATGCTGTGCCGTTAAGGGTAATAGGACTTCCTGGACCAGCGATAGATCCAAACTTGCTACGTGCTTCACCTAGCATCATTTTAGCTACTGCTAGAGTATAATCTTTCAACCATTGCCCTGAATAAATGTCTTGCAGTAATACAAAATCAGGACGGTAGTTGTGTGTGCGAATTAATACTTGTTCGCCTTCAGCAAAAGGACGTTGTAGTATTGTTAGTGTGTGATTACTTTGACGCCATTTAAATTCAATGTATGCGCCAAACATACGTCCTACTAATTTTTGATATCCGCTAAACAATTCGTATGTTGCTAGTCCACCCATCATACTTCCGCTCAACAAATAGCTGTTGGTATAAGCCAAGTTGAATGGTTCAAAAAGGGTACCGCCTGCCCCTAACCCACTTCTACTTCCTATTGCTCTTCTAAAAATACTCTGCACTTCTATTACTTCATTGGGCAAGCGGTACTCGTTTTGATCTTTAATTAATTCTAAAAACATGTAACTTTCTTCTACACTCGCTGAACTACGTTGTCTAAAACGTGCGATAGCACGATCTAAAGCAGTTTCATAGTGCTTTGGATCTAGTTCAACTTCGACCATGCCGTCCGCCAGCATTGTACGCACATAATCAAACACTTTATTGCGTTCGATTGTGCTATCTGACAGTCCGGGATCGGTTGGGTAAGTATCTGACATAATAAGTTCTCCACTCATATTTATCTTACGATAAATATCACTATGCCAAGAATATCATTATACCGACCAGAAAAAAGCAACGATTACAAGTTCATTGACCGCCAAGTTTCAGAGATGTTTCAAGCGGGTGGAACTGACGTTTATATACACAAATACCTGGGCCCTAAGCTGGCTACAGAGGGTACTGCTGACCAACCTATCTATAATGCGGTTAAAGAAACTAACATTCAAGATTTGCTGTTCTTAGAAAACCGCGATAGAAAATACGCTGAAGAAATTTACCGTATTCGTGGATTATATAATGTACAAAACATAGATTTTAACCTAAGTCAATTTGGTTTGTTTATTGACCAAGGCACATTGTACATGACTGTACATATTAACGATTTTATCAAACATCTTGGACGTAAACCTATTAGTGGTGATGTTATCGAATTGCCTCATCTACGTGATGATTTTGCTCTTAACGATTACGATATCAGTTTGCCACGTTACTATGTTATTGAAGATGTGGGCCGTGCTAGCGAAGGATTTAGTGTTACTTGGTTCCCGCATTTGTACAGATTAAAACTTAACAAGATTACTGATAGTCAGCAGTTTGCTGACATATTAGACAAGCCTGCTAAAGATGCTAACGGTGATAGTTCTAATCAAACATTGCGCGAATTACTCAGTACTCACAGTAAAGAGCTGGAAATCAACGATGCTATTTTACAGCAAGCAGAAGCAGACGCTGGACAAAGTGGTTACGAAACTAGACAATTTTATACTCTAGCAGTTGATCCAACTACTGGCAAGCCAGTGCTTAATACTTCAGACACTTCCACGTTAGACGCTAGTATCACTAGCATTACTGCTCTTGAAAGTAACGCTCGTCCACAACGTACTGGCTACACTGGCTACTTGGTAGCTGACGGATTTCCTAGCAACGGTTATGACTTTGGACACGGAATTCAATTTCCAGAAAACCCAGGCCCGGATGATTTCTTCTTGCGTACTGATTACTTGCCTAACAGATTATACAGATTTGACAGCACACGTTGGGTTAAAGTTGAAGATAATGTACGCATGACAATGACCAATACTGATACTCGTGCTACGCAGAAAACTGGATTTATTAATAATTCAACTTACATTTATAACGAGGCAGTAGTACAAGATTGGATCCAGCTTGCTGTTGGTGCCACAACAATTACAACCACTATCGATTATCCGCAGACAGCAGTATATCTAGTGTTGAAATTAGAAACTACAGAAATTGCCTTTACAATAGCAGACCACACTGGCATTGTTACCGATAACGGGTCTGGTAAAATATTAGTAACATTACCAATTATTGCCGCTGAGCAACAAGCAATTCCTTATGCGGGTACATGGAAATTAAGTCTATGTAATAATCGTGAAGCGCAAAGACAAAGTTTATCGAAAGCTCTTAGACCAAAGGCAGATTTATAATGCAACATTTTTACGATGGACAAATAAGAAGATATCTCACACAAACTATTCGTGTGTTTAGTAATTTTGTTGTCAAATACGGTGATGGAACACTTGTGCGTGTACCTGTTATGTACGGCGATGCCGATAAACAAGCCGCTACTGTTGTACGTCAAAACTCAGAAAATAAAATTAACTCAGTACCTAAAATTGCTGTTTATATTTCTGGCCTGGCAATGGACACTACTAGACTAAGCGATTCAACTTATGTAGGTAAGGTACATGTGCGTGAACGTGATATTAACGGTGATGTTTACACTACTGGACAAGGTAAGAATTATACTGTTGAACGTATGATGCCTACTCCGTTCAAACTTACAATTAAAGTAGACATATGGACGGCCAACACTGACCAAAAATTACAACTACTTGAACAGATTTTAGTGTTGTTTAATCCAAGTTTAGAACTACAAACAACAGACAACTATATCGACTGGACTAGTTTAAGTGTTCTTAACTTAACCGGAGTTAATTGGTCAAGTAGACAAGTTCCAGTGGGAACAACTGACGCCATTGACATTGCTTCACTGACTCTCGAAACTCCAATTTGGATTAGTCCGCCAGTTAAAGTTAAACACCTTGGTGTTATTACAAAAATTATTACCAGCTTGTATCAAGGATCTAGCACAGATTCTACCTACATTGACGGATTAGGTCAACCGTTAACAAATCCAGATGTAACACTGTCTTCATTGTTGGCACAAGATGTTGTCACTATTACAGATTACAACATACAAGTGTACAACGGGCAAGCAATTTTATTAGCAAAAACTGAAAGCAGTGTTCCTAGAGAACCTACATTAGATATTCCTGTACGTCAAGGTACACCAATTCAATGGCAAGATGTATTCGATGTATATCCTGGCAAATACACTGCCGGGTCCAGCGCATTGTATCTAACACAGCCTAACGGGGTTGAAGTAGTAGGAACTGTTGCTATCAGCCCGTTAGATCCAACACTACTTACTGTGGCGTGGGATAGTGACACTATTCCAAGTGATACACTAATTGATAGCCAAGGACGATTAGATAATCATCCAGACTATGGAGATGGTGTACAACATCGCAGTGGCAGTCCAGGAACATTTGATGCTATTGTTAATCCGCTTACATATAACCCAGCAACTCCAGATGCTGGTACTAGGTTGCTAATTGTAGAAGATATTGGCAGCGCAAATAATAGCGTACCAGCTGCCGCTTGGGGTACGTTAGTTGCTAATGCTAACGATATTATTGAGTGGACTGGCACTGAATGGAATGTAGTGTTTAATTCTGTTCAAGAAACCAGCACTATGGTGTGGCAAACTAATATATACAAGAGCCAAGCAAACTTTAGAGTACAGTATGTCTGGAATGGCGTACAGTGGGCTAAGAGCTTTGAAGGCGAATATAGGGTAGGCGAATGGAGACTAGAGCTTTAACAGATAGAATAGTATGTAGCGGAGCATTGTTCTACGCCAAGTCTACACGAAGATTTCTACTGTTACAAAAAGCTCATGGTAAACATACTGGCACGTGGGGATTAGTTGGGGGTACAAACTTACAACACGAAAATCCATGGCAAGGTCTACAGCGTGAAGTCCAAGAAGAAATTGGATCTATGCCCGCAGTAATTAAAACAATTCCATTAGAAACATTTGTGTCTAACGATAAAATCTTTAATTTTCACACATACTTGTGTGTAATACAAGATGAATTTATTCCTGTATTAAGCGATGAACATTGTGCGTGGGCATGGTCAACTATTGATTATGCGCCAAAGCCCTTACATCAGGGACTGCGTAACAGCTTTTCAAACAAAACAATTCGTACTAAATTACAAACTGTATTTGATATAGTGGAGTTAATCTAATGATTAAAAAAGCAGAATGTTGGATATTTCCGACCATTATAAATGTTTATAATTTGTTAGATGTGGTCGATCTAACAGAAGTTAACGAAAAAATTGAAGAAACTGAAGTAGTTAACACTTATCATAAGTTGTTTAATGGCAAGGGTTTAAGAAGTAACTCTTCTCAGTTTTTGGATTCAAACGCAACTCTCAAGAATGCTATTCAGGAATGTATAGATCTGTATGCTGATCAACTAGGACTATATCCGTGTAAACTAACCTATAGTTGGTGTAACATATATAGAGACGGCAGTACAATAAAGCCTCATCGACATGAACTCAGTTTAGTAAGCGGAGTATTTTATAGTAAAACCGATGATGATTCAGGGCAACTGGTGTTTGATAACCCATGTCAGCCTTTTAAAGTCAATGAAATTTCTACGAGATTAACTGAATACAACAGACAAGCATTTAACTTTGAAATTTCACCTGGAGATTTAATATTATTTCCCAGTTGGATGATGCATTATACTGAAAATAATTTTTCTAATCAACGATACGTGGTTAGTTTTGACACAGGATTAAAACAATGAGCTGGTTTATAAAAGATTTAAATTATACAAATGAGCCGTTTGCATACGCAACGGGTGTTCTTACAGATGATGAAATAAAATTAGTAGAAATATTGGCTAGCAAAAGTACTATGCAAGGAGATGGCGCTTTAGAAGGCGGTATTTCTGACGAGGCAATACGTAAAAATAAAATTTCCTGGCTTGAAGTCTGTGAAGAGTCTAAAGACCTTTACATAAAAATATCAAATGTTGTTCAGCAGCTAAATGAAAGATTTTATAGATACGATTTAACAGAAATGGAAAATTTACAGTATGCCGAATATCACTCAGATACACTAGGGCATTACACAACACACAGCGATGACGGTTACAAATATAATCTTTTTAGAAAATTAAGTCTAAGTATTCAACTGTCGGATGAATCGGAGTATCAAGGCGGCGAATTAGTATTCCATCGATTTTCAACAAACCATCCAGAAGCCGCGCCTAAAACCAAAGGAACACTAATTCTGTTCCCTAGTTATGTACTACATGAAGTAACTCCTGTAACAGAAGGCGTAAGAAAAAGTTTAGTTTCGTGGGTAGTAGGGCCAAGATTTAAATGAGATATTATATTGATACACTGTTTCCAACTTCGGTATATTATTCAGACCTTAACTGTATGGATAAACTGTTTGACTATGAACTCGATGTCTTTAAAATTTTTAAAGATATTGAAAACGATCCGCATCCGTTTGGCGAAAGTAGTTTAAGCACTTCCTTTTGGCACACTGAACACGGACACTTATACAACGATAGCAGATTTTCTGAGTTATCTTCAACTATACGTAAACAGGCAGTGTTATTCTGTGAAGCTTTGGGATATACTTCTTTAAAAGAAAATCAGTTAGTGTTCACAAACATGTGGGCAAACTTAATTGGACCTTACGATTATCATGCCCAACATATTCATAGTACTACTGGTAATGCTGCCATTAGTGGCGTATTTTATGTAGATTCCCCGCCTGGCGCAAAAATAAGTTTTGGTTCGCCTTATAGAGATTCCTACGAACCATTTAAGCCGTGGATTGATAATCCAGCAAATTTTTCTAAAGTATCATATGATTGTGTTCCTGGAAGATTAGTTATGTTTAAGTCTAATGTTTATCACGGTTATGATAGTCATCGTCAAGAAAAAAACAAAATAAGTATTCCATTTAATTTATCAATTATACCATATGCCGGTTGAATATTTTTTTCCTACTCCTATATACTATTCTTTTGTAAAGAATTTAGAATCGATTCACTGCGAAGTTGATTCTCATCTTGCGTCAGTTAAAGATATTGACTTGATAAATCCCTGGGGAGATACCGTACAAACGACATTTAAGTACAGACAGCATAATCGTGTTTTAGATAATATGCCTACTCTGCTATCAGAAATTAAAGAAAATTGTCAAAATTTTTTAGAGACAATGAACCATCAAGTTGATAGCGTTGATATCGAACAATCGTGGTGTAATATTTCAAACAGAGATTCATTTCAACATTTTCATATACACGGAGCTATGGATTTGTCAGGTGTGTATTACCATCAGACTACAAGTAACGACGGGGACATTGTTTTTAGAAACCCGTCGCTAGTAAATAGATTTCATAAATTAACATATAATATTAACAATTCTGTCAACTATAAACCAGAAGTTGGTAAAATTATATTATTTCCTAGTTTTTTAGAACATGCTGTATTTCATAATACTTCAGACGATAAACGAATTAGTATATCATTTAATATAAACGTAAATTTAAAATGAAAGAAAATTACAAAATTTTACGAAATTTCTTTAAAAAAGAAAAATGTTTAGAGATGACTACTAAACTTAGTAATTTATTACAACGAGGAATTTATAGAAATCCAGATTCGTTATGTACTTTGAGTCCTGCGTTCTACGGAATATTTAATGACGAGATGATAGAAATTCAAAAAAATATCGAAACACTAGTAGGAGAAGAATTATATCCATGCTATTCGTATGCTAGAATATATCAAAAACACGATATCCTCCCGCCACATACTGACAGACCAAGTTGTGAAATTAGCCTTACCGTAACTTTAAATTATGAAAAACATACATGGCCAATTTGGTTGATAGATCAGGGACAAGTTACAAGTATTGAACTAGATATTGGGGATATGTTACTGTATAAAGGAACAGAAGTCATGCATTTTAGACACCCCATGCAAGGACAAGAGTTTCAATATCAAGTGTTTTTTCACTACGTTAAAAAACAAGGCAATTACGCAAATTACAAATACGACTTGAATACAAGTTTACTATCAAACTTAGAAGCAGAAGAACAAAATTTCCCAGAATGGACTGATGATCAGCCGGACCGGATCATAAATAGAGACGATAAGGATACAAATTAATATGAATACCAAACCATCTGAAATATTTTATTTAGAAGATGTACTAAGACAAAATACGTTTGACAACATTGTTGCCGAATTAAAAAAACCAATCTGGCAATACGGTAGAGTTACTAATCCCGATCTGTGGGACGAGGATACAACAGTATTTTGGCAAGCCGATTTAAGTCTAAATACCCTAGTAGGGGAACAAGCATTTTATGAAATTATTGATAAATTGAACCAAATTGACTCTACTACACAGAATTACCAGTTTAAACTTTATAGTGCTATTGCTGGCGGTAAAACATTCGGGTTAGATGGCGGAATTCATACTGATAAAGACGTAGAATTTAACAACATGGGCGACGGATTCATGACCTTTTGTTTTTTCCCAAACAGAGAATGGAATCCAGAATGGGGCGGCGAGTTTCAGTTCTTTGATCAGGAAGGAAATATAATTGCAACATACTATCCTAAGCCAAACACATGTTTAGTATTTGATAGTAACATTCCGCACAGAGGGCTTGCACCTAATAGAGATTGTAAAAAGCTCAGGATGTACCTTTCTTTCAAAACATTTGTGAGTAAAAAATGGTACTTGGACCAAAATAACAATGATTCTTAATTTATTTTCATTACCGATATATAAAGTTAATATTTTAGATCAAATTGATACTGGTAATCTTGAAGAAAAGTTACAGTCTGAATTTGCTCGATCTTCTTCTGACCCAAGTGGTCTAGAAAAAAATGGCGGAGTAAGCACTTACGATACTAATTGTAATTTACATTTGGAAGAATATACAAAAACAATATCAAATATTGTGTTACAACATGCTAGATTATATTGGAAAGTATTAGATGTTGATCCTAGATTAGAACCTAGGATCGATCAGTGCTGGTCAAATATACATTATAATAAAAGCATTACTATAGAACATTCTCATAGTTTATATCCTATTGTTGCTACCCTATATGTAAAATCTGAAAAACATTCAGGAGATTTAGTAATGATAAATCCAATGGAGTATGGGCTAACTCATATTCCGTACGGAGTTGCTATTGAAAATAAAACAGAAACTTCTATTAAAGTTTCGACGGGAGATTTAGTATTGTTTCCAGGGTGGATTAGACATAAGACAACAGAAAATCTTTCAGATCAATCTAGAATTGTATTAAGTTTTAATATTCATTACCAAGGAACATATCTTGCGTCAAACAGTGACTATCTTGTGGATCATACGGTACATACTAGCGAAATTGATCAGTTACAGAATAAAATTCTAAAATTAGAATTTATCATAGATCATATGCAACGGAGTTTAAAAAATGATTAAAAAACCAAGAAGAATGCATTTAAATGAAAAAATACTACGTGTTCCTACGAAACTTTATGAAGAGCGACTAGCAATTTGTAAAACTTGTTACGCCTTCGATGCCGCTGGAGAAACAGGAGGTACTTGTAAAATTATAAATGTGCCTGTTACAGCTAAATGCGCTTTAAAATCTGGTTCTTGTCCGATGGGATTCTGGTCGTCTAATTATGACAATTAAAATTGGTTACTGTCCTTGGTTTGAAAAAAATAATCGAACTACAAATACTGCTCTTAACTATTATGGCTGGGCAGATTTGGCTTACTTTGATTTAGAACCGCTAGATACTTGGGAAAATTCAACAGCAAGGTATCATCAGTGTCCTGCGTTTGTAAAATATGTAAAAAATACATTTGTATTAAGAAATACAGTAGATTTAGTATTGCACTGGGACAAATATAACCAAGTAGTAAGCACAAATTTACCCAAGGATGCGGCCGATGCGTTGGTAAGAACTCACTGGGGAGATTTTGATACTGACAAAGATCGCCCAATTGTTGCAATTAGTAATAGTTTTGTGTTTGTTGCAGATCAGCCAGTCTATGTCGAATTCTTACCTCCGTTTAATCATATTGATCATTCGTGGAGATTAATTCCCGGAATGTTTAATATCTTTTCGTGGCAACGGCCTGTAGTAACTACTATTGAAATGTTAACAGACGAAGTTATTCTAAAACGTGGTCAGCCCATGGCTTATATTAGATTTAGATCTGACAACCCAAGTGATAAGTTTGTTTTGAAAAAAATAGAACGTACTGAACAACTAGAACATGCTGTAAACAGTTGTCTCACATTAAAACAATATATGCCAAAATTAAGTTGGAAAATACATAACGCTATTAATAAGTTAAGGCCTAAAAAATGGCTGTGAAGAAAGTAGCGATTCTAGGCGGGGGCACTTCTGGCTGGCTAACAGCAATATTTTTTAAAAAAGTTTGGCCGGCACTAGAAATTACAGTAATTGAAGATCCAAAACATCCTCCAATTATAGCAGGAGAAAGTTGCACAGCACCCTTTGTCGACTTGTTAGATTTTTTAAATATTGACGTAAACGACTGGATTAAAAAAGTAGATGCTTTTCCTAAATTAGGGGGAAAGTTTGAAGGCTGGGGCCCCAATAATTCTGATTTTGTACAACCGTTATTTTCTTCTTATAAGAATCGGTGGGATTATAAAAATCCAGAGTTTGGCAAAGATAATGTTCTACTCAAAGGATTACTTGCTACAGGTTTACCCTTACATAAGATTACGGTGTCTGGTCATTTATTAGAAAATAATATAACACCTTTTACTTCTACCGGATTCGTAACTAGACCAATGTATCATTTTGACAGCAGAAAAAATGCAGAATATTTTAAAAATATCGGCAAATCATTAAACATTAATCTAATTTTATCAAAATATCAGTCTTGTAAAATATCCGATAATGGAATTGAAAGTTTAACTTTAGAAGATCAAGAAGTTTGTGCAGATTTTTATATCGATTGTAGTGGATTTAATCAGTTGTTATTAAAAAAAGCATTAGGAGTTGAATTTAAAAATTTTTCTAAATATTTCCCAGCAACTAGTGTAATAGCTTGGTGGGACGAATCAGATTTAAAACCATATTCAAGAATGATTGCCATGGATTATGGCTGGCGATTTAATATAGACTTACGGTCTAGAAGTGGAAACGGTTATGTCTACGACGGGTCTTTAATTTCATCAGAACAAGCACAACAAGAAGTTGAAAGAAAACTTAATAAATCCGTTAATTTAGTTGCCAAAGCATCTTGGCAAGCTGAAATGGCTATTGAACCTTGGCAGAAAAATGTAATAGCAATAGGACTTAGTTCAGGATTTTTAGAACCGTTAGGATCAGGTGGTCATACTATGATTGCCTTGACTTTACAACTACTTTCAGAATTTTGGAACCCAGAAAAAGAAACACACGGCCATGCAACTACGCTATTAAATTCTCGATATAAAGACATTGTTGATGATACTGTAGATTTTATTTCATTACACTATCGAAATAACAGAAGTGATACTGAATTTTGGAGGAAACATTTATCGGAAGAAACTGTTCCTCAATCGTTAAAACTAAAAATTGAACAACTTAAATCTGGAAACTTTTACGATATTGGGGTTGCATACTCTTTAGAAAATTATGCCGTAGTATTACAAGCATACGAGTTAATTGATAAATCATTGTTAGCTAATATTATTCGTTACAAAAATGAAAAGTATTTAGATCAATGTATAGAAGAATATAACTTACTAAACAATCAAGCAAAACTAATAATCAAAGACTGTATTCCTACAACAGAATGGAAAAAATTATATGATTAACAATTTAATAATTCTCGGCGGCGGAACTAGTGGACTAGTTAACGCAATTATATTAAAGTCTATCTACCAAAAGCTCAACATTACTATAGTAAAGTCCTCTGATGTTGGCATCATCGGCGTAGGTGAAGGTTCAACTGAACACTGGGCTCGTTTTATGCAAGTTGCAGGAATCTCCGTACACGAACTGTTAAAAGAAACAGATGCAACGTTTAAATCTGGTATAAAATTTATCAATTGGAATGGAGACGATGACTATTATTTCCATAGTGTTCACAGTCAATTTTTAACAGAAAGTTACAATGGTTCTAATAATATATATTTAAACATGATTGCAGGAGGAAAAACTCACCACGATATTATTCCTGATAACATTCATAAGTCAGTTCATTACGAACCTTTAGAAGGAACAGTCAATCAATTTCATTTCAATACCATGAAACTTAATGATTATCTCATTAAGCAATGTTTAGTTAGAGATATAAAAATTATTGACGATACAGTAGACGATGTTATTTTAGATGACACGGGCCATGTTTCAAAACTAATAGGCAAGTTAGGTGAATATTCGGCAGATTTTTTTATTGATTGTAGCGGTTTTAAACGTGTTATATCTTCTAAATTAGGTGCAAAGTGGGTAGACTGTTCAGACTATCTACCAATGAATTCAGCATTTGCATTCCCTACAGAAAAAATGGAAGATATTCCTTCACACACCCTTAGCACTGCAATGAGTTCAGGATGGATGTGGCGAATACCAACTAATGATAGATTTGGAAATGGTTATGTATATTGTGATAAATTTATTACAGACGAACAAGCTATTGCAGAAGCACAATCTGTATTTCAAAAGCCTATCAACATTGCAAAGACATTTAAATTCACTGCTGGATATGTAGATAAATTTTGGATTAAAAATTGTGTGGCTGTTGGGCTGGCTGGGAGTTTTGTTGAACCGTTAGAAGCCAGTAGTATAGGAACTTCTATTCAACAGGCATTTGGCATCGCCAACTCTTTAATAAATTACGAGGACGGTGATCAATCATTGATTGACAAATACAATTATGATTTTGAAAGCGTGGCTAAAAATATTATTGATTTTGTTCAACTACATTATATAACTAAAAGAGAAGATTCTGCTTTTTGGAAAAATTGTAAAAATTTAAAATTAACTGAATTTAATCAACAAACATTAGAGCATTTTAAAAAATACGGTCCTAATACAACTTTCTTTAGTAAGCCATATATGCTTTTTAGGGAAGTAAATTGGTTATTAGTCATGCACGGCTTAAAAATGCTCGACATAGAAAGTATAAAGAATATGATGTCACAACAAAATGACGATATATTGTTTTCAACAAACGAACTTCAAAAAGATTTTAGTAAATTTGTTGAAAAACAAACTATGATTACTCATAGAGAATGTTTAGAAATTTTAAAATCTAGAAACTCCGTTCATGTTATCAGTATGGAACAGTGATGGCTATAGAGCAAAAGTCTTTTCCAAATTACGGGTATTCAATGTCAGTTTTGCCCGACGACGTGTTATGTATAATTAAAGAAGAAATTAATAATTTACAAACTAACAGTAAAATTTATAAAAATCTAGCAGGGCATTTAGAATCGCAACATTATCTAACAGAATCTCGAAACACATTATCTCCAATTATTTTAGAAATGGCGGCTGAGTATCTGCTTTCTTGGAATTTTAAAAACGAAGTACTTAGAAATAATCCAAAGGCAGATGTTATCTCTTTTAAATTAGATGATATTTGGGTAAATTTACAGAAAAAGACAGAGTATAATCCGTTACACGACCATTCTGGAGTTTTTAGTTTTGTTGCTTGGATCAACATACCCTACAATTTAGAAACAGAAATGAAACTGCCGAATGTCGAATCTTCAAATAACCCGTTAGCAACAACTTTTAACTTTGTCTATACTAATGTGTTTGGAGAGATTATTGCCTTGCCATTTTTTGCTGAGAAAAAACACGAAGGAACTATCATTTTTTTCCCGGCAAAGTTAAAACATTTAGTTTATCCATTTTTAACTTCAGAAGAGCATAGAATAACTATTTCAGGAAACGTGTCCCTTAACACCGCTGTGTGATAATTACATATATCACATTAGGAGACATATGAGTAACGTGAATAAAATAGTGATAGTCGGTGGTGGTAGTGCTGGTTGGATGAGCGCAGCCACTCTGATTAAACATTTTCCAAATAAAGAAATTTATGTTATAGAAAGCCCCAATGTTCCCACTGTCGGTGTTGGTGAAAGCACTATTGGGCAAATAAACGAATGGCTGTACGATCTTGATATCAAGGATGATGACTGGATGAAACAATGTGATGCCAGTTATAAGATGAGCATCAAGTTTACTAATTTCTATAAAGAAGATGCGGGTGCCTTTCACTATCCATTTGGTGTTCCAGTAGTTGAAGCCAAATTTTTTCCGTACGGAGTCAATGACTGGTATGTGAGGAAATCTGTTCATCCTGAGATACCGGTTTCTAATTTTGCGGACACATATTTCCCCGCAATGACATTAATTAATAAAAATAAAATTACCGACAATAAAAACAATGAAATACCAGGCTGGAACTTTGATCGAGATGTGGCCTATCATTTTGATGCGGCAAAGTTCGGTGCTTGGCTGAGAGATTCGTATGCTGTTCCTAAAGGGGTAACACATATACCTGCTGAAGTAACATCTATACAAACAAACAGCGAAGGTGTTGAACATCTTGTATTAGATAATGGCGATAAAGTTACTGCTGATTTATTTTTAGACTGCACAGGATTTAAATCTATTATTTTAGATAAGACGATGAAGGTTCCTTTTGAAAGTTATAGTGATTTACTACCCAATAACAGTGCATGGGCTACACGTATCCCATTTCAAGATAAAGAAAAAGAATTAGAACCGTTTACTAACTGTACTGCTATAGGTAATGGTTGGGTTTGGAATATTCCGCTATGGAGTCGAATTGGAACTGGATATGTTTACAGTGACGAATATATTTCAGACCAAGATGCATTAGAAGAATTTAAAGAATATTTACAAAAAGAAAGAGAAGTGCCAATTCCAAAATCTGTCATTGACTCTTTAGAATTTAAAAATATTAAAATGCGTGTAGGAATACACAAAGAAATTTATCACAAAAATGTCTGTGGTATTGGGTTAGCTGCAGGGTTCATTGAACCATTAGAATCTAATGGTTTGTATACTGTTCACGAATTTTTATTAAAATTAGTTGCAATACTTAATAGAAATTCTGTAAGTCAATTTGATAAAACTGCCTTTAATGAAGGATGTAGAGGAGATTTTAGAGCTTTTGCTGAATTCGTAGCCTTACACTATGCTATGAGTCACAGGGACCAAACTCCTTATTGGCAGGCTGTGCAACATCGTGTATTTCCAAAAACTATGCCGTTGGGCGTATATGCTACATCTGGAATTGACAGTATAATACATAGAAAGTTTGTAAGCCATTTATATGATATGGACATGGGCGGCACGTTGATGATAGCAACTGGCATGAACTTGTTTCCGTTTGACAGTAGTCTACTAAAAAGAACGCTGTTTAGAAATTCTAATGCAGAATATCTGACCTACTTACAAGATGTTTGTTGGCATAAATGGGATGCTGACTTAGATCAAAGAAATGAATTTGCTGATTCTGCTCCAACACTATATCAATATTTAAAAAGCAAATATGATTAACTTTATTAAAGAGCTGTTTTCTAAAAAGAAAGAAATTATTACTTTTAGTTGCAAGGACTGGGCTATACGAAAATATTCACCGGTTGAATTAGGGGAGCAAAAATTACCTCAGGAATATTTAGATTTACCTGTGGGGAAAATTTGCCCGTTTGAAAGAAAAAATCAAAGTTATCAACTTTCAGCAAGACAATGTCCGTCGATTAATTCTTTTTTAAAGTATGGATATGTTATCTCTGCTTGGTGCGATATAGAAATTAGTTTTGAAGACGATCATGTGTACATCAAATATAGTAATTTAGATTATAATCACGATGTACACACAGAAAATCAATATCAAAAAATTATAGGTGATCAATTTGATGTTAGACTAATTATAAAAATAAACAACCCGTGGCATATAAAAACCTTAGATGGATATAGTTGTTTCTGGATGCCAATTTACTATACAAATAAGAATTATCAAGCTATTCCTGCTATAGTGGATACTGATTTGATGTTAAATGACTTACCAATTAATCTAGCATTTTTTGAAAAAAAATATACTTTGATAAAAATGGGAGAACCCTTAGTTAAAGTTATTCCTTTTCGTCGAGAGCCAATTGACGCTGTAAGCAAAAAATACGACTCTGCTGATGAAAATAGATTTTTAAATATCCTGGGATTAAATGGACTTAGTAGATATAATTGGCGAGGGTTTATTACTGCAAAAAATAAGTTTAGTTTGGATAAAAAAGACTTAGACATTGAATCATGATCAACTTGGAACCTATCAATCTTTGGCCTAGTTTAATACATAAATCTGTTTACCCTGGAGATTTGACAAATATTTCTAGTAAATTTTTGACACTCTTTAATGAAAATTCAAATCATAATTTAGAAAAAAACGGTGGCAAGTCTACATACAGTACTGTAAACAACCTAATTACCGACCCAGTGTGCGGCAAACTAAAAGAATGGTTAATTCAACAAAGTAAACTAGTTTGGGATTTATCTAATTTTGTTGATCGTCCAAGACGTGTGCATAGAAGTTGGGTAAACTTACATCCTCCAGGGGCATGGACTGATGAACACGACCATGCAATGTGTCATCAAAACATTGTTGTTTATTTAAAACAACCTGAATTAGGTGGTAACATAATGTTTAAAGATCCTCTACAATACACATTTTCTGGATTTCCAAAAAATAATAAAAATGACTGGACAACATTGGAAGTTAAACAGAACGATGTAGTTTTTTTTCCTGGATTTTTACATCATAAAACAGAAATTAACTCTAGTCAAGAAGATAGAATGGTTATGACTCTAACTATATCCGTGGATATATTTGCTGATGAATAATTATAGAAACGTAACATTATTAGGAAAAATTCCACTACTCACTAGTCAGTGGTCAGAATTCGATAACTATAAAAAAGACATCGTTGATCTTTGTTTAAAACTTGAAGTTCCTAATACGATAGAATCTAATATAGCAGTTCATGCGAAATCAGATTTGTGGGAATCGTCTTTCGATTTTTTAGAAAAACAAACAGATATTAATAATTTAAAATTATGGCTGATACAGGAATCTACTGAATTAATCAATAATTTTAACAATAGTAATTACAGAACAGTTATAACAGAAAGTTGGGCACATGTTACTAGGGCAAGTGGATATCATAAACCTCATTATCACTGTGGCTCAACTTGGTCCGGCATTTTTTATGTTGCTGGTGAAACTAATAAAGGAGGAAGTAATAATTGGTACTTGCCTTATTACGTAGAAAGACAGCCTGGGTTAGAATTTGCAGATAGTATGTACACTGTTAATTGCCAGCCCGGAACATTAGTGTTATTTCCCAGTATGCTACTTCATGATGCTGATGTGTATCAAGGAACCCAACCGAGGATAGTTATTTCTTTTAATTCCATATGCTTATAATAGACGACGTTATTGTGTTAGACGATATTGTTCCTAAACAATATCAAGATTTGATAGAAACTCAAATGTTAGGTGACAATATACATTGGCACTACATGAGAGACATAACCTTTGATGTTGAAAAACTCAATGAGTTAAAGGTTACTGTTGCTAAACCTGCATTTGCTCACAAATTTTACGACAGGACTGCTGGGATTATTAGCCCTGGATATGGATTAGTATTGCCCATTGTGTACAATGCTTGCGAAAAAATTAAGTTTCATGTAAACGAAGTTATTGCCGCAAGGAGTTTTTTAACTATTCCCCTTCCAAATCTAGAAAGCGCCCTAGATCATCCGCATGTTGATAGAGAAGTTTCTCACATAGTAGTTCTATATTATGTTACAGATTCTGACGGAGATACTGTGATATATGACAAAACTTTTAGAGATGTCTCTCCTGATCATCTTAGAAAAGAAGATTTACAAATTTTTAAAAGTGTTACGCCTAAAAAGGGAAGAGCCATCGTATTTGATGGCTCTCGATATCACACTAGCACTAGGCCAACTACTGGACACAGATGTGTAGTTAACTTTGGTGTATGGTAATTATGTTGGTGGAAGGTAATTTCCTGGATCGCCTTCTGCACCTGGCTTAGGCACCGCACTTTTAACTGTTTCAATCGACTTAAACCATTGGCCAGTAGGCGATATAGTTCCTGTATCGCGAATCTCTTTAAACAACATATCTAATTGATCTCCCATTGGAGGATACGCTCTCATTCGTTGCATATAAAATGGCTCAACTGGATTTCCAAATTCGTCTCTAGAATGGGAGTGTGGGTCAGAAAATTCGCCAGTTTCCTCACTATATCCCCAGCCAGTTTCACAGTTATCAGGGCAATCAACCCAGAAGAAATCTGTAGTTGTTTCAAAATCAGTTTCATCTGGTCCTAGTATCTGAGTTACTTGCCAAAATCTTTTATCAATTAATGCTCTTTTCATGTTCCTAATTCCTATTTTATTTATACTCGTAGACGATACAAATTCCGCCCTTGCCATTTCTGCCGCCTTGGCTGTTGTGTGCCGGGTTAGTTGCTGTGCCGCCTGATCCAAAGGCTGCTACATCTTGCGGCTGCTGACCTCCATGTCCACTAGGTTGGCCGCCTCCAAAGAAACTTATTCCGCCATGTCCTGGAGCACCGTTACCGTTATACTGATCTTGATTATTATGGCCACCACCTCCACCACCCCATACATTTAGTTGCCCAGAAGATCCAAGGCCACCCAGGCCACCGTTATGTTGTATGTGAGCATTGGCGCCACCACCACCGGTAGCCGCTACAAATGCACCAAAACTAGTAGTGCCTCCGCCTGGGCTAAATCCAAAGTATACTCCGCCAGCGCCACCACCACCAACAGTAACCGTAACTGTAGTAATAGCTGTAGCATCTATTACTCTTTCAGCATAACCGCCTGCGCCACCTGATTCAGCATACGCACGGCCGCCTCCTCCTCCTCCGCATACAATCACATGTAGTAATCTTACATCAGGACCAGATTTAGTATAAGTACCAGGGCCTGTAAAAGTATAGACATTTTTTATTTTTTCGCCAGCTTTCAAAATGTTTTCTCGAGCTGCATAATTGGTCATTAATGTACCGTTGGCGGCTGTACTTTCAGGATCATCTGTTACATTTGAAATAGTTGTTCCGTTGACAACAATTGCTGTTCCCGTTGCTGCCAAAGGCGTTACGGTACCTACAGACGTTACACTCATAGAACCGCCACTTATAGCAACGTTGTTTGAAGCCTGTTTTCCTAGTGTATCAATCACTTTGGTAACAACTGCTGAGGCATTTCCTTGAAACGCTTTACCGTCTTGTACATTAATTGCAAATTCTCCTGCTATTAAAGAACCAGGTACTTGCGTTGTTGTGTTAGAATTTTTAAATTTATATTTTGGCATAATTTTTTACCTTAGTTCATATACAATACAGATACCACCACGACCAACACTGCCTTCGCCACCTGACCCGCCGACTGATCCAGTACCGCCTGCGCCCGGTGCGCCATGGTCTGCTGGTCGAGAAGCACTATGATGACTATTTCTAGATCCTCCAAAGAAGCTGGAGCCTCCGCGACCCACAGCTGAATTACTAGGATTGTTTACACCATTATTGTGACCCATGCCGCCGCCGCCGTATGCATTTACATCGCCGTTTGAGCCGATACCGCCATGCCCTCCTATGTGACTACCGTGCTGGTTAGCACCATAACCGCCGCTAGCACTTAGATACGAGCCAAAACTAGTAGTGCCTCCATTGGCGCTAACTCCAAAATAGTTGCCACCGGCACCGCCGGTGCTTGAAACTGTCACAGTAATTGTTGAAATGCTGGCCGCGTCAAATGTTCTCTCAGCATAACCTCCAGAGCCGCCACTTTCTCCATAGCCGCGGCCACCGCCGCCGGCGCCAACACAGATAACTCTAATTCTTCTAACATCGGTGCCTGATTTGGTATAAGTAGAACTTGCGGTATATGTAAAAACATTCTTTACTAATCCTCGGGTGTTACTATCAATATATGTTTTTATTGCATTTTGTGTTGCAATGGTACTGGAAGAGGCATCAAGAGCTGTAGAAGTTGATACACTGGTAAATGCTTTATTGCCGCCTCTAATCCACAGTCTTACATGAGAAAGATATACTGCTTCGTCCGCTGGGGCTTGTTCTACGTTGGAAAGATGTCTAGCTGAAAATGTTGATGGAGTATGTGCATACCATCCGGTATCAATAATAAAATACCCATTGCCGCCAAGACCTTCTGGAGCACGACCTACGCCGCCCCATGGCGCTGTTGAATACCATCTATTTCCGTGCCAATTTAAAGTTGTTCCTGAAGCAGTTGTAGCTATTACTGGATAGCTTGACGCACTTTTAGTAAAAGTAGTTCTCGAAACTTCTGCGCCACCGTTGTCTGTAGTGAATAACTGGTTAGTTTCGCCGTCAACGCTGTCTACTAAATGCCAAAATACTTGATATCGTACTTCAGTGTGCGCGGGGATTCCTGTTAGGTTCAATGTGTAACTTCTAGGCCCTGCGGTCCAGCCGTGAGCACTAATGTTGCCCAAGCCGCCAAATTCAGTCATAGTAGTTGTGGTTGCATCGTTCCATACTGCTGTATTTCCTGCGGCATTGCCACCTTCATCATACCAAATTCTTTCTGCCGGTAATCCTAAAGATGTAAGATTCGCATTTGTTGTAGAAACTGTTGTTGCATCAATTGTTCCGCCAGTGATTGTTATAGCATTTGAATCTTGTCTTCCTAATGAATCACCAATTAATACCGGATTAAGTGAGGCATTTCCCATCCAAAGTTTAGAATCTGCAAGGTTTACAGCAAGTTCGCCTTGCTCTAAACTTCCAGCTGCCGGAACCGCCGAAGCAGTGGTTGATGTTTTAATTTTTATTTTAGGCATAATATTTTATTTGTACTCGTAAACTACGCAAACGCCGCCTTGACCATCAAATCCTCTGTCATAGTTGTTGGCGCCGTTATTATAAAAATTTGATCCTGTGCCGCCTGCGCCAAACGCACTGTTATCCTGCGATCTAGCAGTGTAGTGTACTCCTGGAGTAGACCCACCAAAGAAACTGTTTCCGCCATGCCCTGGATTGTGATGACTTGATGTGTGGCAGTTAATGTGGCCACGGCCGCCGCCGCCGTGAAAGTTCAAATTACCGCCTGAGCCTATGCCGCCTTGGCCGCCGGTGTGGTCTTGATTGTTATTTGCGCCGGCACCGCCACTTGCTGAACAAAATCCGCCAAAACTAGTAGTCCCGCCGCTAGGGCTATAACCATAATACACGCCACCGCCGCCACCGGTGCTTGAAACTGTCACAGTAACAGTAGTTATACTAGTGGCGTCTATCCATCTTTCTGTAAAGCCGCCGGCGCCGCCGCTTTCTCCATAGCCGCGGCCACCGCCGCCGGCGCCAACACAGATAACTCTAAGTTGTCTTACATCAGTGCCTGATTTAGTATAAGTGTTACTGCTGGTATATGTAAAAATATTCTTTAAAGATCCTCTTCCTAAATTAACATTTCCCTGCACAGCAAGTCTTGTTGGTAATGTAGTATTGCTAGAACCTAATCCGTCGGCGTTTGCAACAGCATTGATTGTGGCTCCACTGTTTAGTTGCAAGTTAGTTGTAGAAATCTGTGCAGGCACTGTTGCCCCAATACTAGTACCATTAATTGTTCCGCCAGTAATTGCCACAGAATTAGCAGCATTCCTTGCCGCAGTTCCAACTATTTTTACAACGCCGCCCGCAGTTCCAACAAACATATTACCATCGCCGGTGTTCATAGCAAGCTCGCCTACGTCTAAGCTGGCAGGTACTGCTCCTGGTGTAGTACTACTTTTTAGTTTAATTCTTAATGGCATTAAAACGTGCCCCCGTCAATAGTGCCGTTTCCTGTCAATGTAGTATTTAGAGTAACTGTATTGAATGTTGCATCGGCTGCGTTTGTTGCTCCAATGTTAACTCTGTTCATAGTGCCTGCTACCGCAGGATTTATTGTAACAGTTCCCGTTCCAGTTGGACTAATAATAACGTTGCCGCTAGCTGGGTTAATATTAACTGCCGCGGCGCTTGGGCTTAATGTAATTGCTCCAGTAGCACTAAATGTTGTTGCTAAAACTGGGCCGCCTTCGTTGTTAACAATAACATAATTTGTACCGTCTGATGTTAAGGTATAGGTTGCATTAGCTGGTATTGTTTGCGATGAAGCCGCAGTAAAACCTGCACCTAAAATGTTTCCTGAAGGTGTTGTTAACGTAACAACGCCGCCTGTATTATTAAAAAAGCTCTGTGTAATACCAGAAAACTGCATGGGCGAAGCCAAAGTTACTGTGTATGGCGGGGTGCCGGTTAGTGTTGTTAATAGGCCCTGTGCAGGCGTACTAAACGAAGCTGCACCGCTACTTGTTGCTGCCGTATTAATAGTATTATAACGTGCCATGTTTTATCTCTCTATAGTTTTAATTATGATGTTGATGTTTCAATGCCGTAAATGTTTACATTTACTGTTGCCGTCGAAGCCCACACCGTAATATATTTTGCGCCACTTGCAGCAGCTAAAACTAAGCCTGTACGCTCAAATACGCCGCTTGGTGTAATAGCTGTTCCAAATTCGATAGCTTCACTAGCTACTAACGAACCAGTTGGTGTTCCAGCACTTCCTAAACTAGCACCTATATACAAACGAATAGTTGCCGGCGCAGATGTACTAGTATTAGTAAAACTAACGTTAACTACGCTGTATGTATTATTAGGTACTACGTAGGTTGTAGTAGCAGTCGATGCTGCCGGTGTACCTGTGTATAAAATTCCTGTTGCCATTTTTGTTTCTCCAAATTTATTTTATCGTTGCCCGAAGAATATAAGAGCAACAGGTGCTCCATCAATTCCGCCGACGAAATTCATCTTGCTTGTTACCAAGATCTGTGTGCCGTTAGTATTACTTATCGTATTTCCAGCAATGTATATCTGGCCGGATGTTATTGTATTTACGTTCAACGAACTTTGACCGCCACCAATTTGGGCTGTAATAAACGATTTAATTGCTTTTTGCGTTGGTACAATACTATCGCTGTTGGCTGTAAAGTATGGATCTGTACTAAATTGGGTAATTGTAGCCGATCCAACTCCTAAACTAACCGAGCCAAGTGTCAAACTCTGCAATCCTGACAAGTTAAACGCACTAGCGTTCAATGTAGCAGTACCAGTTGACTGTTGAACTCCAAACAAGTTACCAACGTTAAAGTTACCGTCTTGGTCAGTACTTGTAAAGAACACTCGTCCACCGCCGACAAACAACTGTTGGTTAGCCGCTACAGCTTTTGTAGGATCGACATACGGATAATTAGTTGCTGAGAAGCCGCCAGTACCGATGTACAAGAAGTCATGTCCAGTTAGTCGAACGTTACTATATAGTAAGTTTGTAGTAACTTTATCGTCATGGGCAGGTGCCAATAATGTTGATATTCCTGGATTAATTTGGAATGTAGCACTATAATTACCTGGGATACCTAATATGTTAGTCACTTGAACTAGTTTGTACCATCTTTGTGTTCCGGTAATACTGTAAAACACCACGTTACATCCTGCTTTCGGAATTTCAAATAGTCCGCTTATGTTGACAAATGTGCCTACTTGATATAAATCAGCATATCCGTCACCAGCATAACTAGCTGTCGCTGTTGTATTAGTAATACCACGATGATTGAAACTTGGATTTCCTAATGCGCCATTGCCAATACGGCCAACTAATGGCGCTGTATTAACTTTGTTAGGATCTGTTTGTGTAATAGTTGGCCCTGCAAAATATGTCATTCCACTTATTGTTGCGGCAGTTAAAGCAATAACTGTTCCGCCAGCTGTTGCTGAAATTTGAAATGTATTTGCAGTTGGGGTTCCTTTAACAAAATAATATGTTCCAGGACTAATACCTCCAGGACTATTGTGTGCAGTACTATTAAACACAATTGGTTGATTTGCTGTTAAGTTAATAATGTTGTCAACTGTAATTGTTCCGCCACTTGCAGTACTTGTTGATACAACATTGCCTCGAGGAAAACCACTACCTGGTTCAACCATTCTAATTTCACTAACTTGATTGTTAACTACTCTTGCACGAGCACTTGGTGTTGCACCAGTATAAATTCTGGCAGCTATTTTTCCACTAGTATTAGATACCGATACCCACGTTGGAACTGCTCCTAGTGTTGCGTTGTTTGGATTGCCAAATGCAAGACCTAGCCAGTTGCTGGAACTTGGCATTCCGGTTGCATAGTAAGTCCAATTTACGCCGTCTGGGCTAGTTGCTACAGCTTGACTTGAAGTTGCAATTGCTACAAACAGACCTTGGCCGTAGCTAATTTTGCTCCAAGTTGTTATGCCATTTGCAAACAATGGATTATTTGCTGTTACTACCCATGTATTATTTGCGACATTTGACGGAGTAATTGTCCACGCATTTGGTTGCCAATCAGTTGTATAATTAATTGTACCATCGCTGGCCAGTGCTACAAATCGTCCGTTACCGTAGGCAATACTTGCCCAAGTTTTATTTGATAATGCAGCTCCAGCATACCATTTTGTTGGATCTGCTGCCGTAAACGAACTTATAGTGCTCGATGTTCCGCCAATCGCACAGAACACGCCGGCGCCGTATGCAACTGCGCTGTACCCTTGTCCACTAGTTGTAATATTAGTTGATTGGTCAGTCCATGTTGTACTTGTTAAACTACTTACAGTTCCTGGATAGTATGATACTGCTACTGCTGATGTTGTTCCACCAACTGCTATGTATAAATTATTACCATACGCTAATGATTTAAGATTAGTTTTTCCTGTAGTACTTACAGTTGCAGTCCATGTTGTTCCTTGATCTGTACTGTACGCCGATGAGTCGGTAGCTGTAGAAATAGCCATAAATGCTGCATTTGGATCTCTCACTGTTACTGCCGGAGTTGTAGTATAACCGTATCCTGCGTGTGATACAGTATAACTTGTTACACCATAACCTGCTGCATTTGTATTTGTATTAGCAGTAGCAACAGCTTGTGTGCCAACGTAAGTTAATGTTACATCTGTTCCGTAGCCAGTGCTGAATACACCCGGTGCGCCCCAGCCGGATTTACCATAAATTGAGTTAGTAAATGTTGGCTTAGTTGAACTAAACGTTGTTCCTGATCCGCTAGCTAGATAAAAGTTAGTTTCGTTAGGTGATATAGTTGTATCAACTGCTGAATAATAATTTCCAGCTGTAACAGCGCCGCCTGAACTCCAACCAGTTGCAGTAAATGGAGAATCAATAGTTACTACAGGTACCGCATAATATCCTGAGCCCCATGTTGTAGCAGTAATGCTTGATACACCACTAGTAACAGCAGTAATAATTGGAGCTGTGTAAATGCTACCAGTAATGATCATATCTACAGCTTTAATTTGTCCGTTTAAAACTCTAGCTGTTGCTGTTGCACCTGCTCCTGTTGCATCTGTAATTACGATGGTTGGAGGAGTTGAGTAATTATAGCCGCCGTCGATAACAGTCACGCTAATAATCTGTCCAGCAGTATTTCCTGTGCCAAGAACTGCTTGGAATATTGCTCCAGATCCATTAAGACCTCCAACTACTGCGGTTGCGTTAGCGGCTTGTCCGCCACCATATACTAAACTGCTCCACTTAGAACTTGCATCTGTAGGCAATGCTCCGCCTGCTGACCATGTTGTGCCGTCTGTTGTGTATGCTGTACTTGCAACTCCAGTTTCATTTGAGGTAGCAACAAATCTGCCTTGGCCGTAAGCTACACTAGCCCATGTTGTAGTAGCAGCCGCAGTCATTGTAACTGCTACTTTATCATATCCAGGGCCCGTGTAAGATAATGCTGGTTCAATAACATAAGCAGATGTAGCATCTAATATTGCATTAACTGTTTGTCCCGGTACTACATGATCCCATCCTGCTTCGTACACTGGAACACTCACTGTACCAGTTAATGTTGTACTTGCTAAGTTTTGACTTACACTTACTCTCCAAGTTGATCCAGCACCACTGCCTGATATGTTAGAAGAAATATAAGTGTTAGGTAATATTGATCCGCCAGTTAAACGCATTCCTGGATAAATTACGCCAGAGCTTAATGTTCCTACAGTTAATACAGATCCAACAATAAGCGAACTTGGCATTACTGCTGGTGTTGCACTGGTTGCGGTTAATGTAATATCAGTACCAGCAAGAGCATTTACTAATGTTGTAGCAAGTCTAAATGTTGTACTAGTAAAACTTGTTACACTTACAAAGTATACTGTAGGTAAATATCCACCATCAAGCAGGCTTAACCCTGCGATTGCCGCGCCCATGTATATTGGTTGTCCTACATACATAGTAGCTGTACTAGCCACAGTAAATACTGTAGTATTATTTGTTGTAATTGTTAATGTTGCAAAACTTGGACGGATTATATTGGTAAATTTGTCTGCTTGTCTATATCCAATAATATTTGCAAACTGGCCTACTCCAGTACCGCCTATAATTTGAATTCTCATTCCAATATATGCTGAACTTAACTGAATGTCAGAGTTAGCAATATTTACGCTACCAACTGCACCAACCTGTGCCACGTTTGCCGCTGTTAGATAATTAGATCCTCCAATTCCTTGACCGTTATCTAAGTCAACTAATCGTGTTTCAAATACTGCTGAGTCACGGAATTCATCATGTATCGGTACAATGTTGTAACCAGAACCGTTAAGAGTTGGCAAGGCATTTGTATAATGATTACCTGCATTTTGGAATTCTAGTCGTAGAATTTTATCAGTACTGTCAGTTACCACGTTTGTAACGTATGCTGGATTACCACGGTTATTTAATCTGCCAACAATTGGAGCTTCGTAACTGTCGATACCTTCAGCAATAACACCGTATGTACCGTATGAACTGTTACCGTTTGTAGCACGGATACGTCCACCGTATTCTGCCATGTAGCCTGCGTATGAGTAATATGCAAACACAGATACAAGTTCTGTTAATGCTCCACTACCAGTACACCATACACCGAAACCGTCACTGATAATAGTTGTGTAGTCGTTAGCAACAATAGATTTGTTACCACCGTTGTGTAATGCAGCGTCAATTTTCATGCCTGAACAACCTGCACCAAACAATGTTAAGTTTTGTGTGTAAGGTGAACGGAAACTAATCCATGCATTAGCATCGTTTGGTCCAAATCCTGCGTCAAGACTTGAGTACGATCCTGCTGTTGGACGTCTAGTTCCTAATGCATTAGGTAATGACATTGCTCCGGTCATACCGTTTAATGTCATATTTCTTAAACCAGAACCGTTACGTAGATGGAACAAATCGGTTGTTTGTGCGCCGGCTTGTGCTGTATTATATAATCGTGCAGAACGAGTTGAAGCATAATTTCCTGTTATACCTAAATCATAAACTAAACCATCGATATGATATACTGCATCTCGGATGGCTTGTGCTGTACGGATATAATAAACTACTGACATTGATCCAGTAGCACCTGTTAACATTTTAACAACTTGAATTCCTTTTCCGGGAGGAGTTGTTGTAATAGTAAATGTTGATGCAGACGGTGTAGACAACACCCAATATACAGTGCCTATTTCTATTGCAGTGTCAAAAGCTACAGCTGATAAACTAGGTGGAATAATTGGAGTATCAAACACCACTGGATCACCTACATCAAAACAATGCGGTGCTGAGCAAGTAATTGTTCCGTTACTATTAGTAGTTGTTACGGTCCCGCCAAATACTGAGCGCACATATTCAACTGCTTCGGTTGCCAAGAATGTTTTATTAGCACGAATTAGTTCAGCACCATTGATTGTAGTCAATGTGTTGTTATAACCAGTTGCTTTTTCGTATGTTCCAAACGCATTATTCCATGGTTGAATTGTACCATTAGTAATTTTATCATTAATACCTTGATTTGTTGGCATACCTGCGGTGCAAGTTGCTGTTAAACTTCCAACAGTATTAGTAATTGCAAACGCTGTTCCACTCTTATATGATTCAGTAACTGTAATAGTTGTGCCAGCTGCAGGATATGTTCCAGCAGTTACACTATTAATCCAGTATTGTGCGCCATTTACTAAACCACCAGCTGCATTAAAGTTTGCTGTTAGTGCTAATCCTGTAGCATCAGTTAATGTTAAAGCTGTTCCACCAAAAGTTGTGGCGATAGTAATTGCGCTAGCACTGGCTGTGTTAACATAATAAACTTGATTAGAAATAATACTAGATTGTGTTGTAGTAGCTTGCGGAGTAAATCCTGTAAACCAAACTTTTTGTCCAACTACTACACCCAATGACGCTACTGTGTCGCCAAGTGTGATTGAACTGCTAGAAATTGTAGTTGCAGTTGTAGTAATATTTGCTGGTAAACCAGTGAATGTAATTGGCATATCAACTAACATGCCTTTATTACTAGAAACAGTAATTAAGTTTGTGCTTGTAGTTACAGTTGTTACAGGAATAGTTGGTCCACTTGCTGTAATATCTGTATTTAAACCAAGGCCGCCGTAAATACCGTAAACCACTGCTGTCATTGCACCAGTTGCTGTCTGAGTGATAGAAAATACAGGTCCAAGATAAGTTGTGCTTACTGTAAACTGTGTTGAACTCAGCACTTGTTTAATATAATACGTTCCGGCTTCTAAACTATTAATTTTTGGTCCAGTAATAGTAATAACTAGTCCAGGAACGAAACCACTTGTAGTACCTGCGGTAAGAACATCATTATATGTATTTCCGTTTAATATTATGCTAGTAGTTGCGCTAATGATAGAAGTTGTTGTTGAGCTGACTGATTGATTATAATTTAATAACCAATTTGTTCCGCTACCTGAGACAATACTTGTTCCAACCGCGATACCAGTTCCGCTCAATTGCATTCCAACCGCAATTGTACCTGTTACTGAACTATTAACTACTAATTGTGTGCCAGTTATTGTTCCATTGAATGTTGCAGTTGTTGTAGGTTGGCCAAAAATTTGTGCAATCATTTCGTCAACAACAGTTTGTGTTTGTATTACAGAACCGTTTGAAGCAATAATTTTAACACGTTCGCCAATAAAACCAAGTGCGCCATATGTTGAATCTGCTAACGATGTATGCAATGTTGCAACTGATGGAACTAACCTGTTATATGAACGTCCTGCTTGGATACTTTGGAAGTTACTGCCAAACAATACGTCATATGCCATGGCTGATACAACATAACCTGCGTCGCGATTTGTCAATACTAAGATAGGACTTTCATTTTGATAGAATCGTGTTACCCATGATTGAGCATCGTTGGCTATTTCTGCAGCACGAGCTTGAATTGCATCATAAGATGCTCTATTTGCTGTAGTTGCTAGTGCGTATGCTCCAGATGTTACTGGTGTAAAGATGTTAGTAGAGCCTGTTGCAGTGGCTGTTTGACTTGGGCCTAGTAACGAATAAGTACCTGCGCCGCCATATGTTGAGCCAGTTAGTTGAGTGCCAATATAAGTTCCTGAAGCAACTGTGCCGCCCGTAACAATTTCTCCAGGCTGGATGCCGCCTGTTACTGAGCTAGCTGTTAGTGTATTACCACTTATTGTTCCGGTAAATGTTGCGCCTGACTCAGCGAAATTGCCTTGGTATATCCAAGTAACTACATTGCCTACACGATTTGCGGCAAACGCAGCCGCGGCAACCGAGCCTGCAGTTCCTGTTGTGTACTGTGTAGTTGTATTTCCTGAACTACGTGTAATTGCTGTCTTTAAAACAATTTCTCCAATAATTGTTTCTAAACGACCTAACGCCCTAAGTACACCATTTAAATATGGAGCAAATAATTGAGGTGTATTTAGACTATAGTATGAGCTACCTACAATTAACGACTGTGTGTTACAACCGTATGTCATATCGTAACAAACTGCATCTAGAATGAATCCTAAATCTCGTTTTGTTTCTGCTTGATAAGTTGGGCTGTAATTTACCCACGCCTCAGGTCCTGTTAGGGTAAGATCGGTGTTTAAATAAGCAACAATTTCATCTTTAATAAACTGATAGTTAGCTTTTATCAAAGCTACTGCATCTCCGTACCCTGGTAGAAAAGTAGTATTATAGCCAGTAACTGTTGGCATACTAATTGCTGGTTCGTATGGAAGGCCGTTAGGGTAGTTAGGATTTACTGGCCCAGTAATAACTCCGCCAGCTGAAAACATATCTTGAATAATCTTAGTGTTATTAACTACAAGATTAACCGCAGGAAGATTTCCTCTGTCACCAACTGTTGCTGGTAACGTGCCTAAATTAGCTGAAATACTACCAAGTACATAACTAATAGAATCAATAGAATCTCTAGTAGCTTGAAGTTGTTTTCCAGCAATCAGTCGTTGAGCTGATACGTTTGCTCTGTAAAATGCACGGCCTGCTACAATACTAAAGTAATTAGTACCCAACAACATGTCATAAGATAGTGCATCGATAATAGTGCCTGCATCGCGATATGTTAAAGCAAGATCATCTACAACACTTGGATATTGTACAGATACAAATGTTCTAATTTGTGTCTGAATGTAAGCTCTTCTTGATTGAATATCTGTGTAAGCTGCTAAGTTTGCAGCACTTTGCCAAGACAACGCTGGAAGAACTGTACTTGCTAGGCCAGCGCCTGTACTTAAACTGCCACCGCTTGCTGGAGTGTTGGTACCGTTAATCCAATTAATAACATTTTTAACCAATGCTTGAGCATACAAAGCGGCGTTAGCAAATGGTCCAACTACGCTTAATACCTGAGTTCCGTTATTATTTGCAGATGGTGTCCAACCAGATGTTGTACCGTTTACAATATAAGGAATAATACTTTCTACACGAGTTAGTGCCGCTGTAGTACCAGCAATAATTGCTGCACTTGTTAATGTATTGTTTGTTAATGACCAGTAAGCTAGTCCATCAATTTGACTTTGTGTGTTTCCACCATAAGTTAAATCGTACATAACTGATTGTAGTAAGAAAGCAATATCTCGCAAAGTTTGACTTTGTTGTCCTGCTGACAATGCGCTCCAGCTGAATCCGCCGCCTGTATAAGTTTCTAAATAAGCTGCAATTTCTCTTTGTAGAAATAACACGTTGGCACTAATGTTTGTAACAGCAGAATTGTAACCAGTTGTTGCGCCAGTAACGTTTCCAGTATAGCCAGCAACTCCTAATCCTGTTACAGAGTAGGCTGTGTTAGTTAAACTTGTACCAAAACCTGTTGGCGTTGATAATGTTTGTGATCCTGCGCCACTTACAGTATAACTAGCAGTACTTGTAGTAACAGTTGCTAGAGCGTATCCTGGCAGAGCAGTTAATCCATTAGTTAAAATATTTTGTAAAGTTTCTACATTTGTTACAATACTTTGTGTAGTAGTTGCAAGTGTTTGTGCGCTGCCATTGATATATTTTTGTGTAGCAGTAACACCTGTAGTAGTTCTAACTGGCACATTGTTTACAATAGCAGGTATCAATTGTTGAATACGACGAATTGCAGATGTAGTTTTTGGTTTATCTGTGCCTAGATACGGTTGTGCTGGTGCTACTTGTACGATAGTACTACGTAATTCGTCGCCAACAACAGCAGTATCTATAGGAACTACTATTGGACCATATTCATTGTACGTACCAGTTTTTAAATATATGGTTGCATGTGGACGAGATAACTGAGGAATATTTCCGTATGATTTATTAACTAGCGAACTGGTAATGATGTTTAACAAATTTTGTGAAGTCGTTAATGCACTAGTTTCTATAGTGGTTGTAACAACTCCAGTTGTGTTTTGAACAGCACAACTTGTTGCCGTAATTCCATTTATTGTTTGATAGTTATTTGTAGGAGCACTGTTAGTTAATACTGCTGTCAACAATGTGTCTTTTAAGTATATTAAACTTCCTGCAAAAACAGGAGATTGTTGTGTAGTACCAGTGCCAGTAAAACTTGTTAATGTTTTAAAGTATGCTTTTGTAGCAGTTATACTGTATAAATTACTGCCGTGTGTTAAGTCGAAAATAATTCCGTCAATTACAGTTCCAGTATCACGTTCTGCTTTACTTTGTGTATAGTTAAATCTTGCTATAGAGGCTGTTCCATCACTAGGAGTAACTGAAAGAACTATGCCGTTTTGATATTCCGTGCTAACTGTAAATGTTGTACTTGATGGAATAGTATTAACATAATATACAGTTCCGATAGTCACGCCACCAGTTGCGGCAGAAAATGTAATAGGCATGCCATAATACATGTTGGCAGTAGTTGTTTGACTGGTAGTACTTGAACCACCTACTATAAATGTACTTCCGCTTCCGCTTGTGCCAGTTACATTAAACGAATATTGATTTAAGATGAATTGATTTACTTCTTTAATCATAAACTGTTTATTAATTTTCAATGCTTGCCCTGCATTGTAATTTAAATAACCTTCTTCAACTTGACGGCAAGCATATAATAAAGTTAACCATGGCTTGTCTAAAGTTAGACCTTGGCCGTTTCCGGCAGAATCTTTACCACTTGGAGCAACATATACAACGTTTTCAAGCTCGCCGTAGTATTTCCAAACTGGTTGGTCGCCGTCGACTCGCAATACCTGACCATCTGTACCGATTGGTAAGCGTACTGGGCCATCGGCTCCATAATATACCATGTCACCCTGGGTAGTTAATGCACCAGTGTCTGCTCCGCTGGCTAAAATATTCCAGAATGTTGAATTTGTATCGCTAAGAGGATCGTTAACACCTGTAGAACCAACGTGAGCACTAATACAAATAAAGCTACTGTTTCCATAGTATACTGCATCTCCTGCAACATAAGTTATACCAGTTTTCCATGTTGCTGCATATCCAGATGCAACACTAACTGTTGCAATAGGACCGGTTGCGCCGCCGCCTGAAATAGTTGCTACTTTAACAACTAAATCGTTACCTGGGCTCGAACCTCCTAGATTGCTACCTAAGATTTTTAATGTATCATCAACTGTATAACCTGTTCCTGCTGTACTACCGATGACTGCTGAATAAGCAGTGCCAGTACGAGTTACAGTAAATGTTGGACTTCCACTGCCTGTTGCTGTCACATTACTACTAGAAATATTTGTATAGTTTGTGTTAGCTGCAGAGTTCCAACGAATGCCAGAACTTAATTGTCCCCAACTTACGCTTGGAGGTTTTGAAGCTAAATTATCTTCTTTTGCTACGTAACTAAATGCTCCTAATGTTACAATGTTACCAATTTTGTAACTTGTACCGGTATCCCATTCGCCAGAATAATTTAATCCAGATGTAAATACTTTCCAATATAAAGTAGCTGTACTTGGTGTTTGAGGACTAGCAGATGTGCTGTTTTGTATTGCAGTATATGAGTAGCCGCCGTATGTTACAACATCGCCAGTTTGATAATCATTAGTAGCACTCCAAGATCCTTCAAATTGGAATCCGTTAACAAATACAGCAAAATTTACAGTGTCAATACTTGTACCCGTTGATGTATGGTATGCTGTACAAATCCATAGATCAGGACCAAATTTAACAACATCATTTAATTTGTAGCGTACACTACTACCACTCCAATCACCTAGATAGGTAATACTTTGATTAAAGATGTCCCATTTGCTTAAATCATTTTCTAAGCCCGATGAAGCAGTTGAAGCTGACGTATGTTGAGTCTTACATACATAAGTGCTCCCACCGTAATAAATTAAATCACGAACTTTATATCGTGTACTTGTAGACCACGCACCTAGCCATTTAAATCCTGCAGAAAACAAGTCCCATTTGCTTTGATCATCTTCCAAAAATGCTTGGCTAGTATGCGCTGTTTTACAAATGTATACTGTTCCACCCCAAATGACAATATCTCCTAAATTATAATAGGTAGTTGCAGCCCAGTCATTGCGCCACGTTGTGCCATCAGCAATTAGATTCCACTTTGTAATTCCAACGCCGCCTGCTAAATCTGTAGCAAAAGCAGCCGACGAAGCGTGGCTAATTACACAAATGTAAGTTTTTCCACCGTTTGTAACAATGTCGTCAACAAGATAGTTGCGACTTGTTGTCCATGTACCTTGGTACACAAACTTAATTCTACCTAATTTAAATTCTGCCATTTTATATCATCCTCTGATAGTATTTATCTTTGTTGTATCTTAAGGTTTTCAAACGTTATCTCTCACGTCGCTGCATAAACATTTTAAATGCTGGGATTGCGCCGTCTGGAATCTTAGTAAGAGTAGTTTTATTTTCCATTCTAATTCCTGAGCCAGGTAATCCAGGTATTACTGTTGAACTCATGAAGTATGGGCCGCCAACAAATACTGTTCCTGCAATAAAACTACCGGTAAATGTGTTTGCGCCACCTTGACTTAAACGTCCTGTTAAGAAAGATTTAACTGCTCGCTGTGTTGGAACAATAGTATCTAAATTAGCTGCAAATGTATTATCTGTACTAAACTGATTAACTACAACACTTGCACTTCCAACAGCAATGCCGCCTAAACTTAGTGTTTCTAATCCCGATAATCCAAATTGTGTTGCACTAAGCGTAACTGTACCTGTTGCCTGTTGTACTCCAAATAATCCACCTACAGTAAAATTACCGTTTTCGTCTGTGCTGGTATAGAATACACGGCCCTGATTTGTTTCAACTGCCTGTTGATTTACTCGAGCTGCTTCGCTATCAGTAAACGGATAGTTAGCTCGTTGTTTATTACCGGTGCCTACTAGTAAAAAGTCATGGTTGGTTACACGACACTGACTATAAAACTGACGTAGCAGTATAGTTGCGCCGTTATCTGGACTTAGCGCCGTTGACATCTCTGGAGATACTTGCACTGTAGCTTCAATAAACGGAGCAGTTGACCCAAACACTGCCGATGCATTGGTAATTTTATAAATTTGAGGATTGCCTGCAATTGACAAGCTACTGCCTACTAACGGAACTGATACTAAGTTTTTAAGAATTAAATTTAGTCCAACTTGGTAAGTGTCTGCATATCCGTTACCAGTAATAGTTACTACAGTAGATGTTGTGTTGTACCCTGTTCCTCTATTGATGAATGTTGGATTCGCTAGTGTGCCGTTAGAAATTCTAGGAACTAATAGTACTGGCACAGATACGTTGTAGTCTACAAGATTAACAGCCGGTGTTATTGAATAATTTGATCCTGGCTCCCATACTGAGACTGAACTAATTACACCACCATCAACCGCTGCTCTGCCTTGTGCTCTAGCTCCTTCGTAAATTGCGGTTGCATTCCCAACAGAATCTCCAGTTCCTGTCAATGTTGCAAACACACCAATATTATCACTGGTGAAACCAAATGCTATAGCACTAATACTACCGTATGTTAATGTTCGAGATTTCCAATATACTCCATGTTCACTAACCCATGCAGCGGTACTGTCTGAATTTACAGCAACAAACACACCTTGGCCGTATCTTATACTAGTAGCAGACATGTAATTATTCGATTGTGTCCAATTAACCGCATCAAAGCTAAGTGCAGAACGTAAGCCAGCACCGGATTGTGTAGCTATAAATCTACCAGCACCAAATGCTACATCAGTATATACTGGTGCTCCAACTTCAAATTCTAAACCAAATACAGTACCAGCACTAGTGGATATTGGATTAGTTCCCTGGATAGCGTTAATATAAGTAGTTGCCAGTGTGAACGACGATTTTCCATTAGTTGCACTAATATAGTATGTTCCGTTTGTTACGGCACCTTGTCCGCCGGTTACAGACAATGCTCCGGATATTTTTATACTTTGCCCAATTATTAATTGAGTGTCGGTTATAGTTGTGCAATTAAACTGACCAGCGCCGCCGATAATTGTAACGCCACTGAGTGTTAAATCACTTGTTGGTAATGTAGATGCGTTCCATGTCACTCCATTAGTGCTCCAGCTGGTTTGGCCGTTGCTGTTGACTGCAAGGAACACGCCACTACCATAAGTCAATCCAACCCAATCCCCAATAGAACTAGTAATAGCAGTACTATTGTTAAAATCGTCAAGATGCATTAATAACATAGTATTTGCATCTGAATCAAATTGCGGGCCGGATGGTGTGAATGCTGTTGTATATCTACTTACACCTCTGGTAACTCGTACTTCGTCAATATATCCAGTAGCTATATTTCCTCCTGTGAATGATGCTCCTATTCTTATTGGTCTAGCTACATACACATTAGAATCTGTATAAGTTGTAGGAGTCAATATTCCGTTAACGAACAATCTAGTTACACCGCTAGTTCTTGACACAGCTACATGCGAGAATGCACCTGGCAAAAGAGTCGAGCTAGATGTGATCTGATAAGCATTGTTGACAAATAATCTTATATTTCCAGATGTATCCATTTCTAAATAAATTGCTGCTTCGTTAGCAATACTTCGTTGATCAATTAGTACCTGTTGTGTGCCTAATGATGCTGGTCTCCAAAAGAATTCAATAGTAAAATCTTCATTGTTATACGCAAATTTTTCATCGCTGGCCACAGTAATATAACTTGAGCCGTCTAAGTATAAGCTAGAAATACCAGTTCTATATTGTGCTGTACTTATTACCGGTGCGCCTGTTAATGTTATATCAGTACTGCTTGATAAACTACTTGCATTCCAAGTTAAGCCTTGATTAGTCGAATATGCAGCTCGAGTATTATCGCTACTGATGGCTACAAAAGTTCCGTTACCATAAACAATCGAGCTCCAAGTAGAAGTTGTCGGTAGTTGACTAGTTCTCCATCCTAATCCGTTAGATGCAGAATATGCTACTAAAGAATCACCTAGTACAACCCAATAACAATTTCCGTATGCAACATTAGTCCACACACCCGATGGTAGTGTCAATTCTGTCCATTCTACTCCATCCGTTGATACTGCTCCAACAGTACCTGTAGTTGGTATTGCCATAAAATAATTATCACCGTAGGCAATATGGTTAAATGATCCGGTAAGTAATGGGGTTTCTACAGTACCGGATACTTGGCTGTATGGTGGAAGATCGTACACTGTTCTAGGTTCAATAAAATATGCACTAGTAGAATCGAGTGAAATTGCAGGAGGAGTGCCTTGATTAATGTTATCCCAACCACTTGCTGCCATTTGCATATTACCTACGCCAGACGTCAAGGTTAACGGAGTTCCTGCTTTTGAAGTGCTGATTGATATACTTGGGGTTGCTGGATTTGATATATCTATTGCTGTTATATAGTAAACAGTGTAAGAATTAACTCCTCCAAACAAGCTAGTAGAGAAGGTACCGTTCATAGTGCTAGGATTACCTACGCTGTGCGTAATATTTAATCTAGTACCAGTACTTGTTAATGTCATTGATCCTGTGCCTGCACCTAATGATAACGGTTCGGGGCAAGTTCTAGCCTGTATCAAACCATCTTCATCAGTTAAACCAAAAGTATTTGTTTTATCTGAACTAATTGTAATTTGTTTTGATACTACATTAATAGTTAAAATATAATATACTGTTTCAGGAACAATATTACCAAATGTTTGTCCAAGTCGTATTCCGCTGAATATGATCGGTTGTCCTACAACAAAACCAGTTACTGATTCTAATGTAACTACGTTCGTACCAAAGGTAGTGTTAGTTGCCGTTGTTCTAATAATACTTTCTGTAATATTAAAACTAGTACCATCGACAATCTTACTAATGTAATAAGTTACACCCGGTGAAATGGCCGCATCAAAAATTGTTCCGCTGAACACTACTGGGTTCATAGGAATCAAACTTGTTGTTGTAACAACTATAGTGTTTGTTGATCCGCCAATTGTCGAAGTCGATGTCAACGTTACCTTGATTGTGGAAATTGTAAAGTTATTTGCATCAATGATATCATTAATAAAATAATTTGTTCCTAATATAATTCCGCCCAGTGATACTCCGGTAAATTGAATATTAATATTTGGCACCATGTTTGCTGTTGATGCTGATATAAGGTTAGAGTATCTTGGATAAGTCATGGTCATAGTTACTGCATTGCTTACCGGTACATTGGTTAACTGTATAGCATTGCCTGATATTGTTGTTGATATTTGTATAAGATCATTTACATAATCGATATCAACAATATAATATTCAAAACCTGTTGTAATATTAAAACCCGTGCCTGTAAATGTAACTGGCATGTTTAGGAAAAGACTATCCGTAGGTATTGAAATAGTATTGGTTGTTCCGCCAACAGTTGCGGTAGCAACAACAGTATCAACCGAAGTTGATGTTGCAGTTGTTGTATAATATGTTGGAACAAATTGTACTGCTTGATTAACATACCAAGAACTTAACTCAGTTCCGTTAGGCAAGGCTAGTCTATTAAGTGCTGGAGTTGCATTAAACGTTGATGTTACTATAGTTACTGGATCAACACTTTCTTTAAGCACTAATGCGGTTTTTCCATCAATTCCGTTTGCATCAGTTGTTGCTAAATTGTTGTAATATGAAATAAATCCATATTGTCCGGCACCAGTACCGCCATTAACAAACACACGCATGCCTAAGTAGTTAAAAATTCCTTGATCAGTACCTGCAAGTTTAATAGTATTTGGACTTCCTTCTTGAGCAGTATTTAAACTAGTTGCATACCCTGCGCCACCAGTGCTGCCATTAGAGTCTGTGGTAATTCTAGAATTAAAAACAGCCTGACTACGAATTTCGTCGCCCGATAAAAGAGCGTTGGAGCCGGCTCCAACTACTTGGAAATTTGCGTATGCACTAAATCTATTAATAGTTGTTTCAAGATAAAAATTTGGAGCAAACGTTGATTCTGATATTTCTAACTGGGCACCGTAAATTATAGAATATGTATTGGCAATTGGTGAGTGTGCGCTTTGCGGGAAGAATTTATAAGTTACTGTGTTATTAACGCCAGTTGAATCACTTATTGACATCCACACACGGTACCAGCCAGTTGCTAACGTTTTTTGTGCGCCGTATTGAGTCGGTGCCGTGCCGCCGTTTGCCGAACTTAAAATACTAGTTCCGCTGTATGGAGTTACTGTATTACTAGTGACGTTGTAGTTGATACCGCTAGTTACAGTAGTTGTTCCAGAAAATACAGCTTGTATATCAACACTTGATGATGTGCCGGCGAACACATACATGCTTAATGTATATCCTTGATTAGTTCCGGTTGGCACTGTACCAGACGTTGAAGCAATTGTTGAAATTCCAGTTCCGGCTAAATCGCCAACAACTATTGTTAGATCATTAACAATGTTTTTTCCACCAAGCAGGGCTCCACTAATTTTAATGGTATTACCAGATTGATACAATGATCCTGCAATATTTACTGTCACTACGTACCCTGCAGGCGCAATAGTAACATTAAATGTTGCGCCGTCGCCTGAAGCACCGTCTTGTGTTACACCTGCTAAATTAGTATAGGTATATCCAGCCGGATTAATGCTTACTGATTGTTGAATATATCCAGTTCCAGGTGTGTTTGTCGAACCAGTAAGTAACCACCCTTCAGTGTAACCGTTAGGAGCAATGTTATTTTTAGTAAATGCAACGTTACTATCGCTAGTCCAAGTAGTAAGGAAATCGTTACTCCAATTTAACATATTAGTTGTAGACAAATTATATGCTGAGCCGGCATTGGTATAATTTAATTTTAATACTTGGTCTGTAGTACCAAAAGCACTTTGAACGTTGGCTTGAACTTGCTGTGATTGATTATTCACAACACCTGTTAACGGAACTTCTGTTGGGTCAAACCCTTCGCCAATGATGCCAAATGTGCCGTATGAACTGTTACCGTTAGCTGAACGAATTCTACCGCCATCTTCTGACAAATAGCCTGCATAGCAGTAGTATGAGAATACTGAAATTGCTTCTGTAATCGCGCCTGGACCTCTACACCATAAGCCAATGCCATCACTTAGTACCATGGTATAGTCGTTTGATACAATCGACTTACTTCCGCCGTTGTGCAAGTATCCATCAATCTTTATACCAGCACACCCTTCACCAAACACTGTAATATTTTGAACATATGGGCTTCGACGGGATATCCAAACAGTAGAATCGTTTGGACCGTTTCCTGGATCTAAGCTGGTATATGCTCCGCCAGTTGTTCTTGCAGTACCAAATTGATTATCTGCTGATACTGTGCCTTTTAACCCAAAGAATGACACGTTACGCATGCCTGAACCGTTACGCATGTAGAACATGTCTTTTAGACAATCACCGGCGTACACTGTCATATTACCAGAACCACTAGTAAATTCTACTAGATTGCCGCTGGCAGTAAATGTTTGAAGTATTCCAGTTAAAGTTGCATTTGAAGGTTCATAGTAATACACACTGAGAATGTTATCAAATTCTACAGTGCTTAAAGTAATTGTGGCAATACTATTAGCCTCTTGAGAAAATGCCGATACAACAGTATTTGCTGGTATTCCAGGGCCTGTTATTTTCATGCCAACTGATAACTTGGTAATACTAGTTACATTTGATAGTATGTTGCTGTTAGTTGTTGTACTACCTTTAAATGTAAATGTTGGAGCATCGTTAATTTTTAATGTTGTGCTAGTAATACTGCTACCTACAACATAGTATGTTTGGCCAGATACAACGCCTCCAAACGTTGTACTTGCATTGTTCACAAACGGGCTGATAAATTGTAAAGGCATTTGATCAGTCAGCCCAGCAGTACTATTAACAACCATGGTGTTTGATAATGTCCCGTTGCCTGCTGAAAAAGTTTCTTTACAATATAAAGTAATATTAGTAGCTGGTTGGATTACAGCACTACGCAATTCGTCTCCAACAACTGCTACGTTTTCTGGAACAATTATTGGAAGAAACTCGTTATACGTACCTGTTTTAACATAGATAGTTGCAGATATACCTGTATTTGCAGCAGGAAGTAAGTAAGTGTTTTTATTAGATAATGCTGTTAGAATAATATCCATTAAACTTGTAATGTTGGCAGTCGTTAATGGTTCTGCTACAAGATCAGTATCGATATATTGATTAACAATGCTGGTAACGGGTACATTATTCAATGTTTGATAGCTAATTAATGCTACATTTTCTACAACGCTGGTCATTAAAGTTAGTAAGTAGTCAAGAGCCGGAACATAATATACAACAGATGATTCAACTAAACTGTTTATAAGTTGCGTCTTACTTCCAACAAAGAAAAACGACAGAGCCGCGGCAACTGATTGACTGTTTCCGCCACGTTTTAAATCATATATAACTGCATCAATAATTTGTGCGGCATCGCGCTGTGCCTTATAGGCACTCCATAAACTGTCTGGGTCGAATGGACTAATACTTTCACTCATCTGATAAAGCATCCATTCGTACATTTCTGCAACTAGGTAGGCTTGGTTTGCTTCTAATAATGTTACAGCATTTTTAAAATAAAATCCTTGATTGATAGTGTCGCAGGCATACTTAATAGTTTTCCAAGGTTGATCCCAGTCAACGCCATAATGTGCAGCATCTACTCCAATATTATTGTCAACATAGTATACTGCCGCTATTACATTCAACTTTCTCCAGTTGGGAAGATCGCCTGATACACCTAATATGTAAGTATCAATTTCAGTAGTACTGGTAATTGGCAACGTTGACGGTTTATTGTCTTTGAATGTTCTTAGATCTCCTTGAACATTTAAAGAGTTATTAGGATCGTGTGCAATTAATACAATCCAATACACAGAAGTAGTATCAGTATCAGGTCTGTAATTTCCTGTGTGATTGTTTATACAAACATACGTTACGTTATTCCATTTAACTATATCTCCAACTGCATACGACGCACTCGGGATCCAACGATTGCTCCATTTTTTGCCTGGGATTACTAATGCCCAATATTCTGAGTTTACTCCTCTGAATGTAATTGGCGAGCCTTGAGTGATAGTGTCGTCTGTATGTTTTGATAATTGAATTGCGTACAGTGTTCCTGTAATAAGTGACGATGCTACAACTTGATCGGTACTTATCTTCCACGATGTTCCAGAGCCAGATACAATATATACATTACCACTAAAACCTGAAACTATCATTCCAACTGCAAATGTTCCTGTAATAGTGCCGGCAAGTGTTAAAATATTTCTATTAGATGGGCTTATTGTAGTTGTACCTGATCCGTATACTCCCGGATCAGTAGTATAACTTACAGTAATACTGGTAGTAGAACTATCTGTACATGTAACCGATCCGTTATAAGATACATTACTATTTCCAGCTATAGTATATTGTGTATTAATTTCTGGAGCAATTGCCTGTGAAGGAATTGCAAAAGTAACTAAAAACAGTAATGAATTAGAAGTATCTTTACTAGTAAAAGAGCTAATGGTAATTGGTACTGATGCCGTAACAGTTGCGGCAGTTGCTGATGCCGTTGATGTGGTGATTGTTGAAACTGTTTGTCCGCTAGTGAGTCCAAGTCCAGATGCTATATTACCAACAGCTATGCCGGCTACAGAAGTAAGATTTATAATACTACTCGAGGTGCTAGTTGTATAAGACGATACAACTGCACTAGAATTTGGATCCTGTGCTGTATTATTTGTAACTGCTTCATATAATACACCGTTGCGAGATACTAAATCACCTGGTGCATAACTCGATCCACCACTCCACATATTTTTTACAGTGTATCCAATGTTAAATAATCCCCAATCAGTTGTACTAGTATTTGGATCGTTATTTAAATTGTTTGCTGTTTTACTAATATATGCATCACCGCCATACACAACGGTATCGCCGAGTTGATAAGTAGTTCCTGGTGACCATATTAGGTCAAACATCTGTCCTGGAATCCATAATGTAAAATTATTTGTATCAAATGTAGCAATTGATGTATGATATTGAGTACAAATATAAATGTTTGAATCTAGTTTGACTAAATCGTTTAATTTATATCTATAATTAGATTGCCAGTCGCCTAAATACACGTTGCCAGAATAATAAACAGTCCAACTGGCCTGATTAGCTTCTAATCCAAGTGTAGTGCTAGCGGAACTAACATGATTTGCAATACACTTGTAGACAATTCCACCCCAACGAACAACATCGTTTAATCCGTATACTGTGTTAGGAGTCCAGTCTGTTTTCCAACCGTCAAATTCTGTATATACGGCCCAGTTTGCTACGTCAGCTGCAAACGTAGTACTTGTGTGTGCAACTATAGATGTATATGTTTTTCCGCCAAAGATAACAATATGTCCAACTCCGTACGAATAATTGGCAGTCCATGGACCAACAACTGTTTTACCATCGGTCATTTGTTGCCAGATTGGAAACGTAGCGTACAGATCAGTATAGAAATTTGGGCTTGCTGTATTTGGAATTAAGCAAGAATATGCTTTTCCATCGTTTAAGATTACATCATCTCGAGAATATACATTACCTGGAGTCCATGTGCCTGACCAGTTATATCGTAATCTTCCAAGTTTAAATTCTTGTGCCATTTTTTATTTTTCCTTGACTTTATTAGCTAACAATTTGTTCTGGGCCATATGTGTACGCTTGATTAATACGAACAATTAATTCTCCAGCAGCATTTATATAATAATAACAATTTTTGCTGTCCCATCGATACTGATCAAATTGTAAATTGGTATATGGGCGGCTATGGTCAGATGCTTTTCTCCCGTCAAAAAAGTCAACGCCGTATTCAAAACTTTCAAAATTGTTTTCGTATGCGCCGGGAACATTTATTGTAATTGTATCTATGCTAGAAAGTTGGTCTACTTTTGTAAAAAATAAAGTACCGTCATCGGCGCCAGTATCTTGTCTACGGAGACCGTAGAAGAATCTTGGATTACCTTCCCCTAGTAGTTCAACTGAACTAAGCTGTCCAACATAATATGTCATAATTTATTCCTTATGTAATTGATACATAACTCATTACTAGATCTAAACTAGCATCCTGGCTAGCTGTCATAATGATGCTGGTATTAGTACCAATAATTAATTTTTCGCCACCGTTAATAACACGTAAACTTTGATTTGGCGGCACTGGGATGCCCTTGATGTAATGAGCACTGTCACCAGTAGTGAGATTTTCTATAAGAATAGTTGCTAAAATAATACTGTCTGTTAAGTTAGTTAGACTTAGACCAATAACAGTGACACGAGCATTAACAGCCGATGTTAGAGCAGTTGTTGGAGTTGTTCCAAGTTCTGGTATTAAAGAGTTTCCAAATGTGGTTGCCATATTTTATCCAAATGTTAAAACGTATTCAATTGCAATGTTTGTTGCGTCATTAAAGTTAATACCGCCGCCAACACCAGATACACCGGTCCATATTGATCCGTTATAAACTTCAACAAATTCCTGTTCTGTGTTAAAGCGTATCATACCTGCTTCAGTTACACCTGGACGTGTAGAGTCTGTGCCTGATGGAATTACAATTCCGTAAGTTCCTGCAACCTTTACATACCCTGTGCCTGTTTGACTAAATTCAGTTATTGCGCCTGATACTACGTTGGTAATTGTATTATTCTTAATACTTAAATTTCCAACACGTACACTACCGGTGCCAGTTGGTGTTAAATTAATATCACTATCAGTACTTATCGAACTAATAGTATTGCTTTCTATATTTAAGTTACTAGTTTGTAACCGCTCTGCGTATAATTTAGTACTGTCAATAGTAGCCATCAAACTACCATCTGCGTAAAATCTTAAAGTATTATCGTTTGCGCCCGGAGTTAATTCAGCAGTAATATATGTATTGCCGTCTGAATCTGCAACTCCGCTCATAGTTAACCAGAGACCGTTATTATAACCTTCATAGCGTTCAATTTGGTTATTGTAACGAATCATACCATTTACAGGTGTGCCTGGTCGTTGGCTGTTGTCTCCGACTGGAAGTTTTAAACTTTGATTACTGTCAATTGTAACAATGCCAGTTCCTTGCGGAGTTAGCACAATGTCTGAATTTGTTACAGTGCTTTTAATTACATTGTCTTCAACTTTTAAGCCTTCAATTACAACATTGCCAGTGCCGTTTGCACTTAATTGTAAATCAGTTCCAGCAGTTCTAGTTGTAATGGTACTACCACTAATTTCAATATTAGGTAATCTTAAGTATCCTGTTCCTGTTATGTTGCCAGTAACCTCAGTATTACCACTAGTAGTAAAATTACCAGTTTGATTAATGTCGCCTGTTTGAGTAACAGTGCCAGTAATACTAGTATTCTTTAAATATGTTGTTCCTGTAGTAACTGTTAAATCAGTTGTAACAGTTAAATTTTGATCTATTTGTACATTGTTACTTGGGATTGAAATTATTCCACTACCGTTAGCTTGTAATGTTAAATTATCATTACCCACAGTAGTTTGAATAGTGTTACTATCAATTACAAGTCCGTCAATTTCTGCTCTGCTTAGGAATACGTTATTCCAACGTAACGGAGTTACTCCGCCTTGCCCTAAGTTATAAGTTGCTGTTGTCGCAGGTACTAGGTTACTGCTGATTCCACCGACAAAATTAATTGTATCTGTACTAGCATCACCAATAGTAATATTGCCGCCTAGCGTAATATCGCCTGTAACATCTAAGTTACCAGTAATGAATGTATTATTCTGTAGATTAATTGTACCGCTGGCCGCAGTTACATTAACATCACCGGTTAAACTTTCAATAGTATTACCACTAATACGCATATTTCCAGTGTCAATACCATCTGCTGAAATTATTGTAGTGTTTATACCATCAGTAAAGGTAACGCCTGCTGGAGTTGTTATTGTTAATAGTTCGCCGTTGAATAATACTTCGCCAGTTTTTTGATTTACAAAAAACGCATCGCCTACACTAAAATTACCTTCATTATCTACAGACGTTCTGTAGATACGTGCGCCATTAAGTTCAACTACTTCATTAGCCGCAATTCTATCGTTAGGATCGTTAGTTGTTAATTTGCCGGTGCCTACATAAGCAAAGTTTTGTGATATTAAGTAACCAATAACTCCTGGGCCGTCACCGTATGCGCCGTATGTTCCGTATACGTTAGCACTACCAATAGCACGAATCTCAGCACCAAAGTCTGAGTAGTCTGCAAACTGTATTAAACTTGCTGTTCCTAATGCACTTGTTCTTAAATCTTGTAAAGTTACACCGTCGTCAACAAATGTTGTTGAATTGTTTGCGCCGTTAAAGTGTAATAACAATACTGTTGATAAGTCGCCTGCAAGTGGCGCTGTTGGAACTGTTACTGAAGTTGTGTATTTTGCTACACCTTTAACAACACGAACTTCATCAATGTATCCTGTACTTGGTGCTCCGTCAGTCCAGCTTGCCCCCATTCTAACTGGTCGTGCTGGATAGTTAGTAGTGTCTGCCCATGTTGTTGGTGTTAAAGTTCCGTTGACTGCTAATTTGGTGACGCCGCCAACTCTAAATAGTGCTATGTGATTAAATGCGCCTGCTGAACAAGCCACAGATGAAGTTATTCTATAGGCGTTGCTAACAAATAATCGAATGTTACCAGCAGTATTCATTTCCAAATACAGTGCGGTATCGTTACTGGCAGTTCTACAGTCTAGTAAAATTTGTTGTGTTCCGAGCGCAGTTGGTCTCCAGAAAAACTCAAAAGTAAAATCTCCAGTGCCGTATTCAAAATCTGGTTGTGAAGATATAGTAATATAGTCTCCAACACCATCTAAAACTAAACTTGCTGTGCCAAATTTCTTTTGCGCTATTGATAATTTAGCATCGCCTTGGGCGTATACTGTTTTACCTACACGGTCTGTGATTGTTTCAAAGCCTAATTCGCGTCCTGTTAGGTTAACATAATCGCCATCAATACTAGCAATAGTTCCTGTACCTAATACTGTTGTTCCGTCAGTATCGTAGTAGTTTACAGTATTACCAACTGCCCACGTACCTGTACGAGTTTCAATACGTAAGCGTGTTAAACCTGCGCCAGCAAAACCGCTGGCGCTTGAATAAGCGTATAACCCTTTATCAGCAAAGTAAGTAAATGAGTTCAACCACTCGATACGTACACCGTTAGTTGCTACAATGGTTTCTTGGTTTGGTGTAAAGAACGTACAGCTATGAAACAACATAGCCGCTTCTCTGCTTAGTATATTAGCTACACTACCGTCTATTAACGCACCTTTACCAGCATCGTTTTGATCAAAGCCGTACGGGTCTCCGGCACTAGTTACGCTTCCGCGAGTTAGTACTGTTATATTTCTAATATACGGACTACGAGTAGATACTGTAAAAGATGGAGCAAAACGGAATCCATATCCTGTATTGTTTCCGCTGTTAAATCTAAATCCAGTTACTGTTAGTTCTTCAACAGTAGTTTCTCCATTCATTAAGAACGCATCTTTATCAACGGTTCCAACTGTAGGCTGAATAGTTACGGCACGTAGTCCGGCGCCTTTAACAGTAACGCCAACTGGTACAGTTAATGGAAATATTTCAGAATACGTACCTGGATAAATGTAAACAGTGTCGCCCGGTGATGTCAAACTTAACGCATACTTAACTGTTAATACTGGGTCGTGTTCATGCTCACCTGAATTGGTGTCGCTGCCATTTTCAGCAACATAATAGATATTGCCTTGAGTAGATACTACGTTGATACTACTTACTGTAATTGTATCTGCTGTAAAATCTGTAGCAAATATCTCTTTAGCGTAAGTGTTGCGCCATCTTTTACCAAAATTACCTGGAGTAATTTCAACTGCTGGATTACTACCTAGGTCGTATGTTTCAGTAATATCTGGAATAATATTACTAGTAATGTCAGCATTAAATGTAATGCTGTCAGTGTCAGCGTCACCTAGTGTTAAGTTGCCGTCTGCTGTAATAGTTCCGGTTGCGTGTAAATTGCCGTTAACTAACACATTGCTGTTGATGTTTACTTCGCCGATGCCGGTAGTATTGATTTCTAAGTCACTATCAGTTACAGTTGTTTCAATAATGTTTGACGATATTCTTAAATTGTCGTCGACTAAAATTTTAGCTTGATAGATAACAGCATTAGCGCCAGCGGGCTCTAAGCTAATTATTGAATTTGAACTTGATATTTTGTTACCAAATATTGTAATCTCAGCTATGTCAGCTTGATTGGTAACTTCTAAATCTGTGGTACGTGTTGTACCGTTGATTCCTAATTGGTAGTCGTCGAGGGCTGTTGGGGTTGTCTTTACGCCGACTTTACCATTAATAACATCTAAATATAAAAGGTCGGTCTCAAAAGCCAGATCAACCCCGTCACGAAGCAGATTTGCTTTTAAGAGCGGACCGGTAATACGACCAACAGCCATTTGCGCTCCTGAATACACCGAGTTTCACGGATAACCACTTTTTCAGCTTTCGCTCTATGCGGGTTTACCACAGGTTAATCATACAGTGGATTGGTCGTCCCTTGTAATCATTAGTATTTAGCTGTTTTGGTTTTTTACCCTAGGATCAGGGTCCAAAGTTCAAGAACGTCAAGAACATCTTCAGCGGAAACTGTTGCATTATTTCCTACAGCACTGATCCATTGGGTGCCATTGAAGATTTCTAGAACTCCGGCTGCTTGTGTATTATATCGAAGTTCTCCAAGATCAGGAGTTCCTCGTCTACTGCTCTCATTTCCTGTAGGAACTACAAGGCCGCCGCTACCTGAAAATTTAATATAACCAGTGCCAGTCGTATTCAAATCTAACGAAGTGTTTAATGAATTTACAATATAATTTTGGCTGATTGGTAATCCGTTTAACACTGTATTTCCAACGCCGTCTGGAGAGAATGTTAAATCATTTCCAGAAACTTTATTTGATAACGTATTCCCTGTCAGTCGAACATTGCCTGCTTCAAAAATATCAGAATTAAGAGATGTGCTGTTTAATGTAGTTTTAACAACATTATTAATTCCAAAATAGATAGTATTATCAGTTGCTCCGGTTGTTATATATGTGTTTCTATCTGAATCGTATAAGCCATTAAAGCTAATCAACCCAGTACCAGCACCACCTTCGTATAAATTTGTTAAATTGTTATAACGTATTTCGCCTGCTGCAATAGTTCTTGTAGTTGTATTTCCAACTGGGATTTTTGCCGCATTTGTTCCTGTAATTGTTACACTTCCAGTACCGTTAGGTTGAAGTATAACACTTCGCTGTGTATCGGTTGTTGGACTAGCCCACACGTTACTAATAGTAGATCCGTCAATTTTTAAACGTTGATCGAGAACAACAGCGCCAGTTGTTGCGCCAGTTAATGTTAAATCACTGTCAGTTGCCGTAACACTGATTTCACTATTTTGCAGTTTGATATCTGGAACCGCAAAATACGAACTGCCTGTAATTTCGATATTAGTATTAGCGAACAGTCCAGTAATATATGCGTTACTGCTACCAATTTGATCCCAATCGCCTGTTTGAGTTATTGTTCCTGTTAGCTCAGTATCTTGTAAACTGCTAACACCGTTTACAGTTAATGTATTGCCAACTATTAAATCGTTAGCAATCGTCACATCCGTATTTGTAACTTGTACTTGCCCAGTGCCGGCAGCTGAAAGAACTAGATTTGTATCAGTAGTTAAAGTCGAAACAGTATTAGATGATAGTTGTGTAACATTGTCAACATTTAATAAAGTTGCAAATAGTGTGTTCCATCGTGTAGTATCTGTACCTAGAGAGAACGGGCCGCCAACATCGTCTGGAACTAAATCTTGTGTTAAGTTAGAAAATACTGTGATAGTATCTGTTGATTGATTGCCAAGAAATAAATTGCCATCAACATTAATATTTGAGGAAACTGTAGTATTTCCTGTAACGAATACATTGGTATTTAGGTAAGTCGATCCTGAGCTGGCTAGAAAGTTAACTGGGCCTAATAAGCTATCAATATTATTATCGTATATTCTAATATTTCCAGTTTGAACTATGTTTCTATCAACATACGACGGGCTAGTTCCACCTTCTACACTAATAGCTCCTAATGGATTAAATGTAATTGACTGTGCGTTAAACGCAATCGCGCCAGTTTCCTGATTTACATAAAAAACATCACCTACTCTAAAGTCGCCTTTATGATCAACACTTTCATAATAAATTCGGCCATTGTTAGATTCTACTACTTCAAATGCTTGTATTGCCTGTGATGGATCATTAGTGCTAACTATTCCTGAACCAATATAACCAAAATTGTGGCCAATCAAGTAACCTAAAGTGTTTGCGCCGTCTGCTACTGCGCCGTAAGTTCCGTATACGTTTGCGCTGTTAATACTACGAATTTCTGCCCCATAGCGAGTTATTGTACCAATGCCTGGGGCAGAAAAAATAGGAATACCAACACCTGCTACCAATGACGTTGTGACATATATTCTCCACATGTTAGTATTAACAGGATCTTCAATTATATAATCAACAATGTAGATTGTTCCAGCAACATTTATAGTCCAGCCTGGACTAACTGTAGTAATAAAGTCAATTGGTAAATTAGTTTTATACCAAGCTACCCATTTTTCTCCAATCGAGTTGCCGGTCGTGTCCCAAATATCATTTGAAAATACCAATGCTGTGCCAGAGTCTGGATAGAAACTAATAGGTTTAAGCTGGCCAGCCGGATTAAAAGTTGTATCAACAGTCATTCTCCACTCTGTTGGAGACAATGGCTCTGTGGCAATTGATACAACTGTGTAAAATAAAGGAGCTGCAGGATACCTATCAATAACTGCTGTTTGACCTACTAACGAATCTACAAGAACTTGACTATAAAATGATTTGGACAGAGTCACGCTGTTACTAGATAACGAAATCCCAGTAGGGTTTGGGCCAACAGTGATAGCTGTAGGAGCAGTGCCGCCTGGTGCGTCAAATCCTAGAGTGCCTTCAGTTAAGTAGATACCGCGATAAGCAAAGTATGTAAATGAATTCAACCACTCGACACGGGCGCCGTTGGTAGCTGTAATTCCATCTGCGTCCGGAACTATCATAGTAACAGCATGGAATAACATGCTTGCTTCTTTGCTGCCACTACTAACAACGCTTCCGTCGACTAGTGCTCCGTTTCCAGGAAATATAGTTGTTGTTGGAGGGCCGCCTATACCGCCGCCGCCTGATATTGGCATTATGGACCTCCTGTTATAATTGTTACATTTTGAATGTAAGGACTTCTAGTTGTAATTGTACAACCAGTAGCAAATCTAAAACCGTACCCGGTGTCAGTCAGTGAATTATATAAAAAATCTTTAATAGTTAAAAACGATACAGTAGTTTCTCCGTTGAGTAAGAAAGCATCTTTATCAATTGTTTCAATAGTTGGCTGTATATTTACAGCACGTATACTTGTGCCGCGTACACTAACTCCTTGCGGAACAGTTAGTGGAAATTCTTCTTCGTATGTTCCTGGAAATATAACAACTTCATCTCCAGAAACTGCTTGACTTAACGCATACTTTACAGTTCTATACGTTGCGTGATCGTGTGCTCCAATGTTGCCATCGCTGCCATTAACACTAACATATAATGTTTTATTAATTAAGGTAGATAAATTAATATTGTTAACTATAAGATTGCCACTAATAGTAGCTGATGTTGCTAATATATTTTTGCTATAAAGAGAATTCCAACGTTTAAGACTAGTGCCTAAATCGTAAGTTTCATTCAAATCTGGAACAATATGACTAGCAATGTCGGCACTAAATGTTAGACTGTCTAAATTATTATTACCAAATGTGATTGATCCGTCAAATGTTATATCACCGGTAGCGTGTAAGTCGCCGTCAATATTGACTTGGGTAGTTGTAAACACAACGCGGCCGGCACCGTTAGGATTAAGATTAATATCACTACCATTAGTGACATTTTCAACAGCGTTTGTTGTAAATTTAAAATTAACAGTATCGAATCGAAGACCTTTTACAGTTGGGTCTGTTGTTTGATCGGGCTCGATAGTAATCGCACTAACTAAGTTTTGAATACGGTTAGTACTAATGTAAAAATTAGGAGTTTCTAAATGAGTGTCAACTACTAGGTTAGTAGTTAATGTTTTACCTAAAACAGTTAGCGCATTATTTGTAGAATCGGTATTGATTCCAATCTGTCGTGCGCCAACATTTAAAAATAAAACTGGATCGCTAAGATCATTATTTTTAAATGTAAGGTCGTCGTCGCGTCTTAGATTTTCCGCAAGTAGCGTACCACTAATTCTACCTAGTTCTAAACCCATGGCGATTCCTTAGGGTTATTGATCAAACCCGTGTAATACTGTAACTGGTTCAGTTGTTCCTGATGTTACTCCTGGAACAGCACCTTGAAACTGGAGGTATTTTGTGCCAGTAGTATATGGGCCTAATGCTCCGGCTCCAATGGTAATATCTGCGCCATCAATAACTACATAATTAGTATTGGCCAGTTGAATTACATTACCCACTATCACAATAATATTTTTAGCCATTTGGCTGACATCCCAAGTTACACCGTTAGCAACAATTGATGATGGTTGCGGACTTAATGGGAATACTGTATTAACGCCGTCACCTGTGCCTGCTGGCTGTACTGTGATACCGTTAGACTCTCTGTAACGTAATGCTCGCCAAGTGGCTGCTCCGCCTGTGCCTTGGAATACTTCAATGTCATTTGTAGAAGTATTATATCGTATCATACCTATTACACCTGTTACTGCTGAACTGCTCTTAGGTAAAGTCATCACAGTGCTATCAGCTACTGTAAAATTATTACTAGTATCCAATGCTACGCGACTATCGTAAATTGCTCTACGATTAAGTGTAAGAGTTTTTAAAAATCGCATTCTTATACCACCAATACACTTACTGTAGCTGTTAAACCAGTGCCACTTCCTACAGCAACTAATGTATCTGTTGCTCCAAGAACTACTTTTTCTTGGTCAAAACTCACAGTGTCTCCTGCTGGTACTATTAGTGCGTTTACAATCATACTGGTTGTGCCTGCTGTGGTTTGAGTTCCTGTTCCGTCTTTGCCTAAGGCAAATATAGTTAAAGTTCTATCCGTTACGCCAGTATTACAAACAATAATAGTAGTTACTGCTCGCTCTACAGCAGAGCCTGACACTAATGTAGTATTTGTTGCTAAAATTTCTGTGTTGTAAATTGCCATATTCTTTCCTTAAAATAGTATGCTAAACAATAAGGCTCTATTCTTAGCCACTAGTTCGTCAGTATTTAAATTGTTTGTAAAATAGATTCCAGTATCTCCTGGAGTGTATGTTGATGCTCCAACATTTGAATAAATTCTGCTGGACCCGCCAGTTGCGCTAGGTGCCACTGAACGCTCATCTAAGTTTAAATAACCGTCTATATATACATGATTGTTTAGTGATGTTAATACTAAATCCGCCGCGGTTGAATTACGAATAGTGTCGCCAAATATGTTAACATTATCAACGTCTAAACCGGCTGCTGTAACTTGAGCACGTTGTTGTAGAACACCTGTTGTTTTAACATAAAATCTAACACTAGATATACCTGCTTCAACTGAAGTGTCTTGTAAACCCACAGGAGAAGTAACTGGATAAACTATTTTGTCAACTATAGCAGAACCGCCACTAGCGTAAACATAATCACTTACATATTTTCTATTTGGAATATCATCGTCGTCTAGTACACGATCTTCATAGTCTGTAGAATTAATCACGCGAAGTGTGCCTGCGCCACTTTGCATGTCGAATTGAAGATTGCTAGTTGGATCTGTAGCAATAGTTCCTACTACAATATTTGATAATGTGCCTACACCTACGTCGGTAATAGTTTGAAATCTAAATTTATCAACTGCTTCATCCCAAACTAACTGAGCGTCATCTAAACTGCCCCGATCAATTTGAAGTCCTGACGTAACTTCTGTTACGCCAGTACCCGTTTCACCTTTGTTCAATAAGATAATATTATCTTCAATAGTCAAGTTAGCTGTGTCGATAGTCGTAGTAGTACCTTGGACTTCTAAGTTGCCAGTTACATAAACTGTGCCAACGTTAGATCCAGTGTCTAGTGTTATATTACCACCAGACTGTACTTTAAGACGATAATCGCTTTGACTAACTTTAACTATTTTAGACATTTATAAATCCTAATTATTGATTGCTAATAGTAACAGTATCGTCTACTATAGCAGATCCAAATGTCCACTTAGCGCCGGTGCCGCTAGCAAATTGTGTTCCAGCAGAGCTTGATCCACCGTGAGCGTTTGCTGTTGGAACTAGTACTGCTTGACGAGCTGTTAATTTAGCAACAAGATATGTGCCTCCAGCACTGTCTGTAGCCATAATACTCATTTCGCCTTCGCCTTTAGTTTCAGTTGTAACTAGTTTGAAAATGCTAGTAGCTTGGCTTGTTTGTACTTTGTAACGACGTGTACTAACTTGTTTGATAACGTCACCAGTTAAAATTTCTGCGTCGCCTGAACCGTATTGTGTTTCAGCTTTAATACCGTTTTGACGAGCAGATGCGCCAGAAGTCATTGTTGCTGTTAGTACAACAGTACCTGTACCAGCGCCACCTAATGCTTGTAGGGCCGCGCCACTGATTGTTACTGCTGTTAAATAACCAGATCCTGGTGTAACTACAGCAACAGATGCAGTGTCTTCTGTTAACATTGTTAATGTTAATGTTGGTTTTACCCCGCCGGTAATACCTGGAGCACTGATTACTGATGCTGGAATATCATAAGTGCCTAGAGTTTTGCCGGCAAACGTACCAGTAACTGCTACGCTAGCTGTACTTTCGCCGCCAACACCTGCTGTACCAAAATCTTGATAGTTTGTGTTAGCGAAATATTTTTTATTTAAAGGACGTCCCATTTTGATTTCTCCTTAAGAAAAACGGCGTTCTAGGCCGTACGCGGTGGGTTACCGCATAAAATCCACACCATGCGGATCATTACTATGTATTTAGCTCTCAATAAAAAAGGACCCGAAGGTCCTTTTTATTTGTAACTTTAAGTAACGGATTACTTGAAAGAAACGTTGCTGATAGACACTTTACCTAAGTAATCAGCTGCATTACCTAGAGAAGATGCTGTGTTTGTCAACTCAACATAACCATAACGTGTCATGAATGATACGACTGGTTCGAATGTTGATGGATCTAAAACAACGCCACTGCTCATCAATGGAATGTATGGGCAATAGAACGCGGCTGCGTCAGATTCGCTAGAACCTTTGTAACCGATTAGAACATCTGTACTGTCTGTTGCGTATGTGTTAACATAAATCTTCATAGCACCGTTCAATGTACCAACAAACTTGGTGTTTGTAGGAGCTTCGAAAACGCCTTCTGTTGTACGAGCAAATGCGCTAGTAGTAGCAGACTGAAGAATTGTTAAAGCAAATGGACTTACTACAGCCCAGTTACCAGCACCACGACGTGTACGCTGAGCGATCAAGTTAGATACACGATTGATCTGAACAGCTAATGCAGCGTGTTCGTCACCAACGAATGTAGCTGTACCTGAAACAGCGTTTTGGTCATAAGACTCAACAGCACTACCAGCCAATGATGCTAGGCTAGCTAGGATCTCTTGGTCGATTTCAGCTGTAATTTCTTGTGCTAGAGCAGCCATGATTTCTGCTTCGATGTCAATACCTTGTTGGGCTTGTGCATCTTGAGCAGCCTCAAATGTCCAACGAGCAGACAATTTACGAGTCTTGGCTTCAACTGTCTGTTTCAAGATTTGAATAGACATTTTCTTACCTGCTGCACCTTCAAGCGTTGCTGTGGATGCTGCACGTGCTACGGCTGCATCATTACCTGAATAAGCCTCAGCAATTTTGAATGGGCTTAGTGCCTCTTCACCAGCAGTAACGCCAGTACCGCTGTCTGCGTAACGCACACGTAAGGTATGGATTTGACCAACTGGTCCAGTCATTGGTTGTACACCTACCAACTCGTTAGCGATAACTGTTGGCATAACACGGCGGATTACTGGAAGAATCACGCGGTTTAAAGTTGCGACGTTGCCGGCAGAAGTGGCACCAGCTGTAGCAGATTCTTGAAGATAACGTTTAGTATTCTCAAGAGTCACACCCATTACTGATTTTTTAGTGCCTGATAAGCCTTCTAATAGGGCTTCTTTTGTTTCTGCCCAACGGCCATTAAGTAGTTCTGACATTTAATTTCTCCTTAAAATTTTAGTCCAGCAAGGCGACGGATATCAATGATGTTGCCATCTTCCTCGCTGCTACGGTTGCTGTTGGAAACTTTGTTTCCTGTAATTTCTTTAGCCTCTACTAGTGCCTGTTTCTTCTGCGGAGCTTTACCAGCGATAACTGCTGGGAGATACTTGTCAAAACTTTCTACAAGTTTTGAGGTTTTCACACTCTCCATTAACTCACCCATGATTTCTTTTTGCTCTGTGTTTAACGGAGACAATAGTTCATTCATGATTGTTTTTCTTTGTTGCGATTCTTTTAGTCCCGCAATTTCTGCTTCTTTACTTTCTACGATTTGTTGCGCTTCCTCAATAGCTTGTTTAGCTTCGTGGACCGCCGCATCTTTCATGTCTATGACCTTGAGTAATTTTGCAGTTTCTGATTTCTCGTTTAGGTAGCTAGCTTGATATTCAGAAGCAAAAGCTTCAAATAACTTGCGACCAAAATCTGCGCGACGTGCAGCTTCGATGTCTTCTTTCAATGAAGTTAGTTCAGAACGTAAATTCTGATTAACTACACCTTCAACCATCTTAGCGGCTTTAGCAACAAATTGTTGTTTAACCTGTTTGAGTTCTTCGCGACCTTCGCGAACTAAGCGTACCTTAGTTTCAGCTAAGTCTTGTTTATCTTTATAAAACTCTGCGATTTCTTGAGCTAGAGCCTCTACTACGAAAGTTTCTAATGTGCCAAATTTCTCAGCCATAGCAACTTGATCTTCATGTAACTCTTTAACTTCAGCTGATAGTTGACGTGTTACGAATTCCTTCATAACGCCAGCATCTGCTTTCATTTTTTGAGCGTACTTGACTTTCATTTCTGCTAATGACTTACGATCGTCGGCAAATTCAACAAGTTCTTGTGATAATTGGTCAGTGATCATACGATCAACTGCTTCAATCATTGTGTTCTTGTCGTGCTCATATTTTTGAGCAAATTCTTCGCGTAATTGTTCAGCTACCTGAGTGCGATTCTCGTTGATCTTCGCGTCCCATGCTTGCTGAATTGACTCTTGGATCTCTTCAGAAATCACATTGTTTTCAAATAATTGTTTAATTGCATCCAACATGTGATTCTCCTTTTATTGGAGTTTGCTTATTACGGATAATAAGCTCTCTTTGAGATATTTCTGTGCTTTAGGATCACCCTTAACCTCTTGCGCTATGCGTAAGGCATTAAAACCACCACGACTGTTCATCAGGTGTTCATAAATTGGTGTTGGGTATGCTCCAGGAGCACTAGGTTGAGCTACCATATCTACTGTGATAATCTCAAAATCTGATACTTCACCGGAGCCGTCTTCTTTGACATTTCCGGATCCGCGACTTGAAACGCCTAACTTAACTCCGCTTTCCAGCATTGTTTTAATTAGTTGTCCCATAGGTGTTGGAAGTATTTTCAACTTCCCGTAACCGTTTGGACCGTCCATCCACATATTTGTAATCATGTGTGATACACGGTCCAGGTTAATTTTTAGATCATCTGGATGATCCACTTCTCCGAGAACTGAATAGCCGTTTTGAATCTGATCGTTAAGGGTTTTGACAGCCTTGCCAATCTCATTTACAGGGTAGACACGCTGATTAGCGTTGCGTATACCGCCTTGGATACAAATCCCAGACATGTATAAGCTCTTCCCATCTTTGTCATCAGACTCAACGACCATTTTTGCTTCGTTGAAACTGAGATTCTCTCGGAGGTATAAAGACATATTTTTAATAGTCTCGTTTAATTACTTGCCACCGACAATACTTTTCTTATTGTCAGCTTGTTCACGTGAACCTTTCTTCTCAGCACCATGACCTGGTTCAGTTTTCTTGAACGCTGTCTTGCCTGCTTTTCCGCCTGGAACATTAATGTTACCAGCGTTTTGTAATGTAGTTGATGTCTTAGCTAAACCACCGTCAGCGCCGCCGCTTGTTGTGCTAAAAGACTTAGCAATGTTAGCAGTTGTGCCACCCATGTTGTTTGACTTAGCTACGATTGACTTAGCGTTTGCGCCGTTGTCACCGTGCTTTGGCAAAGCAACTTTTTGTGTGTATTCCATCATACGCTCTAATTCGTCTTGTTCGTCACCCATTTCTGGTGCGCCCATTGCGTCCATGCCGCCCATGTCGTCGCCGCCCATTTCTGGCTCAGCACCCATTTCTGGCTCATTGCCTTCATCGGCCATTAACTGTTCAAATTCTGCTTTTAATTCTTCTAGTGCGTCTTCTAGATCCATGATGCGAGCTTCTTGGTCGCCTTCACCTTCTTCGCTTTCACCGTCCATATCACCTTCTTCTTCACCTTCGTCGTCTGTGACGTCGTCGATAAAGTCGTCAGTAGCATCGCCACCAACGTCGTCTGATTCTTCGCTATCGTCAGCTTCTTCGCTGTCGTCAGCTGGCTCTTCTTCGCTGTCGTCAGCTTTTGCGAATGGGTTTTCACCTTCTTCTAAATCAAAGTCTTCAGATAGCAATTCTTCGTAAATTTCGCGAGATTTCGCAACTACGATGTTGTGGAAAATTTCTTGTGCTGTTTCTTGATCTTCGTTGATCAATGCCTCAAGCATGGCTTCAAATTGTGTACGATCAGTCATTTATATCTCCTGTAGTATGATGACAAGGCTGTATTATATTTACACATATATTAAAAATCACTATTAAAACAGCCGTAAAACGACGTCTTTTTAGTGATTTATGTAAATTCAGTTTGTTATTTATGCGGGTGCCGCAGGCATCATGTACATGCTGTGTACAAATGCCATTTCTTTTTCTTGTTCTAGTATGTGCGCTTCGCTTGATTTGCGTAATTGATTTATCTGGCGCAATGTTAAACGTGTTTTACGAGTATCGTCCCTGTGCATAGTAGTCGTGTCGCGATCGGGCTCGTAACGAAAATCGTTACTAACGTTACGAGTATCTGGATCAATGTAAAACAATTCTCTAAGGATCATGATGTATTTATGCTGCCGGTGGTGTAGCTGGTGCCGGAGCAACCGCTGTTGGACCTAATCCAAGATCTTCACCGCCCAAGTCGTCTTCCATGTCTTCAGGTGGTGAAAAGTCACCTGCGGCGCCTAAGTCGCCTTCGATGCCTGCGGCACTTAGGCCTGCGCTACGTAACTCACCTGCCGCATCTGTGTAAGTTGGCTGACCTTTGCCGTTTTCTTCTGCCCACATGCGTTCGTTTTCTGCCACATCCTCGTCTGTTAAGCCTAGGAAACGTTTTAAAGCAAAACGCTTAGACATATATGGCACTGTTTGAATTGTATTAAATGTGTTAATACGTTCAGCATCCAGCGCACTTTGACGTGTGCTTGCGAAGTTTAATGGTGGATTAAACTTTAATTCAAACAAGTTTGCGTCAATATTCACTCCACGTGAATGCATGTATAACTTAAATTCTTCGTCAAAAACACTAGTAACTAGTGATTGTAAACGTTCACAGTACTTGTTAAAACGTAGTTCTTGAATGTATGCTGTGCCAACGCGACCGTCATTATATGATGCTTGGCTATCATCTGCGCCAGTTGGCAGATAGCTTGATGGAATTCTTAAACCACGGAATAATTTGTTTGTAAAGTATTTTAAATCGTCAATTTCGCCTAGGTTAGTACCGCCTGGCAATGTGTCAACTTTACTACCACGACCGTCTGCCGTCATAGGAAAGAAGTAATCTTCGTTGATGCTTAATGGATTGTAAGCAGAGTCAATAACGTTTTGTCCACCGCCTGTTTGGCTTGGAATACGACGTTGATGTATTTCGTTTTTAACACGTTCTACGAATGCCATAGCCATGTGACTTGGCATATTACCTACGTCAATGTGAAAAATTCTACGTTCAGGAGCACGTTGTATACGATAGATTAAGATAGCATCTTCAAGCAGTTCTTTCTGCTTATAAACTTTAAAAATGTTTTCAAGTAAGCTGTTACCAAACGGATAGTTATTGTCTAATCCTTCGCTAACACTTAGGTGTATCACGTGTTCTGCGCCCACTGCGTGTTCTGATTCTGTTGTACCAAAACGACTGCTGTTACCGCCAGCATATGGACTTTGTGCGCCTTTGCTTGCTTGGCCAGCGCCAAGATAACCACCAGAGCCACTCAGGCCACCGCTACCTTGTCTTGGATTAATATTAGGAGTAATCTGTGTTGCTACTAGATCCATAAGGTTAGGAGCAATGTCTTTGATCACATACTGTTCTGGCTTTTTGCCATCACTTTCATTTACAATAATCTTTGTAACTTTACTTGGATCAACGTAAGTCCACTTTTGTGTTTCTGGATCACGGATGAAGAAAGCATCGCCAAATTTAAACACATTACGTAATATACGAAAAATTCGTGTGTCAAACTTTTGTAGTTTAGTCCACTGTTGTAGGTACTCGCCTAAGATTTTAATCTCGGTGTTGGTAGCTTTGTGGCGCCATTGTACACTGAAAGGTGTCTTACCGTCTTTGTTTTTTTGTGTACAAAATTCTGCTAAAATGTCTAATGCGGCATTAACTTCTGGATCACTGTCCATAACTTCGTATTGCTGATAACGCTCAACACGATTTGGACTGCCGGTATAAACATCAGGTAGATAACTGGAATAGTTTGTTTTAGCAGGACCAGCTTTAGCTGATGCTATTCCGTTAATCGGACTAACGTTACCGCCAACAGGTACTGGTGTAAAATATTTTTTCCAACTCATTTATTATCCTTAGGCAAGTATGTTGCCGCCGGAAGTTCTAACAGCTTTAACATTAGCTGATGACCCTTCGACAACCGCCGTAATTAGTTCTCTCACTTGTGTATTTAACAGTTGAACGTGCTTAATCAGCTCATTACTGGCAGTATTATCCTGTGGCATTTGTGGTAATTGTTTTGGCAACGCCGCTGTTACGCGACTCATTGCTTCTTCTAACTGCCCGGCTGTTAGCGTACTGCTTTTCAAATCTGCTATCTTACTGCGCATTTCAGATTGTAAACTACTTGTGGCATTGCGTAAATCTGTATCTGCTTCGCCAAACAAACTTCTTAAGTTTTTATTAGATAATAAATTACTATCTTTAT